GGAGCTACTGTATATACAATAGAAGTATCATCTCCAAAATTAGCATTTCCTGGTAATATAGCCATTATAGTATCACCACATAACGTTTGCACTACTGCTCCTCCGTCAGCTCCACCATAACATGATCCACACAAACCATCTCCAAATGAATCAAATAAGGTAAATTCTATAACTGTCCCATCTGGTATACATACTTCAGTGATTACTGGTACACCTGGTACAGAATAAGCTGGTGATGTAGCTAATACAGTTCCTGTTGTATCTGCTATTTCCCAAGACGTTTCTCCCGGATATGTATCTGGCATTATTGATACTACTATATTAGACTCTCCTGTTGCACAATTAGCTGGGGGCATTTGACATGTCCCGTCATCAGAGTTTGCCCAAGGATTATAGTTTAAAGCAAGCGGATCAGTACATCCTGGTATACAATCTGCTGTTGTTATAGTTAACGTATCCGTTAAGCTTGAGTCAGCAAGCATACCTAAGAAATAATATGTAGTATTATTTTGAGAGTTACTGTATAATAAACCTGTATTAGAAAAGTTTGCTGGATAATTATACCAGGTATTACCTAGTGTATTTATATCTGTTGTTCTAGTATAAGCTAGCATTCTGCAGTTAGGATTAGCCATGTTTGACCACTTATAGTGAACTTTGTTTTGTGCACCATCACAATAGTTTATAACATAAAATGTATCTAAACCTGCACAAAGAGGATAGATACATGAACCGTCATCAAATGATGCCGTTGAGTCATAGTTTACTGCAATAGGGTCTAAACACCCTCCGCTTGGTGGTGCACACGGTAATATGTTTACTGTAGTATCTCTTAAATAGAAGGAGCCTAATACAGGATCCCAATCTATAATCAATCCTTGACAAGTATTTGACATCTTAAAGCTAGCTGGATTTTGAGATACCCAACCATCACCATAAGAATCATTCAGTTGTATTGTATAAGAACCTGACTGAAGAGTTATTGTAGTGTCTAAATATTCATATGCAATTGTAGGTTGATAGAAGAACTGTTGTTGTCCTGAGCTATCGTTAACCATAAGAAAGTTAGACTCTGATGGTGCATAGAAATCAAACTGCACTTTAAAGTTTACCCAACTGTTTTGTCCAAACAATAGTGCTGGTAATAGTAATAATATTAGTAATAGTTTTTTCATTATTTAGTTTTTATTTTTTCAAAGGTACTAATTCCAAAACAACCCAATGTTACAAAAACAAATGAATTGTAGATAGTATCATTAATTAACAAGTAAGCATCATCTCCTGAATACACAAAACTAGTTATAAGATCTGTTAGAGCAAATAACACCATTATAGCAAAAGATATAAAACCAATTATATTCTTTTCATTTATATCATTCTTATCTTGAAATAATTTCCACATTATTTTATATATAGTATTTTTTATCTGGTTTTTTGTTCTTAACTTTATACCTTTTTGTACAATACCCAGTATCACACCAACCTACACAAACCATGTTGAATGTAAGTTTGCAAATAAGTTTACACATTTTTTCTTTCATAATTAAAAATCACTCATTATTAATTCATCAATATATTCTTGTACCTCTTCTCTTGTTGCTGCCATCTTAAAGCTTACATCAGCTTGAAATCTTTTTACTTCTTCACCGTCTTTAAACACTATAATAGTTGGTACAACTACTATCTTATGTTTAGTCTGAAGCTTAGGTTGTTTAACTATATCAACTTTACTTACATCACAATCATTTAGTTTCTTTAACCATTCAACTTTATTTGCGGCATTCCATTCCGCATTAAAATGAGTAACAACCACTTGACTATAAAGTTGTCCAGCGGTTGCCATAGTTAATAGTAATGTTAATAGTTTACTCATACCATACTCCATATACCTTAACACCTTTAGGTTCACACATCAGAACTTTTTTCTTTATAGGTTTCTCTTTTAATAAGGCTTCATCCCAATACTTAGGATTTTTACTATTTAATTTTCTTTTCTTTGCCATTTTAACATCCTTTGTGAGAACCGTCACATGAACCATCCTCAGCTTTTGTTTTACCACATACACATTGTGCCATAATTTCTAGTTTTTATTAGTTAATACTTATCTTAATTTGTCAATCTTTTCTTCTAATCTTTTCATGTCTTCTTTTATTTCTGACACGTCATCAGCTGTAGTTTGAATAGTTTGTCTAATGAGCTGATCTTTCATATCATATTCCATTCTAGTTACATCTGGTGGAGGAGGTACTGGTAATTCTTTTGCTTCTTCAATATCTGCTTGTAAAGCAAACCACATACCTACTATTGTTGCTATCCCAAAGGCAATACCTATGAGGGTCTTAACACTTATTTTAAAAGATGTATCTTCATTTAACTCTTTGCTCATTTTTTATCAATTGCTCTATGTTCATATGCGGTTCTGCCATTCTTCTTCAATGCTACTGTCAGCTTCTTTCTATTAGGTCTATGAGTTACATAGCTTACATGAATCCAATTAGGGTTATTTTCATCTCCAAACTCCCATACCATTTGATCAAAGTCTAGGTTTTCTCTTATATAGTGATATACCTCAGCATTTGTTTTATATCCAAAAGTGTCATCTATATCCATAGCTTGACCTTTCATATGTTGTGAAGTCTTAGATCCACCAATGGCTGTGTTGACAGGCTCTCCTCTAAACATACTGTTAATCTTTATAGGACCTCCTGCCCATTCTCTTAAAGGTTCAAACACATTCTCTGCAATATCCTTCATACATTTAATTTGATCTTCATTAGGGATATTTTCTAGACCTCTTCTTTCTCCTGTTCTGCTATAGGTTGCTTCCTTCCAGCTTACATGTTTACTTATTCTATTCATTATTTTAAATTTTATGGTACTACTTCATATACTTCCATTGATACTAAAAATCCTGCAGGATGTCTTGTTGCTGTTCCTATAGCCCCTTCTGCATCAAATGTATCATGAACTATTAATTGATCACCTGCTTCCATCCAAGTTCCATTTAAACTTACACCTTTACCAACATATCCTACACCAGCATCTGCAGAATCTGAACCTGCTGGAGCTCCGTCAGCACTGGTTATTGTATACCATAAATCTGTACCGCTTTTATGAGCACGTACAATTCTAGCAACTTTACCACTAGCAACCGTATATATACTAAGAGTTCTTTCTGATGTTCCACCAGTTAGAATAGAGGGATTTAATCTACCCGCAAGAGTGTCTACTTCTATAAATGATAAAGTTGCCATGTTATGGTTCTAAAAAGAATAATACTTTAACTAAACCAAGTAATACACCAGTTGTAATAATCCAAAGAACTCTAGACACTGTACTTTTCCAACGTCTTATCTCGTACATATCCTTAACTAAGGGACCAATATCTTCTCTAAATTGAGTATTTCTATTTACCCTTGATACAAATCCTTGATCTGGATTTAACAAGTGCTCTGTAATAACACCCAATTTAGAATTAATATGATCAATCTTTTCTTCCAAAGTTTCAATCTTTAGTTTCATAATGTGCAGTTCTTCATTAACCGTATATTCTCTATTAGCCATTATTCTGCCGGTCTTTCTTCTCCTTCTTTACACCAAGGACAATTTTCCAAACACTCTTTTTGACTAGTATATTGTAGATCTGCTGCAATTGCTGGATTTTCACTACCAGTAACAACTCTACATTTACCACCACCTGTTACAGTTTCTCTTTTTCTTTCACCTTTATACTTTCCTTCTTCTTCTACAGATTTATCATCTTTATATTTCTCTGCATCATTAGCATCAGGACAAAGAATTTCACAGAACCATTTAGCAGAAGCCCCAGGACCTGCTTGCCCACACTCTGCTTGACAAGCTGCTAGAGTAGCATATGTTCCATTTCCTGTAACTGGATAACACCCTGAGTGTCCACAATTATACATGGTTCTTCTTTGCCCACAACCTGTTTCATTACAAGCTGCTAAAGAACCATATGTACCATTACCATCACCAGGATCAACACATCTTCCATCTACACAATTAAAACTTTCAGCTATAGGTGTAGAACCACCTCCACAAGGCTCATCTAAACAAAGTTGTAAAGTTGCAAAATCACAAGGTGCTTGTCTACACTCTATACAAGAATATTGAGCTCTCTTCATTGTAAGATTATCAATATCAATATTACAACCTGTAGCCAATGCCTGCCCGTTGTCAATAATCATTATGGTAGCTGAAGTTGCTGTAGCTTTATACTGTACAGTTGTATCTCCTATACCGTCAAATCCTCCATTATTATTATTTTCAAGTGTTGCTGCAGTAGTTCCATTAAAAACTTTAATGCTAGCTATTCCTGTTTGGAAATTAGAGTTACATGCTGTAAAGGTTGTAGAAGCACTCACTTTTATATCGTAAGTGTGTCCTATTGTAAGTCCGGTCACTTTTTGAACAATACCTTGTTGATTCGTTAAGTTAACTGAACCACCTGCTGCTGCTGGTGCGCTTTGACCTGTAGGAGCAAATGGATACCAAGTTCCTGCAACCATAGGTAATGCGTCAAGTGCTGCTATTGCTGTAGCAGAGTCTCCTACTTGAGCAGCACCAAATGTAGTAGAGAAATTAACACCATCAGTAATATGATCTGTTGTACTTCCTGATACCATTGTCATATCCTTTATATCTACATAACCTGCAAAATTTAATACTCCACTTACATAACTAGTAGCATGCATAGCACCTCCAGACATTCTTGTTCCTGAGTCACTAACATCTACAGAAGTTCCCATCATACAACCTTTTTGTATACCATAAACAGTTTCACATTGTTGTACCCAAGTTCCATCAATGAGTTTGTAAGCTTTCATATATCCTGAATCTAATCCATTAGGACCGTCATCATTCTTTCTAGATCCAACAACTACTACATCTCCTGCAGCATTAAGTTCACAACCAGTAGCTCCAATTTCTATATTATTGTTTGATAAATAATCTTGACCAGATTGCCCTTGTATGTCGTTTCCTATTTGACTCCAAACCCCACTTCCATTATCTTGGTAAACTTGCACTATACCTTCATTATCAGCTGCTTTACCATTCATAGCAGGATGTCCAATTGCAATTCTATCTCCAGCAGCATTTATACTAACACTATGTCCTGTGTTGTTTTTAAATCCTACATTTCCATTAAGATTTCCGTATGATGCCCAAGCTGAAGATGCATATTTATAAACTGCCCATCCACCGTCACCAGAGTTTCTACCAGGGAATCCTACTACAAGTTTAGTTCCATCATCACTAATACCAAGAGCTCCCATTACAAATGTATCTCCTGTAATAGAAGTAGGGGTTGTAGGTGTTATATCAGCTCCTTGTTGAGCCCATGTTATACCGTTTGAAGTAGTATAAACTTTTACTTCTCCCATGTGATTATTTGTAGTTGGACCACTAAACGCAACTTTATAACCATCTCCACTTAGTGAAACTGAGTATCCTAAACCTGCTAAACTATCTGCTCCTATTTGAAGAGTCATAGTCCAACTTGATCCGGTCCATCTGTATACATATATTTTTCCTTGACCATTGTTATGACCTGGCGCACCTACTGCTATGTAGTTTCCATCTAAATCTATATCAACAGATGAACCAAATTTTGCACCATTTGATTCACCAAATAATGTTTGTCCTTTCTGTACTGGAGTACCTGAAACATATGTATATACTCTAACTGAACCACAATTGCTAGCGGCTGCGTTGTTTTCACTCCAATATTCTCTTTGGAATTTTTCTTTTACACCATGTTCGCCTGCTGAATCTTGAGGACCTGGACCCTCTCCACAATCATGATAAGGAGCCCCAACAACTGTTACAAGCCCGTCTCCAGATATAGCGTGAGCTAATCCTGATTTTTCATTATCTTGTATTCCATCTATTCTAGCTACTGAAGTCATTGTACACGTATCTTCATAAGCTTGCTCACAATTGTATCCTAATACTGGATCAACCCAGTTAACATCAATACATTGAGTTACGGTACATGCATCAGGAAGAAAAGAATCTGTTACTGTTAAACACCATAAACCGCTTTGTGTAGGTGTAAAATCTGGAATAACTGTTGAGGTCGTTCCTGCTGCAATATTAACACCATTAAGAGTCCATTGGTAAGAATAAGCAGGTGTTCCACCGGAAAGACCTACTACAGAAATAGTACCTAACGTAGGTTGTGTTATTAATGTAAAGTTAATAGGGTAGTTACTTATTCCAACAGTATATGTTGCTGTTTCTGTACATCCATTGTCATCTGTTACAACAACCGTATAGCTTCCTGCACTTACACAAGATAGATCTTCTGTATAGTATGGTCCGCCTAATCCTGTCCATAGATAAGTGAATGGTGCTGTTCCACCACTGACAGTTAAGTCAATAGATCCGCAACAATCTCCACATAAATCTTCATCTACAATTACAGCGTCTAAAGTCATACCTGATGCAGTTGAAGTAACTGCGGCAGAACCATTCCATTTACAACCATTAGCGTCTGTTACTTCTAAGTAGTAGGTTCCTGCAGCTAAATTATCAATCACCGGATCAGTTGGACCATTAGTAGTCCCTGAAACAGGAATTGTTCCTGAAGCGTCTACTGTCCAGTAATAACTGTAAGGTGCTGTACCTCCAGTTGGTGTAGCAGAAGTTAAGATTCCTCCTGTTCCGTTACAAGTTACATTAGATGTAACAGTAATACTATTAGTAATACTACCTGCTGCTGCAATCATTATTACTTCCGTGTCTGTACAACCGTTGTCATCAGTAACTACAACTTGATAAGTACCAGGACCAATATTAAGTAGATCAGATGCAGTAGCTGCGTTAGATCCTAAAGACCCTTGAGGTGTTGCTGTTGGTGTTGTCCAAGCATATGTATATGGAGGTGTACCACAAGGTGTATTAGTGCTAACAAATATATCTGTTGTATTGCCTGATTGTAACTGCCCTGTTAATGAGAGATTAGTTATACATCCATTTCCAGTAGCAGAATTACCTGTTGTTTGTATTTCATATACATAACCTGCTCCTTGATCACCTGTAATCACTGTACCTGGAACATCACCGTTATTAAATGGAGCTCCTATTACAAACATATCTCCAGTAGCATTTAACATTCCATCAAAACCAAAGTAATCTCCACCAAATTCTCCTCTTTTTTCATCTGCTACTAAATCCCATGAAGTTGTTCCTGAGTTCCAATCATATACTTTTACAGATCCTGCATCAGCTTGTCCAGTAGCTCCGCTTTCATCAGTAGTTGTTTTTGGAGCAGTTACCAATACTCTATTACCTGCGGTATTAAGTGATACGGCCCAACCTGAATAACCAAAGGCTTCTGGTCCGTCTATATCAGCACCCTTTTGTGTCCAAGCTGATCCTCCCCATTCATAAATTCTTACGTGTCCACTAGACATTCCGTTTATTCCATCATTCTTTTCAGCTCCAATAGCTATAATAGTTCCAGCTCCGTTTATATCAACAGAAGTACCAGAGAAATCTTCTGCGGCTTCTCCGTCAACGTCTGCTCCCATCTGTGCCCATGCACTACCATTCCATTGGTAAACTCTTACGTGACCTGAATCATTACCAACTGCATCATCTCCTGGAGCTCCAATTACTACTTCAGATCCATCATCAGATATACCTAAGCTAAAACCAAAATTATCACTACCACTTTCTCCGTTTATAACAGCGCCTTTTAAAGCCCAATCATTAGTACCTGAGTTCCATTCATAGATCTTTACTGCACCTGTATTACCACTAACACCTTTTGCACCAACCGCTATATGTGTACCATCACCTGACATAACAACAGCGTGTCCAAATTGATTATCATCAGCAGCACCGTGTATTGCAGTACCTTTAGGTTCCCATACTCCATAACAAGATCCTGCATTAGTTTCTGTGTAGTAGTAAGCTGTTACTTTACCGTTCTGTGTAAGACCGTTAGAATCAGTAAAAGGACTTCCAATAGCACATAATGATGCATCGTGTGAAATAGATATACTTTCTCTATCTCCTATATTATCTCCAGAAACATCACCGTGAATTGCTGTTGAAGCAGCATAAGCACCACCACTATAAGGGTATGTTGATCCTCCATTACATATTCTATATGTTCTAACAGTTCCTTTTCCTGAATTATTTGCTGGTAACCCTATCATAAATGTCATACCATCTGCTGACATTGCAACCCCTTTACCTGTTAAAGGAGGAGTATTTGAATTATATCCACCAGCAACCTTCATGCCTGATGATTGATCAAACAGTCTTTCCCAAGTTGAAACTGATCCTGCACCAGTTACTCCATCATATTCAACTGCAACATAGACACTAGATTTTGAAGCAACAAATGTAACAGAATGAGTACCTGCTGTTGTTAAAGTACTTGTTCCTGTTAAAGTTTCTTGAGTAAATGCTGAACCACTATCGTACCATGCTGAAAGTTTCCATGTATCTCCAGAAGTAAACGAAGCTGCATCAATAGTTATTGAATATGTATATGTTTGCCCAGGGGTAAGTCCAACAACTAATTGTCCCATATCTGTACCTGGTAAGAAACAAAGTGTATTAGCAGCAGCACCTGCTGTTTGTACAGGAAATGTTCCATTATCACTATATAATTGCCAAACACCTGAACTAAATGGTGCACTCATAAACGCAGATACATTTGTATAATTAGTAACATCCCCCCAAGTTGAAAAGTCTGTAGTTATTTGAAAAGTTTGATTATCATTTACCCAATCGTAAAATGGTCCACCAGATAAAGTGTTTAAGCTAAATCCTCCATTAACTATATATTCTGTAGTTGATCCTGATTGATCACAAGGAATAGGATCAGCAGTTAGTGTAGCATCAAACGTACAATGATCTTTTAGCATGAAAGTACCAGTACAAGTACATCCGTTTGCATCTGTTACTGTATAATCGTATAATCCTGTAGTAGATAATCCTGTTAATGCAAAGTTAGTTGATGTAAATCCACTTGGTCCTGTCCATGCAATAGTATAAGAAGCAGTACCACCACTTGCAGTAACTGTAACTGCTCCATCATTTCCAAGACAGCTCATTTGAGATTGAGAAGTTTTTATACATTGTAATACTGGTGGGTCAGTTAAAGTAACTGGTACAGAACTAGCAATCATTGTAATAAGACCTGTTGTATCATTAGTTGCAAAGTAGTCATATGTATAGTTACCTGAACATAAATCTCCTCCTGAATTTCCAAAAACATGAGGTGAAGGGAAAGAAGCTAAAGGTCCGTGTGTATGAATAGCCGTACCACCAGAATTATATAAAACTAATGTGAATTTTTCTCCTGTAAAAGTTTGTACGGAAGGTGTCCAAGTTATAAATCCGTCACAAGTACTACCTGTATTTTCATTATAACAATCTGGATTTGTAGCAACATGGGTGATTGTTGGCATTGGGTCCATTGGACAAACTATGTCTACATTCTTAGTTACATTACATCCATTAGTATCAGTAGCTGATAAAACGTATACTCCTGAAGTTACACCACTTAACGTACTACCACTAGTTGTGGTGCTTGTTGAATTTTCAGTTATTGTATAAGTATAAGGAGCTGTACCACCAGTTGCAACAAATGAGATAGTTCCATCAGAACCACCTGCACTACAATAAGTTGGTTGGTTTACTGTTTCATTAATTGTAACTGCTGTTGGGTTTACTACCATTGATGAACATGTTTGTGTTCTTGGTGTTCCACTTGAGTCAGTTACAGTAAGCTGCCAGAATTCACCTGGTGTTAATTGTTCTGTTGCACTTGGGCATGAGAACCATGGTCCAGCAACAACATTAGCGCCACCTTGAGTACAAGTAGGTGTACTATTAGCAGGGTGAGATGCAACTTGTACAGAAGCACCACCTGACCATGCAGGTGTACCGGAAATAGAACCACTTGCGCTAATTGTAACAGGATAAGTAGCACTTGCATCCAACATTATGTGCCAGTTTACTTTATCATCTTTACAAGGAGCTTCATTTATACAACACTCAATATCTAAGCTTGAAGGTGTATCTAAATTTATAACTACTTGACAAGTTGTTGAACAACTATCAGAATCTGTAATTGTTACTGAATATGTACCAGGAACAGACACTGCAGCGGTAGCAACGTTTCCAATTGCTGCTGCTCCACCAGGAACAGTCCACGCATAAGTTAATTGGTTACCCCATCCTCCAGTAACGACAGCTGTTACTGATCCGTCTACTAAAGCACCACCTGCAGTATAATAAGGATCTACTCCTGTTACTGTACAAGCAAGAGGAGCTAAAGGTCCTTCTACAATTCCTACACATGTTGCAACTACATCATCTGCAGCATTACCTGCAGTACCGTTATCACTAGTCAATACACAAGTATAAGAACCTGCTGCAAGACTTGATATTGTTTGTGTTGTAGCACCAGTGTTCCATAAGTAAGTAATAGTAGATCCTGCAGCTGCACCTGTAAAGTTAGCTGTTAATGTTCCATTAGTGTCACCATGACAAGCTAATTTAAATTGATCTATTCTACATCCTGCTGGCTCTGGTTCATCATCACCTTGACAAAGGTAACAATCTAAACACCATATTTCTTTATCTGTTAATGCTCTATCAAACTGCATAAATGTTGCAACTTTACCGTCAAGAGGGTTAGTTCCATCATATCCTATCGTACTTACATCATAATTACCAGTTGCAATAAAGGTTGGTCCCCAAGCAAGACCACCTACAAATAATTGACAAACGTCATTTAGTCTTCTAAGTGTTACATTCAACATTTCACATGGTGGTGTAAGACCTGATTGAGGACTAAGAGTTGGTCCTGTTATAGTTTGTGTAACGTTATTAAATTCAACATCTATAGTGGTATCACTAGTTATCGTTACTGAGTCATTGTCAGTACTACTATTCCATAGAGCATGAGTAGTAAATGTTCCTGCAGTTACTGGTATAAATCCAAGAAGTATTGTAAAGTCTTGACCAACTGCATAAGATACCTTTGCAAAAGTAAGTTTATCGTCTGTCCCATCAAACAATAGTGTACTGTCTGCTGAATTCCAAAGAGGTTGATTACCACTTCCTGGCATTGCAGCATCGTTAGTTCCTATTTCATCATTCCAATAAGAAACAGCAGTACCGTTTCCAATAGTTGCTGTATCTGCTGGTAGTGCGTAAGCAGTACCACCTGCTGTTACATTAAACTTTTGTCTTAGCCAATGTTGTATGTTAGGTATTAGATGTGCTGATGACGCACAAGGATCACAATCATTAAGCCAGATCCCCTGGTTAACTGTTCCTGCTATTTGGTTACAATTGATGTGTGTTGAATTTCTTGACATTTCTTTTAATTTTTTATATTGTTCCTACAATTACCACGTTATCTGCAGTTACTTTAAATGAATTAGTAACAAATCTGTTAGTCTCTTTCCCTACTCCTTCAGCAGCATCAAAGTTCACTGTAACTCCTACGGGAATAGTCATTACATTACCACAGTTTTCTAATGTTACGGTACATGTACCAAAATGATTATAAACTGAAAAAGTTCTGAACCTTTCCCCAAATGTTTTAGTTGTATTTGTTGTCCAGGTTATACCAAATGGGACAACAGTGTTAGTTCTTTTATTCGGTGTTACTTGCATGATGTTGAATTTTTATTATTTTTGTATTCTACTTTCTATATATAATATACAAAATCTTTTTAAAAGTAGAAAGCAAAAAGAAAAAAAACAAATATGTTTGATTTATCAATTTATACTACTAAATATAAATATAATTATGTATCTTACATATACACAATTTGCTATTTTAAGCAAGCAATATAAACCCCTCAAAAAAAAATAAGAAATGAAGTTAAACAACAAAATTTTAAGTGACATCACAGTCCACATGAAGTATGCTAAATATCTACCTGAATTAAATAGAAGAGAAACTTGGGAAGAGTTAGTTACAAGAAATAAAAATATGCATATAAAACATTACCCTCATATCAAAGAGGATATTGATAAAGTATATGAGATGGTATACAATAAGCAAATATTACCATCAATGAGATCAATGCAGTTTGGTGGTAAACCAATTGAGATTGCTCCTAATAGAATATATAATTGTGCTTATATGCCTATTGATCATGTTGACTCATTTAGTGAGTGTATGTTTTTGTTGTTAGGTGGAACAGGTGTTGGTTATTCTGTTCAGAATCATCATGTTGCTCAGCTTCCTCCAATAAATAAACCTTATCCAAAAAGAACTAAGAGATACTTGATTGGTGACTCTATTGAAGGTTGGGCTGATTCAGTTAAGGTATTAATGAAGTCTTATCTTAACGGTAGATCCTCCAAGATCATATTTGATTTCTCAGACATTAGACCTAAAGGAGCAAGACTTGTTACATCAGGAGGTAAAGCCCCTGGGCCTCAACCACTTAAGGAATGTTTATTAAAAATTGAAGGTCTTCTTAGCTCTAAAGATGATGGAGATAACCTTTCTGCATTAGAAGTTCATGATATTGTATGCTATATTGCTGATGCTGTATTAGCTGGAGGAATTAGACGTGCTGCTTTAATTAGTCTCTTTAGTGCTCATGATGATGAAATGATTTCTTGTAAAGCTGGTAGTTGGTGGGAAACTAACCCACAAAGAGGTAGAGCTAATAACTCTGCAGTATTAATGAGACATAAAATAACTAAGAAGTTTTTTATGGATCTATGGGATAGAGTTGAGAAAAGCGGTGCAGGTGAGCCAGGTATCTATCTAAATAATGATAAGGACTGGGGTACTAATCCTTGTTGTGAAATAGCTTTACGTCCTTATCAATTCTGTAATCTGTGTGAGGTTAATGTTTCAGATATAGAATCCCAAGAGGAATTAAATAAGAGAGTTAAGGGTGCTGCTTTTATTGGTACACTTCAAGCAGGTTATACTAACTTCCATTACTTGAGGGAGATATGGCAAAAGACTACTGAAAAAGATGCTTTAATTGGTGTATCAATGACAGGTATTGGTAGTGGTAAAGTCTTAAAGCTTGACATGTCTGAGGCAGCGTCATTTGTTAAAAGAGAGAATACAAGAATTGCAAAAAAGATAGGTGTTAATAAAGCGGCTAGAACAACTTGTGTAAAACCGGCTGGAACAACTTCTCTAACTCTTGGTACTTCTTCTGGCATTCATGCTTGGCATAATGAGTTTTACATTAGAAGGTTGCGTGTAGGAAAGAATGAGTCAATCTATAATTACTTATCTGAAAAGCATCCTAGATTAATAGAAGATGATTACTTTAGACCACATGATACAGCAATAATATCTATACCTCAAGCAGCTCCAGAAGGTTCAATAATAAGAACAGAGTCTCCGTTTGATTTACTAGAAAGAGTTAAGAAGGTTGCTACTGAATGGGTAGCTTCCGGTCATAGAAATGGATCAAATACTCATAATGTTTCTGCAACAATTTCACTTAAAGAAAATGAATGGGAGGCAGCTGGTGAATGGATGTGGATAAATAGAAATTCATACAACGGTTTATCAGTATTACCATATGATGGTGGGTCATATACTCAAGCTCCGTTTGAAGATATAACAGAAAAAGAGTATGAAGAATTATTAAAGCACCTTGTTAATGTGGATCTATCTCAAGTTGTAGAGTTAGAAGATAACACAGATCTTAAAGGTGAGTTGGCTTGTGCTGGTGGTAGCTGTGAAATTACATAGTACCTAGAACAAACACAACAACCATAAGAACAATGTAAATAGCTGGGGTTATATCTATACGTTTCATATAAACAATATAGAAATTATAATCCCAGTTTATGTTAAGAAAATGTTAAGTGAATGTTAATTCTCGTTACAAAGATAGTCACATAGATCATACATAGAATACTTAAGAGTAAGTTCTTTACCTGCTTCTATCTTCTTTATTGTCTTGATCTTCTTGTAATCTGTATTCTCATCATCATCTATAAGTTCACAATTAGGTTCATCATTATGATTAATGAAACCTCCTAAAGGTGTTCTTATATATTCATGTTGAAAGTTTGGATCGTATACATGACTTATTCCTACCTCAATATCAGCCGGAATATCATCCTGTGCTATTATACCTGCACCGTGTATATCAGATGGACCTATTGCTAAGTAATCAGGCAATGGTTTATAAGGTTTCTTTTTGTTTGTCATTTGTTTTATTTTATATAAAAGTCATTCATTTGAACAAAGTTTTTCCATTTGTTAACCGTCCCTAAAAATGGTGCAGCATCTCCCCATTCTTTAGATAGTTTTAATTCACCAGCTCTAATTCCTCTTGAATAAACTACATCTTTATTATCATAGAAATCTTCCTTAGATTGGAAGCCCCAAGCAACTCCTGTACGTGCTGTCATTTCTATGGCCTCACCCATCTCCCCCAGAGTTCTAGAAGAAGCAATTGGGTTTTGAATAAAGTGACCTACTTGTTGTAGTCCTCCAGCTCCTGGGATAGGTACCCATAATACACTCTCATCATGTAACCTATCCATTTGGTATATTAATATGTTTCTTAATCTCTTTTCTATATTGGAAACTTCTTCTTTTGTCTCTCCGTACATTGGGTTAATGTAATCACTATCATCATCGTCATCTGGGTTCATTCCCCACAATGACAATAGCATTTGTTTTGCTAAGTACGTTCCCATAATGATTGCTATCTCTCCTGCTACTCTATGTAAGTTCTGTACTTTCATCTCTCCCTTCTCTCCATGGAATGCTTTATAATCACTTGCATCCATTTGCATCTTTCCTATATTCTTGAAAGCGTATCCTAAAAAATTCCAGAAAGTCAGGTATCTACCTTCCATCCACCCTAAGTTCTCGTCAAAGTATTCTTGTCTAAATCTTGCTTTAATTGCTGGAGCTACCCACTTGTGGAACTGTGCAGCTAATTGTCCTAATGAGTTAGATTGCATAACCATTCTATCTTCATAAGCATAGTTACCATGTGTTACCTTATTAGTTTCTCTTATATAATTTCTTATCTCATATCTGGCATCATCGTTCCAAGGCATTGTTTTCTCAGAGTTATACATCTTTATTTCAGTAAATCCATCCTTGATCTTTAGTTCACCTGATACTCTATCAAAACTAAGGGCATCATATAAACTCATTGTTGCACCTGTTTTAGGATTAACAGCTTCAGTTGAATGTATTATTGCCATTCCTGTTTTACTTTGTACGTTGAATTCACCTGCGTCCTGTAATGCATATGCCCAACTTGTATACTTGTTCCACATGTCTGATACATCACCTGACTCACGCATATCTGCCTTGCTATCCATCATTCTAAAGAAGGCAACCATTGCTCCATATTTACTATATGGTATCTTTTCTTTTAGTTTACGGTCTTTACCAATGTTCTGTTGAGCAACTTTACCAAGGTTCATCATAAGATCACTGCTGATAAACTGGTTATATCCCATCACAGCCTTTGCCATACCTTTTCTTGTATAGAACCTTTGACCTATTGTTTCCAGAGTATTGGATATTCTACCAAAAGCGTAGTTATTTATATTACCAAATACGTTGGTACCTACATATGCAAGAGATGTATAGCTAATAAGACCTTTAGTTAACTTATCCCAGAATGTTTTTATCTCATTATCATTATTATAGTATACCATCTTCATCCACTTCTTAGCTCTCTGTACTAGTCTAGCTTCTGTTCCAGTAGGATCTGCAGCATCTTTAATATTGTTCTGATCATCTACCACTTTTATATCCCCTCTAGAATTAGTATATGTTCTATCTTCTAATACTTTAATCATGGCCAAATGTGTATCTTCAGCTTGAGCCATTGTTTCATAGTTCTCAGCCATAGCACTAAACTTAAGTAGAGAGTCTGTCATATCCATACTTATTGTAGTAGATGTAGGTGCATTTTCTAAGGCCCTTAATTTACCCCTTAGTATCTTTATAGGTTGTTTGTACTTATCCTTTGCGGCCTGTGTCTCAGCGTTTTTGTATTTTTGCTCTAAAGTTTCTAATTCATTATTAAGAGCTACAAAGTCTGCTTCATCTTTCATACTACCTGTAAAAAAGATAGGTAGTGAATCATTAATAATATGTCCATTCTCATCAGTAAACACCTTCTTAACTCTTGTTGTTGGGTGTATTAGATTAGATCCCCATGTTTTCATCCCTGTCCACATTCTGCTTACTATGTTCTTTTTATTTTTTAGCTTATCAATCTGTGCAGCTCTAATTACAGGAACCTTTCCAATCATGTGAATATTCTCAGGAAGTTTTTCTAATAGATCTTTTTCATAAACATCTATAAACATGTTGTAATACTCTAACTGTGCTTTTTGTAACTCATTAGTAGGATTTTGAAGTTTAGCCCATTTAGGATTGATCATAGAATTACCCTTACTAGTAACCTCTCTGATTTCTATATATTCTTTTTTAATAACAGGCATGCCGTCTACACGTTCTGTAACTCCTGTTGGTTGACCATCACTGTCTTTTACAGCTCTCTCATATTCTGGTAGTATGTCATAGTATCTGTTTAAATATGATCTATATTTTTCTTTTGATACAGAATTGGCTCTTACCCAACGCCCTATACCACTAAACTTGTTATATATGTAAACCTCATGTTTAGCTCTTGCTTCTTTAAACTCATCTGTATACTTGTGATATTCAGCATCTTCTACACCTTCTTCCCATCTAACCTCAGCTTTCATAAAGTCACCGTATGCTGCCTTATCTCTAGCTAACTGTTTATTATATTCTAACTGCTCAGGTGTAGCATCCTCTTCATTTTCAATTGTAATGAACTTTTTAAATCCATTATCATCATATAGTTTTGATCTAAGTTCATGTAGTTTATCTTTATATTGCCTTCCTATCTTTGTTAGATACCTTCCTGTAAACTCACCTGACTCATCAAAATCTAGCATAAAAGAATAGTCTACCTTCTTGCCTCCTGATAATCTAGATAACTTTAAACCTGCAGATCTAATTCTTGGGGCCCTTTGTTCAATCTTATCAAGAACCCTTTGTTTATCTCTCTTATAAATCTTATCCATTAGAGCAAGAATTGTATCTCTTGATGTAGCCATATCTCCTGTTTGATACTCTACGGCATTAATGTCTCTTGCTGTAGTTAAAACTTCTTCTATTTCAGAAGGAGTAAAATTTCTACTTGATTTGTTTTTAATTAGAGTTCTGACATAATCTTTTATTGCTATATCAAATACACCTTTCTTAACAACTCCTTTATCTGCTGATCGTATACCTACAAGATCATTTAAACTGTCTATTAATATGTCTCTATAATCTTTTTCTGTCTTGTTTAATCCATTTGATTTAGTTAAATGTGTTAAACCTCTAAAGCTTTCAACAAATTTACTCCAATTTAATATTTTAGATATAAACTCTTCCTTACCAAAGTTGTCAGGGTTTGTTGCATATTCTTTAAATTCTTTTACTTGTTTTGTTACTTCCCTTATTACATCAACATATACTTTACGTATTTTTTCTGGTTCTTCATACATAACTTCAACAATTTGTCTAGTCATCTGAACCTCTTGGATTATTTCTTTTCTGCTTTTATCCATAGAGATGATATTTCTTGCTTCTTTAATACCTTTTTCTCTACTAATTAAAACTTTTCTAAATTCTTTTAATGCTGAGAATACTGAATCATATGTAGCATTATCTAATTCTTCAGGTTGTGTCTCTTCCGTAAGATCTTCTACAGGGTTGTTTCCTTCTACATTTCTCTCTCTACCTAATATTTCATCTATTATATCTTTATTTGTATGATCAATGTTATCAGCTACTATTTCTTCAACAGCTTCTATATTTTGTGAATCATAGTGAGTTATTGTTCTGCTATATTGACCATCTTTACCTATTACTATGGTATGTGAGTTATCAGTTACATCATAACCAAGGTTCTCTAATATCTTTCTTTGTGTATTTATGAATGTAGATTGATCAACATCCTTTATGTCAGCAAGTCTTTTGAGGTCAAGCACTGTTATGGATCCGTCTGGTCTTATCCTTAATGCTGTAGCTTTGGTTGCTACTCCACTTGCTGAGTCAGCAAGAATAACTCCAGGTAATATCACACTACCATCTTCTCTCATCCCTTCTAGTCTGATTGCTATACCTTTAACATCAGTAGGATCAGCTCCCATATCATCTTTTAAAATTCCTTCAATAATATGTGCAGAACTTCTATCATTTGCAGATTGATTATATATTTCATTTTCAAGACTTACATATACATCATCTGAATTATCAAGATCAACAAACTCTCCTGATGATTTATCTATTATTACTCTACTAGTACCAAACGTATCAAACGTTGCCTCTACATCTTCTATTTGATGTAAAAGTCTATCAACAATATCTACTTGAGCTTCAGTTACTGCTTCCTCTAATGCTATGTCTAAAGTATTTTGAGTTTCTTCACTTAGTGCGTATTGAACTCTTCTGTCTCCTGTTTCATATAGATCTAATCTGAATTCAAACTCTGTAGTATTTAGCATCTTAGCTATATCAGAAAGAGTCATATCAGAATTAATAAATCCTACGTTTAACCTCATGGTTCCACCCATATAGTTTTTATATGTATTTTTTACTATATCACTAAACCATTTTAAAAAATCTTTTATTGCTTGATACCATGGTCTACTAGGGTTGGTTTCATATTCTTTATTGAAATGTCTAGATAAAGCTTGAGTAACAATTTCTAAATCTCTATCTTTTTTATAAAATCCCTTTTTATCAGAGTAAGATGCTTCTATTTGTTGTGATAACTCAGGAAAATTCTTTTTAGACTCATTCAATAAATTAGAAAACAGATTACTATTATTTGAATAGAAGGCATTAACAAACGGGTGAAGAACTTCTTCTACCGCTGTATCCTTTGTTACTCTACCTTTTATTAATACAGCATTACCTTTATAGTAAAAACTTTTAACGTCTTTAAAGTTAACTTTTTTCTTTGAGCTTTTAGGTAGTTCTTTATAAGCTTTTTCAGCTTCACCTGGAGTCATATATCTGACTCTAACTTGAGGGAACATGGATGATAAATGATTTACTACATCACCTATTCTTGTTGCATTTGTGTCAAATCTTTCTGCAAGTAAATCTTTCTTTGTAAATAAATTTTCATTTACTATTACTTCATAAGTATTTCTTGTTCTCTTTAATGATACTACATTTCCTAAATCTTGATTTCTTAAATAATTCTTAAGTTTAGAAATATTTTGGTTTAAGTATAAACTAGATCCTTCTGTTTTTCCTGGTATAGTTACATTAACATACCATCTATTATTAAACTTACTTATGATTTTTTTATTAGCCAGATTCCTTAATAGTGAGCTTGATAAAGAATTTCTTCTTATAGATAGCATTATATTATCAGCTTTCATCATATCATCTATGGCTTCTGCACTAGGTATTTCTTCAACACCTGTCATACCTTGCCAGTCGTTAATTAATAAATCTACTGTTATAGGATCTCCATGAGCTTCCAACAGTTTTTTATATTCTTTAGTATTTCTATTAAAACATCTTGCCATTATATATAACATTTTTTAAGCAGCTTCATAACATCATCAGCTGTCGTGTTCTTTCCTTTACTTAACAAAGATACAACATCCTTAGCAGAAATTATAGCTAAGTCTTCATTCATTGCTAATTTTGCTTGTTGATCCCCTGATAATTCATTATCATACCAATCTGTCAATATCTCTTCATCAGAAAGTTCTAGGTTGTCTTCTTTATTCTCTATATCTAAATTAAGATCAGCTTGTTCTGTTTCTACTTCATCTTGGTTACCTGCCTCTACTTCCTCACCAAAAAACTTTTCTAAATCTGATACTCCTTGTTCATCATCTGCTTTTATGTTTATATCATCACCAAAAGACTTTCTCTTATCGTTACCAAACTCAACTATCTCATTGCTTGTAGGTCTATTACCAAACATAAAGCCTATAAGTGTTTGTGAAGATGATCCTTCTAAATCTATCTCAGTATACTTTGCTTCATTACCAAAAGCAATATTTGAATCACTTGGTATTATATTATTTAGATCTCCGTCTTTTTTATATGCTCCATCTCTAGATACAGTTTCTAACATGTAGTATTTTTTACCAACTCTTAATACTGCTGGGAATTTTATTTGAGGTACTAATGATTTTGTATCATCTAGTTTTACTTGAATCCATTTAACTCCAAGTCCTGCTTTCTTTAACTTTTCTATCAAGAAGTCCCTCTTTTCTTTATTCTTTAAGTTTTTAGATTTATCTGCTAATTTCTTCATAAATCTTACTCTCTTTATTCTTTTTGAATACTCAAAAGGCAGACCTCTAAATATGTCTATTGTTAAGGTTTTTTCTTCTTCATTAATGAATAAAGGAGATCTTTGATTTATTGTTTTGTTTTTTGTTAAAGACTTATTTATGTTTCTAATGTCTTGGAACTTTCTAGATGCAAACGGATCTTGTTTATCTGTTTCTGACTGAACTACATATCTTAAATTCTTTCTAGCATTTAATAGTCCTTTTTTAGTAGCTTTTGAAACTGCATCATTAGCAGGAAATCTAAATGTTTTAGCGTGTATAAGCACTTGAGGAAGGAGTGTACTAGATGCATTTTCTAAACTAAGATTTTGCAGTATAGACTCTTCAACTAATTTCTCTAAGAGGTAGTTTGGATCCATTGAACCTTTCTTTCTCTTCTGATTATTTGTTATCATCTTGCCTTCAGCATTTTTTAAACCTTGCGTAACATCACCTTCTTTATATTGTGCATCAATCTTTTTATTAAAAGTTCCTGCCTTAAGGGTTTGATAAGCATGCATTACAGATCCAAACTCATAGATTTCATTGTTAAATGTATATTTAAAAGGTCTGTAAGCTATGTTTGATAACATCTTAGAATTAGTTACTGACTCAGGAAGATTAAAATCTACAGTAATGCTTTCTGCACCTTCCCCTATATTTTCTATATCTTCTACGTCCTGAACTTCTATAACATCAACATTTCTAGGAGCCACTGACTTTAAAGCAAATGAGTTTCCTTTTGATTTTAAATACCCTTTTATAAAGTCATCAACCATTTCATCAAAACTTATATCAAATACGCCTTTAAAAGCTCCTTCTCTATCTGTTTGATCTAAGAATAAGTTGTGAACTTTATCAACGCTGTTTAATAAATCTTTAGTTAAAGCTGTTGGTATTACATTTATGAATGATCCAGATGCAAAAGACATTCCGCTCATAACTGCTGCATAATGTACTATATGTTGAACATCATCCCACATTGTACCGTCTCCTTTATCTAAATTCAATAACTCTAAGATACTATTTTGCACTCTAACAAGTGTAGAATCAGAAGGTTGAGACCAACTGTTTGCTTCTAACTTTATCATCCCTGATTTATTATCTTCGTGTTCTGCTCTTATTATTCTTGTAAAATTATTGATAAAGTAATTTGATTTATTTTCTTCTGCTAATCTATCTTTAACTCTATCAACCACTTTAGATATTGTTAGTGCTTCTGCATCCATGTTACTATATATGCTACCATCATATATTAAACTATTTGATAATGATTCTAGAGAATTGTGTCCATATGGATTTTTAGATAAGTTAACCATATATGCTTTTAAAGTTAAATAATTAACTAGATCTCTATTAATTTGTTTAATATCTGGTCTACCAAGATTTGCTATTACTTTGTTTTTAAGTTCTAAAAACTTAGGCGTTCTTTTTAAGAAAACTCTAGGTGTTAAGTTATCATAGAATTCTCTAAATACTTCATAATGAGCATTATGCATTGTACCTTTCTTTAAGAATATACCACGTAAATCTACAGGAATAATACTATCCTTAAACTCTTTTTCAGTAGCAAGAAGACCCAGTTGTTCTGCAGCTTCTTGTTTGCTATCAAGCTCTATTAAGTCTTTACCTAAACCTTTTTGTAAATTAAGAAGTGTACTTGCATGTGATGTAGCTTCAGTTATTTTATTAAATCTTAAGAATTGCTCTATTACCTGATTTTCTAATGAAAGTTGATCAACCTCTAGTGTCTCTATTCCTGCTACTGTATACGCTTCTTCTCTATTTAGCTGTATAGTTTCTATTCCTGTTATTAAGTTCTGAATATTAAGTTCAACTTCTGTTATTGATTTTTCTTTATTTAATCTTTCTTGTATAGCTTTTTGTCTTCTCTCAAGTAAAGTTTTATAACCAGGATCAAACATACCCTCTTTATTTTCACCGTGGAATAATGCTTCTTTAATTGTTGGGAAGTTTAATAATAATACAGCTGTCTTTAAGTCAACACCCATACCTAACATTGTTACAACATTGGCAAGAGCTTGTTTATTAAGACCTAGTTTAGATGCTAATCTAAGTTTAGCATTATCAGTCATTGCTGTAATAAGAGCAGATATTATAAACTGTTTTCTGTGTAATTCTGGATCAGACTTCTTTGTTGAATGATTTATTTCATAATCATGTTCAAAAGTATTATAAGTAATACCGTTCATTTCAGGATGTACTTTACCTCTTAATTCAATCTTGTATTCAGTTAATATACTTGATACAACATTTGGAAGGACTACATTACCAATAGATCTTGCTCCCGCTTTATTATTTGTCCAAGCTTCAATCTGACCAAGCATGCTATCTACATCTGTAGAGTTTTCACCTAATGTTTTTAATACTTCTCCCAATTCATCCATTAACCATTCATATACCCCTCCTTCTAATCCTTGCTCTTTACCTTTAGGATCTGATAATGGTGTAGTAACTGCTGGTTCAAAATATAATCCAACATGTCTACCTTTACGTGGATCTGTTATACCTGCATTACCTAATAATGCGTATTTTATATCTAATAGGTTATTATCAATTGCTGATTGATATGGTTCTCTTTTATTAGTATTTTTAAATTCTAGATATTCTTCATAAGTAACAGGTAAGCCTAATGATTCTAAAGCTTCTGGTAAACCTTCCGCTCTATTATATAAAGTTTCTAACATAGAGTCATTTAAAGAAGGACCATACATGATTGCATCTAATACCTCTTTCATAATCTTATATGAGCCTGCGCTTAATTGTTTACGGTAAGCCTTTTGCTCTTCAGCACTCATAGCGGCATAATCCTGAGCAGTATATTCTACAGGAGTTACGGTTCTGGACCCTGTTGTCCATCTATCAAGAGCCTGTCTGATAGCAGATGATTTGCTTGCGTTCTCTACAACCCATCTTACATAATGCTTATATGCTTCTTTATTGTCTTTAGTTTTCCCGTACTCAACAAAATCTTTTCCATCATAGAAAAAATCTTTTATGTGCATATACAGTTTATCAATATCAAAATCAGCTCCAGATAACTCTATAAGTTCTCTAGCATACATTGCTGATGATCCGTAGTAAACAGGTAGGTAATCTACTAATTTAAGATTTACTGCAGAGTGCTTATCTTGTGAAGGAATTCTAATACCAAACATTTTAGCAATAGCGTCAGGAAGAGGTTGATTCCATGCTACTGAATTTTGTAACATAGATCTAAAGTGAGGAGGCATCATAAACTCAGTATATCTCTGACCTGTAGCCTTTCCGTCTTTATACTCCATTACATTACTTCTTAATCTATCCATGAAAAAGTCTCCTACTTTCAAAGTATGATCCTCTAAGTTTTCATATAACATCCCACCATTATCTGTCTTAAGTGCTTGATATTTAGAAGGTCTTCTTCTTTTTAGATTTTCCCAATCGTCACTTCTTATAACTTTCCACTCTGTTGGTGTTCCTGTTTCATCAACCTGCACAACTTGTTTAATAACACCCATGTGTGCATCAGATACTAAAGCTGCAGATATACCTGGTTGCTTGGCTGCTAATATTCCTTTTGAGAAATAAGCAAGAAAAAGTTCTTCAAACTTCTCATGAGTCATGTTATTATTTAGGTTATATTGAGGATTACCTAATTCATCTACTTGAAAGTAAGATAACATTTGAGTTTTAGCCTGAGATGATTCTAGACCTGCAATTGCATATTTAACAAAAGCTCTTAAATCTCCGTCTAGTTTTTTAACTTTATTATTAGGTACAAATCTGTTTATATCCATTACTCTATCTAGAGTTGATATTGCATCAGACCAATTAAAAGTTAAGTTTCTTTGAGCAAAGAAGTTGTTTAATAGTTTATCTCCTGCCAATTTGTGGTATTGTCTTACAAGATCTCCTACAGGAACCTCTTCACCGTTGAATATTACAGTAGCTTTTGGATCTTGTTCTCCTGTTATAAGATTTTTAATCTGTCTTGCATCAACAATTACTGTCTTATTAGAAGGATTAATCATTTGTAACCTCATATAATCTGCAGACAAGTCCATTGTGTGCTTAGTGTTAATAGGTTTCTCATTAATCATATCAAGATTATCAGGCATAATATTTTTGTTCATCATTTTTGATGCTGACTTAGGAACTGACATTCCTAGTACACCTTCACCATTTGCCCAAGCGTCTTCCTCCATTTTTTCTAACTTCACCCTCATATTATGAAGCCCCTCTCTACCTTCTCTTGCTATCCATTCTCCATTTTCATTTTTTACAGATGTTAAATTTTTAGTTAGGGTTATACCTGACATTTTAAGGAAGGTTAGACCATCACCATAAACAATCTTTAGTGAATTTGCAATCATGTCTAAGTTCTTGTAGCTTAGCTTATTATTAGTTCCAAAAAATTCTCTGTTTATTTTTATAATGTCACCTTCTTTAATTAAATCTAATACTTCTGACTGAGATTTATTTAACTTACCAAAACCAAATAGCATATATCTTAACGCCTTTTCTGTCAAATATATCTGACCATCTGTTAAGTCTGCTAATTCTTTCTTTCTAGCTTTATCTCTATTATATATTTCATTAAATTGTTGGGTATACTCAAAATCTTCATGAACTACTGCTTTCATCTTATCAACCTTGTGCATAACTCCTTTGGATTCATCAAAGATCTCTGTAGCTGCAGATTGTCCTGCACCATTTTGCATCTTAGCTCTTTTAACTGCGTCAATAAAGTTCTTTAATGATAAGGCTTGATCACCAAGCAGTAACTGATTAAATGATTTAGTATTTATATAGTTGTTTAGATATATCTGAGCTAAGTTAAAATCTAAATTGTCAGGTTTTAGATTATATAATTCCATAAAGTATTCAGAATCTGAACTGTCATATGCAGTATCTTTACCTCCTTTTACCTTTTTATATTCTCCTAGTCCGGAAGATATTTCTTTAGAGACTTTGTTATAAGCTTTTATCTCTTTTAAGGTTAGGATAAACTCATTTACCTCATCTGTTAGTCTTTGTTCAATTATCTTTCTACCTTCTACTTCATTAAAGACTGTATCAAATAAATCTTTTTCTTCCACTCCCTCTCTACCAATTTTAGCAGCTTTCTCTAATATCTCTACAACAGTCAAATCAACATCAACTTGTTCTACTGTTATCTCCCCTGTTTCTTCTGACTCAACAAGTTTGTTCTCAACGTCTTCTGCTTCTTCTACTCTAACAAAGTCAAATACAACCATATCTTTATAGCCTCTAAAGAAACGCATTGTATCATAACTATAAGTGTTATATACTGTTCCATCTATCTCTAAAGGATATTGCTTCTTATCTTCGTGTTTAATTGTTGTTATTGATGGATAATAATCTTCTCTTAGTTGAACTTTTTCTTCATCTGTTAAATCATTCCAATTCTTAACCCCTCTATTTGTCATTAAGAAAAATTCCCCATCTATTTCCACAGTGGCGTTTTCTCCTTGAGATAGGTTTGAATATATAGCATCTGTTGAATTTGATATGTATACTTTTTGTTTTCCCTCTGTTATTGCAGCTCTCTGGTCCTTTCCTATCTTTGGTAATCTAGCTTGTATATTACGTTTTCTTGACTCTAATTTTGAAAGAAGTGTGTATGTTGTATTTAGTTTACCTAGTCTTTCTTTATTATCATATGGGTTTTCAACACCTTCTTTTTCCTGTGTATAGTATCTTCTAGCTCTATCAAATTCTATACGTATCTCATTAGTGAACATGTCTAAAGCTTTAGATGACAGCTCCATGCCTTCTTTGCTTTTGTTCATCATCTTGTGTATAGGTAATGAAACAAAATCTCCTGTATTAGCAGCTTCTATTACCCTTATGTTTAGAGGAGCAAATGCAAACTCTAACTTAGTACCAGGATTACCTACTTCTGTATTTTTAGGAGAAACCCTGTTATAATTATATACGTATGAATGTATTAAGTCTAGTGCAAATTCTCTTGGTGTTGATTTACCAAAACTAACTCCTTTACCTTTTATACTTCTTCCTCTTTGGGTTGTCAGTCCTTGATCCCCTAACATCAACGCTTCTTCTTTACTACCAACAATACGTAAAGCCCTAACTTGTCCTGCCTCAACCATTGACTTAAATTTAGGATCTCTAAGTAACATGTTCCTTTCAAAGAATACATCTTCTTTCATTTTCTCAGATATATACTCAGCATTATCCATCTCAGCAATTTTTTCTAAATGGAATGTTGGATCTTGATGAGCGTATCTTCTGTTACCTTCAGCGTCAATAAATGTTGATGCACCAACTGTTTCATCAAATCTAGAGTTATTCAATGCAAGTTTTTTTAATCTACCTTTTACACCACCTTTTTCATATTTAACTTCTGAACCCTCTTCTGCTTCAAATACTGTTTGATTATCTAAATATAAGTTTTCACCAGAAGCTAAAGATTGTCTTATGTAAGAAATTGCTTCTACTTCTATAGGCTCTACACCTCTATAACTATTATATAATGCTTCCTGTTCTTCAGTAAGGTTTGCTAAATTTTCATATACACTGTATAATATGTAATTCTCATGGATATTCATACCTGCAACAGTTCTTAAAACTTCAGTAATATCTCTCACCTCTTTAAGTAAATCATAATTCTCAGGAATAGTTGTATACTGTAATATACTCTTTAGTTCTGTTAGTGTATCTTTAACCTCTTCACTTTCTGGAGACCCTTGTATTTTTAATCTAGAATATCTTCTATTAAAGTCTTCAGCCCATTGTTGAACCGTAACGTGAGCATCATCTTTTTTATTTGCAGCATATAAATGTGTTATTCCTGTATCAGTATCTGTATGTGCAAATATATTATCAACTCTGTATTTTCTAAATCCTTTTATAAATGATAAATAAAGTGATGAATTACCCACTTGACTAGGAATACTGCTTCCTGGTTTAAACATTTCTCCACTAGTTGCAAACTCATATATACCTATATCTCTAAATAATTTGTCAACAACTGCTTTAGTATGTTTATTATGCTTACTAAACATCCAAGCTTTCTTAAACATCTCTAGATCATTTGGTGTATTTGCAAGAACTTTAAGTAAACCATTATATACATTATTAGGATCAACAGAGACTATTATAGGTTCTCCTGTTTCTAAATTTACATATTTATTATTATATCTATCTTTTTCTTCAATAGTGGTTGTTGCTATAAGATGTCTTATACGTTTAGGTAAAGAAGAATAACCACCAAACATGTCTGCTGTTTTATCATAGTCACCTACAGATTTCTCATCTTGCTCTGCATAATCTGCATCTTCAGAGATAGGAACAGTTGAAAATTCTATAAGGTTTCTATTAACTAGATCTTTTATATCATTAACCTGCTCTAAAAGAGATTCATAAAGTAATGTTAATTCATCCACATTATCATCAAACCACAAACCTTGGTCAATATAGAAATCTCTTTCTGGATTATACATTTCAATCCAATCAGCAATTGTGTCTTCCAGTAAAAGGTTTCTGTCTATAGGACCTTTTGCGTCATCTGCTCTTCTGCTATATAAATTTGCAATTCCAGAAACTATCTCATGTGTTTGATCAGATGGTATATAGTTTTTAACTTGTTTTACTTTTGATGCCCCACCTACAGATGTTCTTTGTATAAACTTAGGGTCATACAATTCTAATTTATATGCTACATCTCCTTCAAAGTTTCTTGTAAATCTATTTTCTTTGATAGAAGCGTTCTTATATTTTCCTGAATCTATACCTTCAAATAGTCTATTAAGTTTTCTAGTTGAGAAGTTTCTTAGTACCTCTAGTATAAAGTCTATTAATCTTGTAAACATTGATTTATTCTCAGAATCAGTCTTGCTATTTCTAGGATTCATTTTGAATTTCTCAAACTCATCTGCTAAATGCTCTTCATACAATCTGTCTTTAAGTTCTTTATCAGACATCTCTGCATACATCAGATGCTGTCTTCTCATTTCTTTTATTGCTTGATCTAAAGTTTTTCCTTCAGCTCTTAATTTTGATCTTACTTCTTTTTCAGCTAACTTGAGATATTTTTTAATTTCTGCATCTGTAAGAAACATTCTGAATACTGCATGAAAAGCTTCGTGATATTTAAATGGAGAATTTTCTCCTACTGTTATTACTCCTTCTAATCCTGGTATACCTCTTGATATATCTTTTAGATTCATCATAAAGTGACCTGCTGTGATATAACCAGACTTTAGTTTTTCAGTAAGATTCTGAATATCAACTTTTACATTCTCAGGCATATTGTGTTTAACCCATGTTGTAAATGTTTCTACATCTTCAATATCATGACCATCAAAACTTCTTATTATTTTATTTGCTCTTGATTTAGCAGCTGCAAGTAATCCTTCTAAAGTTCTTAACTTAGGATCTACAGCCATAATGGACTTGTTTAATTCATGTACTTCTCTATGTGATAACTTAGCATTATCTGGGTTCTTTCTATTGTTATCTCTAATTTCTCTCTTTCTATCCTTAATTTTTTCTGTTAACTCTATTATTTCTCTAACTTCTTCTTGATTCTTTTGTTCTGATTCAGTGTTAGACTGAGTTACTGGTCTGGTTGATAGCTTAAGTCTAAGACCTTTAAGCACTTCAAGATTTTGTGAAGCAATTGTTTTTTCTAATTCTGTAAGCTCTTTTTCTGATAATTGTTTTTTAGCTATATCTTCTAAAATCTCTGGATCTACATTTTTCATTTCAGTTACAAATGCATCTCTCTTTTCAGCAGGACTCATGTTATCAGCTTCCTTTGGTCTTTTAAATTCTTCTGACTTAGCAACTCTTCTCCTTACTGCTTTTATAGATTCTGTAGAACTCAATGAGAAGTTAAAATCTTTCTTAACCTCCTTGTTAAGTGATGTAGACATCTTATTAATATGTTCTATTGTAGGATTTTTAGGAACAGAATGTTTGAAGTTTTCTAAGGTTATGTTAGCTTTTCCTTTAATTGGACTTTTCTTACCAAAAAGAGCTTTGTTAACTTCATCAATTACGTCTTGTACATCTTGCATTTCTTGAAAAGCTTCAGCTTTTATTACAGTATAACCTCTTTGAAGTTTAGCACCTTTTTTAAGATTTAAGTTTGAATAGTCAACTCTAAAAGAACCGTTCTCAGAAAGTTTCATCTCTAGATAAACACCTTGTTCTGATGATATAAATAATCTATCTTGTAATTTGGCATTATAAGGTTTATTATAACCTAAAGTTTTTACTTTATTATCCTCTGTTATATTATTATCAGTAGTTTCAATAGATTTATTTTGAAGTTCTGTAAATAGATTTGTAACCTCTGTCTCAGACATTGTAGCTGGCATAAGATTAATAAACGCAGATCTACCGTTAGGTAAAGTAACAAAAGCAACATACTTACCTAATCTTTCTTGAGGAGAAAATTTCTTTTCATATATCTTTACTTCTTCTTTTAGTTTTCTAAAAGAGGGTGAATTTGTTTTAATATTAGAGATAATACTATATTCTACTTTTCCAACATCCTTGGAGTCATCGCCTTTATATTGTCTATTATAATCTAATATATAATAAGGCTCTTCACCAGGATTCCTCATATCTTCTTCTTTAACTCCACTTAGAGAATTAAATTCTAAGTCTTCAAAGAAAACTCCTTCTCCAGGTTCTGCAAGAGACATAGATCCTTCAGATATATTGAGTCTAATCTTTAGATCTTTTTGTGTAAAGTTCTTAGCTCCCTCTACATTTTTCATTGCTTTATCTATTGCTTCATATATACCAAAAGCTTCTGTGTAATTATCTCTTATCTCTTTAGTTTTGTCTTCAAGGTTTTCATTAGCATAAATCTTAAAAATATCCTGAACTTGTGATTCTGTTATTTCCATAGGATTTATAACATTACCCTTTCTATTTACCAGTCTTAATGTAGTTGGTCCTTGAAAAAATCCAATGGTCTCATTATTCAACTGTATTTCAACTTGCCATTTTTGACCATGTCTCTGAATTAGTTCATTTTCAATAGCATCTTCAGCTTCTTTAAAGCTTTTTTTGTTTTTTTCTTCCTCTGCACGGAACCAGTTTGGGCCTGGTGAAACTCTAAATGTTATATTATTAGCCTCCTCTTCTGTTAGATTTCTTAGAGTTTTTTGTAATCTTTCTACACCTTCTTGAATTTGCTCAGATCTATTTTTAATTGATCTATCATATACAGGAAATACTACTAAAGGTTCATTTGGTTTTATCTTACTAGCTCTATTTTTATAATCTAGTTGCTCATCAGATATTTTATCTAACTTCATTGCTTTAAAAGCTTTCTCGTCAGCAAATATCTTATCTTTCTTAAGCCTACTATTTACTTTTTCTAATTTTTTAAGGTATATGTTTTTGTTTGTCTCAACCATTGTTGGTGTAGAAAACACCATATATTTATTCCCGTCTGAATCAATAAGTATATCTCCTCTTTGGTAGTCCATTTCTGCAAAAGAAAAAGGTGTATTCTTATCAATGTTATTTCTTTTTTCTTTCTCAAGGTTTCTTTTAGCAGTTTCAGCTTCTTTTTTATTAAGATAGACTTTATCATCTATAGAGTCTCCGTTCTTATCTGTAACATTATATATTTGAATGTTTTCTCCTGTATCCTTATCTCTTTGTTTTCTTACCTTAACTTTGTAGTTTGGTTTAGGTTTCTTTCCCATAGTGCCTTCTGACTCTACTTCAACACTGAAATCTACAATATCATTCATTGTAATACCAACACTTCTTAGTATGTCAGAAATTCTAGGATCATTTCTCATTGTGGATAACCACTCATAGAATGTACCATCAGATGATTTCAACAACTTCTCTTCTATGTATATTTCATCATGTATTCTATTGATTGCGCTTTCTGCTTTTCTTGCTTTAAGTGATATAGGGCTGTCTAACCATTCTGCATGATCTGTAAGAATCTTCTCTTTAGACTTTGAATCTTCTTTACTTAATAAATATTCTTTATGTTTTTTTACTAAGAATGCTGTACCGTAAGGGTTACCTGTGTATTTACCCAAAGAATCCTCTGATATAGATTCATTATTTTCATCTTTTTCAAAATGTGTATTTGCAAAGTTGTAAGGATCAGCTTCTTCTTCCTTTACATTCTCTTTCTTCTCTTCTGTTTTTTTCTCTTGAACTTTATTACCACTAAGGTTTAAATATGTACCTAGTATTTCATCTTTCTTTTGATATAAGCTTATGTTTGAATCTGGTGATAGAGGTCCATCTTCTGTAAAGTATAAAGAAGGGGCATCTCCTCCTTTTAGAAAGGTTTCTACTTGATCTTCAATAGGGTAGATTCCATGATTAGCTAACTGATTAAGGAAGTCAGTTTTTTCTTTTTGTTCTACATGAGCTTCCATTCTTTTCTTAACTCCAAGCTTATTTTCCATAAAAAGCTCTTTAAACTTTACAGCTATCTTGTTAGAAAGAGTTGAAAGATAATTAGGATCTGTCATGATTTGAATAGCTTTGTTATAATCTTCAGATCTACCTTTAAGACTTTTATGATCTATAAGATCTATAATAGTACTCTTAATTTTATCATACTCTACAAATGATTCCTTGTTTTCACCAGAGACATGATTTAAAAAACCCATAACTGGTTTTTCTAACATATCTATATTATCTGAATTAAAAATACCAAAAGGATTAGCGGAGCCTGATTCATATGTCATTATAAGTTCAGAATCTACATCTGTAATATCCTTTGAGCTTAATATAGTTTCTCTAACTTTCATGATAGATTCATCTACCATATCACCTTTAGTTCTGCTTTTAATATCATACTTCTCTATATTATCAGGATCAGTAAGAGTTGCAAAATATTCTTGAAGGTTGGTTAGTCTTTCTTTCTTTTTATCATAAATAAGTTTATCTTCTCCAGATAAAGTAATCTTCTCTTCACCGGTTGGAGATTTCATATTCTTTAACTCAATCTTCAATAATCTTATTTCTGATATTAACTGTCGTGTATCAGCAAGAACTCCAATATCATTAGCTGCCATTTTACTAATAACAGGATTTTCAGAAAGTTCAGTATATATTTTATTAGATCTTTCTAATGCTCTTTCAAATGTGTTTCTTGTAAACAAAGCCAACATCTTAGCATGGTCAAATGCTTTTGCAGAAATCACTTCATCTAAATGTTCTTTAGTTCCTTTTTTATATTGAGCTGGAGAATAAGGATTTATAATCTTATCATTAAGATCTTCATATGCTTTTTCAACATCATTCATTCTATTAAGCATACTTTGTAATCTATCTCTTGTTTTGCCTGATTTGATTTCTTCTGGAGTTGCTTGCTCAAATGCTTCAGCTAAACCTTGATCATCTAACTTAAGGTAGTCTTCCATCTGACCTTTAAACTCATGCATCTTTCCTGCATGTAATACTGTGTAAAGATGATGAAACTTACCTGCATCTTTTTTATCCATAAAAGACATAGCATCTTCTGCAAAAGATGAAGTAAAGAGTGACTCGTTTATTTCTTTTTGAGTTAGTGCATGAATTTTATTAGGGTTAAAATATTCTTCTGGATTCTCATAAACTTCATTTAATATATCAACAGTCTCTTTAATGTATGTTTCTTTATTCTTTTTATATTCTTCAAACTTTTTAGGATCTGCCATTCTTTGATATAGTTCAGGTCCTTTTTCAAATACCATTTTTTGTGGTCCTCTTACTAAACCACCCATTAAAAATCCTGACATAAATACCTCAAAGCCCTCATGAGACATTTGAGATCTTGTTCCTGCTAATGTAGATGCCCAAGCAGCATCCATACCGGAAGCCATTGGATCTTGATATAAATTATAATAATAGTCTTTTGCTCCTACTGCTATACCTTCTTGTGTTATTTCTTGAAAACCTTCTACAAGATTAAATCTTCCGTAGTTTAAAGCTGCACCAGCAAAAGTTTTTAAATTACCACTAAAACCTTTATTAACAAATCTTCTAAACATTGTGCTACCACCATCATAAAAAGCTTTAGCTCCATCTTTTTTCATTTGGTTGGCAGAACTTTTTAGTATTCTGCTACCAATACCCTTTTTAGTAGCTGCTAACAAAGCACCTGTTCCTTTAAATCCTCTTAACATAGTATCAAATACAAATGCATTTGAAAAATATATTACAGGAAAGTTTAACATTATTGTTTTAAAAGCTGCCTGGTCTGCTGCATTAGATATTTCAGTTAGCTCTTCTCCTATAGGGGCACGTCCATGCTTATCTACAAACTCTGCATAGAGCTGATCTACAAGATCATTTTTAACCATTCCTCCCTCTAGCTTAGATTCAGCCATAGCAAGATTGATCATTCTCAGATCTCTATAGAATGCGCCAAATGTTTTAGCTGTTTTTGCTGCTGCTGACAAAGACTTAGCTGTACCTTGTACTGAGCGTATTGACTTAAGAGCCTTGTAAGTATTTGGTGTTAGAGCATTACCTGCCCATCTTCCACCTTTCATCCAAAAATCTTTAGCCCAATCTAGATTTTTCATGTTAGTAAGCATCTGTCTACTTTTTTCTGCATATGCTCCTACATCAAACATTTTATCTATAGCTTTTACACCTCTTTGAGCATTGTATGCTGATCTACTTGCAACCAAAGGAGTGGCTCCTCCAAATGTTGCCGTATTAAGAAGACCTAATGCAAGTTCTTCTACTGCTATATTAGACATTATACCTACAGTATATCCTGAGTTTAACATAAGATTGTTAAAGAATGCACCAGTACCTTCTTGTGTTGAATTACCAATTCTCATTGCATCAGCAAATGCTTCTGCTGATTCTGTATCTGGTCTCATATAGTCACCACTCATAAGATCACCTATAGCATTATAAGTACTTAGAAAACCTGTTCTAAATATTTTACCATACTGAGTCCACATTCTAGCATTTTCATCCCACCATGTTGATTGTTCATTATAAGCTAACTCATTGTTAGCATATGGATGAAATCCTATTTGATTGAATTTTGGATGATTATAGTATCTATCAAAGTTACTACCTTTTATACTAAATCTAATTGGTTGAGCTTCATTAGGTAAATTATTACCCAGCTTATACATTACATCATCTATAACAGATCCAAAGGCTTCCTCTCTTGCGTCATCATCTCCGGGTTTTAATCTTGGTTCAGTGCTTACAGGAAACTTTGCTACCATATTATGTAATGCTGTAGCTCTATCTAAACCCTCAATATCAAAATTACCAAGGGGTTCTGTTCCATCTACAAGTTCGTCTTTGATTAAATCCCAATCAGCTGCTGCATCTACAGGTGTTCCCTCCATTACATCTCTTGACATAATTTGAGAATGGGGGTTTTGTTGAATATTGTCTTCTGGCATAGACATTGATTCTGTCAGATTCTGGTTTTCTTCAGCCATATTATTTGTTATTGAGAATTATCACTCTTATCTTCAGTCTGCTCTGCTTTATGAGCATTAGCTGCATCAGTATTAGTTTTTATGTTTGCCCTTAGTCTTCTATCATATTCATTATATATTTCATCAATAGCAAGTCCTGATGGTGGTAATATTTTTGGTTCTGAGTATGGGCCTTTTACTAAAGATCCTCCATTAACATTCTTATCATAGTATATTTTAGATTCTTTAACCATCATCTGACCGTTGCTATCTTTAAAAAATATTACTCTTCCTCCTTCATTATCAATAGTTCTTACTTTATTGAGATTAATAAAGAATTCTGTTTCTGATACATAAGTATTTTGTACACTATTAGGGTTTTGTGATGCCAGGTCTCTAGGTGCAAAAATTGTTATAGCATTACCCGGTAGAGCACTAGCTGGAACAAGCTTGTTGTTTTTAGTGTCGCTTGATGATTTTTTTGTAGAAGCATAATCACTATTTAAAGTGATAACCCAACCTCCATGTTTACCTCCTCCTTCTTCACCACCTATAACTTCAGCCCATCTTATGTTTATATTTGGTTCTTTACCTTTACCGAATGACTTAGGGTCTCTCTTAAGATCTTTAAATATTTCTTTTAGTACAATCATAGCATCTGGATTAGTTACTGCATCATATGAAGCAGATGCATCACCAGCAACTACTGAATAGTTCATTGAAGGAGTTGTTAATAATTGATTAATTAAAGCTAATTGAGCATTGGCTTTTTCATTTACTTGACCAGTTATATAGTCTGAATCATAAAAATTAAACAATGTTCCTCCTGCTCCTGTTTGTTGTTGATTTGTTATATAAGATGCAAAGTTAAAGTTCAGTGTACCAGCTGGTGCATTTGCTCCTCCCATCACTTTATTCATCTTATCTTTTACTTTTACAAATACAGATTGAGCATCATCTTTACCTATAAATTCATCATAGATGTTTTTAAAATGTCTTTTAGCTACAAAGTTAATATCAGATTGTCTCCCTGTTTTATCTCCTGGTGCATTGGCAAGCCTATGATCTCCATAAGTACCATTCCAAGGATATATTGCATCAAATAATGCGTCTACATCTTGAAACCCAAAATTATCAGCTATTTCTTGATATTTATTTTTAACATCATTACCTGCTTGTTCTTTATAAAAAGGTAAGTCATTCATTGCTTCAGTATACCAATTTACAAAATCAGTATTCATTTTACCTACTATTGCATCAGGATCTTGAATTACACCTCTAGTGTTAAATAAAGGATATGCTTCCATCATTTTATATTCAACAGTATTTATATCTCCTTTAGAAAGCAAGAGATCCACCACATTCCTATATACATCTCTTTGTTTTTCCCAACCTGCTAATAACTTAACAGATTCACCATCTATCTTTCTTTTATTATTATGTAAAATTTCATAAAGAGCAGGGTTATCTTTTTGTAGACTAGGTCCAGTATCTATACCTTGATAGATAGCATCTACTTTATCAAACTGAGCTTTTAATTCTAGTTTATTTTCAGGATTTGTATAATATTCTTTTGCTTCCGCCCATGTCATAAACTCTCCATTAACTTTCATTCCCTCTGTAGAGTATGTATTATCATCATCACTTAGATCTTGAGCTTTCACCTGATAATATCTTTCAATAGAGTTCCATCTCAAATCTCTTATCTCATTTATTTTATTGTTTGATGTTGTTGCATTTTCAGCTATAATATCTATTATTTCATCATCATCTGGATAAGAACCTGAAGTTGAATTTGCATCTCCTGCCACTACCTGTTGAGATCCACCAGCTCCTCCAAATATTTGCTGTTGGTTAGTGTTAGAAGGATTTCCGCCAGTTTCTGCCCAAGGCATTGGTATCAACTGACCATCTTCACCAATCATGTAACCTTTCTCAAATGCTGTTTGTATTCTTTTATTAGCAGCTTCTTGCTCTTCCATTCTCTGGTTTAGTATATGCTGATGATTTTGTAATGCAAACTTATCAGCTTCAATAGTTCTTTCTGAATTTATGTCTGCATAAAACTTAGCTGCTTCTCTTGTGTCTGCATCAATATTATATTGCATAAAAGCATTTGTAGCTTTCATACGTAGATCATTAAGATCACCTTTTGATTCTGCTGTAATTACACTATGTTTCTTATCAAAAAGTTTTCTACCATTTGCTAGAGCAATATATTCATTGTATGCTTGTGCATATTTTTTATGTTCTTCTGATCCTAACACAGGTGTGCCGTGTTTTGCTTTATATGCTTCCCAATTATTTTTTGCTTCTAGTGCTGATGTTAACTCAGCTTCTTTTTTATCATTTTCTTCACTGTGTTTTACATTATAGTCTGACAACATCTGCTCATAGAATACTCTTTCAGCTGCATCCTTACCTCCATACTTTTCTGCATTTTCTTCATAAAACTGCCTAGCTTTAACATAAAACTTAGTTTGATAAAATCTTTGAACTCTAGGATCATCTAGTGTAGTTTGTAATATGTATTCTTGTGCAGGATTTGTGTAGATGATATTATCATCTTTATCTTTACCCACAGCTCTTCTAGTTAATAAAGTACCATTTCTTTGTGTTATCTGATAATGCCCATCTTTAGACATTGATACATCAGTAACATCCATACCTAAATCTTTTAATTTTGCAATACCAATTTCAACAAGATTTACATGTTCTACAGCTTCTGGTAATTGTACTTGCATTGATCCTTCTCTAGTTGCATTTTGAAAATCTGCCATGCTATAGTTAAGAGCTTGTACACCACCGTCCCAATATTTTTTTCTAGTTTCTTCATCTTCACTACCCTTCCAACCTTGAAACCTTTGTTGTTCTGTTTTAAATCTTTTAGTAAATACAATATCTCTAACTATTTTTTCATCTTCAAAGAATGGTGTAAATAATGCCTTTGCAGAATCTACATTTTGTGCTAATGAAAAATCTACACCAGATATTTGCTGCAGTTTTGGAGCAAGTTCTTGAGCATATACATCTCTGATGTTCATATTATCTTCTCTGCTTAAATCTGCATGGACAACACTACCATATAGATTATTCATCTTCTTATAGTTAGTATCATATCTATCTTGCCTTTTTGCTAAGGCATCAGATAAAAACTTAAAGTCAGGAGTAAAGGACTCTGTCTTTGATACATATTTATTTACATTTGGTAGGTACGTTGCCATATTACAAAAATACTAAATTTTATTTATTTATTAGGTTATTATATCTAAACTTTTAGAGTTTATGAATAACCTAATATCCATTTTCTTAATTTACTTTTACTTCTTAAAAGATCTGTTTGTCTTTTTTTCATACGTTTTGTTTCTAATCCATGTCTTGCAGTATCATCTTTATTTTTATCTGAAGGTCTACTAACATCTACACCACTGCTTGTTCCTGGATCATTTTTCTTTCCGTACATTTTTTCATAGTAGATCTTAGCAAAATCTGGGTTTTGAGCATGTAAATACTCATAGTTAGCTAACTCTTGATCTAAAGGATTAGTAGATGAAACTTTACCATCAAAATCTCTAGCATTATAATATTCAATATTATGTGCTTGCGGACTATACCAGAACTGTGGATTTTCTAAGTTTCTTATATATAGTTCATCCGCATTAGTCATTTGATCATTAAAAGCATTTACTAAGTTATCTGTTAGTTCCATTTTTGCTACATTATAGTTTTCTTTGGCTGCATTGCTGTCATCCATGTATGTTTTAAAGTTGTTAGCAGCCTGTTCACCAGCCTCATTAATAAGAGGGATGTTAATATTTTGAGCGTTATTATATATCTTAGTATTAAGAGCTTCATGTTTATTAATAATTTTTTCACTTGCATCTTGCACTGCTCCCATAATTGAACTTGCTTGATCAGGATTTGCTCTCATTGCTGCAGCTGCTGATGCTTCTACAGATGCCAGCTCTTGTCTAGGATCCACATACATAGGGTTTACTAACACAGGATCAAGTGTAGGTTCCATAACTGGATTTATTTGTTCTAGTCCTGCTAATTGTGCAGATTTAGTTGCAACAAGAAGATCATCTTGAGGGAATGTTTCATACTCAGGATACTTAGGTGTTGTCCAATCTCCTGTTACTGGTGCACAATCACAACTTGCCTGATCAAATCTTTGTCCTTTTTCTAAACACTCTTTCATTTTTTCATTTCTCACTTCTTCAGGGCAAGGAATGTCTTGATCTATTGTTGTTGTAGATGTATTTGTTTTATTGTCTGCTCTGTAGAATTGTCCACCCGTTGTGTGACCTAACTTTCCATCTACAAATGATACAGGGTTTCCTTCTGCATCTACCATTTTATTATCACCTACTTTCTCATCAGTCCATGTTTTGTTCTTTTTCATGGCTGCAATATCCTTCTTGGTATAAACATGATGTCCTCCCATTGGTGTTGTTACAATTTGGTCAAGTAGTCCTGATTCATCTTCTAATTTAGCATTATTTAATGAAGTATACATTCCTTGGAATATTTTAACTTCCTCTTCAGTAGGTGCTGTATCACCCCAACCATATTTTTTTGCTGCAGCATCATCTGGTGCACCATTAGCATCAAACTTATGACCAGCACTATGTGCTGTAGATAAAAATTGATTCATTTTGTTAAAGATCATAAATAACTCAGCGTCACTTTTACCTTGAATCCAATTATTTTTACCATCTTTATTTTTTGCAGCTGCTTCTCTATATTTTTGTATCCAAAGTTTTCTTGGTGGATCAAAATCTTTACTAGCCATTACATCAAATGCGTCTGCATGAGAACTTTGACCAGAGCTAAAATCAGGATTATATGTTTCAAAAGCAGGCTCACTAGATCCAATAATAGGCATTCCATATTCGTCAGTACCTTGATACCCCCAGGCCTCTGATCCTTGTAACGTAGAGGGATCAAACTCACCTGTATCTTGAAATCTTGGTAGTTCTTTTCCGTATTTTGCTACTGAAGGATTTTGTGGTGCTCCTTGTGGTGGCATTGATGGATCAGCAAAAGGATCAATTTGTAAACTATCTTGTATCATTTTTGCTTCTATAGATTGAGTTTGTATATCAATCTCATTTAGCTGTTGTTCCATTACCTGAATAGATGCTTGAATCTCATAAGCTTTTTCAGGATCTTCAAGAATGTTTGGATTCTCAGAAATAAAAGATTTAGTTTGTTCATACTCTGTTATTAACTGTTTTCTGTACTTCAATATATTCTGAAGTGCTATCTGTGAATCACTTAACCGTCCTTGTTGTGCTGCTTGGTTTATTGCTAAACTTCCACCATCAGTAAATTGTTTAAGAGAGTCTGCTTTGAAAGGAGATATTGGTCCTGATCCCAATGACATACTTTCACCATAAGATTTAGGGTTTAATGGTATTGATGTGGTCATTCCTGATTTAGGATCATAAATTACCTTGTTTGGATTTATATCTTTTTCATCTGATCTAAATATATTACCTATTCTTGTCCCAATATTTCCAAGAAAATTTCTATTATTAACTTTTGCAGACTCTTGACAATCACATATAGCTTCATTAAATTGTAACCCTTTAGTAACACATTCTTTCATTTTTTCTCGTGCATTAGGACACTCAATTCCTGGACCTGATTCTGCTGCCATTATTTCTCCTTTAATTTGGTACCCTGGTAATCCAAGAGGATTTTGATCTCTTACATATCCTTCAGGAACTCCCATTTTAGGGACCATTGGTTGACCAGTCATAGGGGATGTTTCCGCACCATATTGAGCTCCAGGTCTAAAAAGAGCTGTTGGTCTTGGTGGATTATTCAATACATTATCTCTCCAACTAGGAGAACCTGGTATTTGAGACTCGTCAACTAATTCTGGTATTATTTGCTCTAATGAAGGATTTGGTTGCTCTTTTCTTTTTTCATGCTCTATTTCTCCTTTAGTTTGATAACTTGGTAACTCAATACCATGTTGAGCTCCAGCAAACATTTTACCCATGCTCATCATATTACCTACATCTTCTTTTAGCTTTTCATCTTTGTTTTTCATGAAAGGGTTTGCATATTTTAATCCTGCCATACCAAACATTGCTTGTGGTAACTCAGTACCATATTTACCCATTGGAGGCATACCTCCTTGCGGTGGTCCTGTAAATTCTTGCAGTCCCCCTTGATTTTGCATAGCCATATATTCTTCATGCGTTGCTCCAGGATGAACTGTACCATCAGGCATAGTATGTGTTGGTCCTTGTTGATTGTTTTGTTCTTGTATTTTAGCTTCTAACTCCTGTGGATTAACACCACTTTCTATAAGAAAAGGATAAGCTGCTAATGGTAATCCATCAGAGAAATTCTTCTTACTCTCTTGTATAAATGCAAGTTGAGATAACTTGATCTTATTTTTGTTAATCATATCTTCAGCAGTTGCTATAGATATTTTGTCTGAAGTCTCATCTTCTATTATTTCAATATACTTATTTAAAGGGAAATTTTTAGATGCTTTTGCAGGAGTCATCTTCTTCTTAGATGTTATACCTAATAATTTAAGCTCATCTAAAGTAAGATTCATTTTTCTTGTATCAGAGTATATAAAACTTTGTTCAGGTAAATTTAAAGGAGTACCGCCATTACTGTGTCTATTACCTCCTATATTATATAGCTCAAATGAACCATCATTAGTAAGATCAGTTAATGCTGTCTCACCTTTTTCTGCTTCTAGATTAGCTTCATCTCTATTCATTGGTCCTAATGTATTATTTATAGCACCTCCTGCTTTCATTGTTTTTACAATAGTACCATTTACATATTTAAAACCTTCTGGTAACTTTCCGTTTATTTTTATTTTCATAATATCAACCTGTTATTTGTATATTAGCTCCTGCCTTCATTAACTCATAATATAAATCCATATCTATTTCAGCTTCTTGTTCTCCTCCATACTTAGCAGTAGTTCCAACTTTTTTAGTACTACTCATATTTTCTGTAACTAGAGGTGCTTTCTTATCTGTAACAGCATCTGCAACTTGTGTACCAACACTTTTAGTAGTATCCATAACACCAGCATATCCTGCTGTATCTTTTGCTAATGAAGTAGTTGCTGATGCTAAACCATATCCAGGTATTGCAGATGTTGCATTTAATACAGCATTTTCTGTATGTACTTTTCTTTGTTCTGATCCTTCTGGTGCTGCATATGCTCTAGTTCCAGATATAGCTGAATTAAGAAGATCTGCTCCTGCTGCAATAGGTCCTGAATAATCTTGCATGCCTGCTACAGTTAACCCTGTCTGTGTATAATCTAAAGCTTTATTAACTGATTCATTTTCAGAAATAGTTTTTTTAGTAGATTCTCCTTTATAGTCAGGAATAAATCCTTGCTCTCCTTTTAACCATCCTTTTAAATTCCAATTACCTCCATCATTCATTGTTGGTAATTGACCTCCCCATTTCATACCTGGACATGTTCCTGGTATTGCACATTCTGGTCCTGTTCCTTTTCCATCAGGATCATCATAAGGTAAAACTGGAGCACTATAATCTGCTTTAGAGTTTTCTTCATTTGTTGGTCCTACAGGTCTATCGTATGCGTCACATAAAACAGCTCCTTCTGATCCTGTGTTTCCTCCTCTTAGAAATTTACGTAACTCACCACCTTTTGTATATATACCATAGTCTATAGAATCTTTTGTTTTAAGATATATATCATCTTCACTTTTATAACCAGTCTTTATTTTTCCGTCTCTAAGATCTTTTTCATACAAGAGTACATCATCATAACCAGCCTCTGTTGCTGCCTTTTTTAAGAGTTCCTTCTTTTTTGCTTCTTCATTCCTTAAACCATCTGTACTAGATAATCCCCAGTAAGTTAATGCTCCTAGTGTCAGGGGAATTCCTGCGTATTGTAATTTATTATGTTTTTTTCCATCTCCTATACGTAGACCAGGTCCACTGAATCCGCTTTTAATACCTCTCCATGTTGGAGAATGAATATCCCAATCACCTCCTACTCTATCAATTGTGTAATTAAATATGCTTGAATTTTCTTTACCTAATTCTGTATAAAATCTATTTGTTTCATCAACCTTCTCTCTTCCTATTGCATTTAAACCTCTTAGTTTAACTCTAGTATTAAAGTTATAATCTGGTTCAAGTATAGATTCAGGTTTAAAGTCTGGATCATTTTTAAACTTATTGGTTCTTAAACCACCTTCATTTACATCAAAGTCATAATGTTTCCATATATTTACAGTAGCTTCAGGATTATCTAATGTTTCTCCACTAATAACCCCTGGATATTTCTCTCCAAAACCTCTTGTTGATCTTATAGCTGCATCATATAGAGAAGTACCTATACCTGTCTTTCTATATTCGTCTAACACACTCACCATTTCAACTGAAGAGGGTGCATTTCTTTTATTTTTAAGATTTAAAAATCCTATAGTGTTAGATTTATCACTACCTATTGGTGTTTCATTAAAATTTATTTTAGTGAAACTAGGTGTTCTTTTTGCACTAAATAGTACATTATCTCCATAGTCAAATGCTAAAGGATTAATAGGTCTTAAACCTTCCCAAACATACTTAAAACCATTCCACACCCATTGCCCACCTTTTTTAATTTTACCTGGTTGTGTAAGTCCCACCTGAGCTTTTGGTAATTCAGCACCATTTTTCATTTTACCTAAATACGTTTTTTGTTTATCTAGATATTCATCTTTATATTTAAGAAAATCAACTTCAGGATTCATATAATTAACTACTCCTGATAGATCTGATTGTTGTTCCATTAATTCTTGACCTTGTTGAGCTTGACCAAATACTTTACCTGTTCCATATAAGCTATCTCCGTACCCTCCTTTATTTACATCATAGAATCCTTTTGATCCTGTTCCTGCAGTTTCTTCCATTACTGGAGCTATATCTTCAGCAGATACAGATCTTTTAAACATTTCATTCTGCTTCTGAACATTTCTGTTATATATATCTTCTAAAAACGGAGCTGCTTTATCTACAATAAATTCTGATGCCTTTCCATATATATCTGTTACAGCTCCTACAGCTCCAGTGTTAAAAAACTCTTTACCTTTATTCCAAGTGCTTTGTATAGGGCCATCACCATAACTAACATCAACACCCATATCTTGAGGATCATTCCAAACTCCTCCATTTCCTTCACACTGCTCTCTAGTTGTTGATACACCATCGCTACATGAAAAACCTTTTGCAGCACCTTCCATGTCAGTACGGTTAGCAGGGTCTAATACTCTTGGGTTATTAGCATGTGCTTCATTCTTTTCTGCTATACTAGCATCAAACTCAGCATTATTATCATAGTCAGGACCTGGATCTTTATTTAAATGTGAATCACCTTTAAACCAATTTTTAAGTTTATTTATATTACTTGGTTCTTCCCAATTAGATTTTGGTTCTGGTTGAAGATCTATTTCTTTATTAGGGTCACCAAAAGATCCTGGTTGTGCCCAAGGCATATTCATAGCAGAAGTAGGATCATTATACTCCTTATTAAAATTAGCTACAGGATTATCAAAATACATCTCTGATTGTGATGGAGGTAATTGTAATAAAGATTCTTTGTACATTCTTTCTTCTTTCTCATCAATAGTTTCTTCAGTTTCTTCACCATCTTGAAATTTACGCAGTGCTCCACCGTATCTATAATCAGTTTTAAAATTATTTTCAAATACATCAAAGTTAGTTTCAAAGTCAGCAGTACGTCCACCTGATGCTTGATCATCTTGAGTAGCTCCTCCTCCTACTTGAAATCTTCTGAGCTCTCTACCATATCTAGCATCATCCTCTGATTTTTCTTTAGCCTCTCTATTTATTCTTTGTTGTTCTGTTTCTCCTTCAGTAACTATTGTTTCTGAATGCGGTCCATATATTTTATCAGGATCATATTTATTCTGCTGAAGTTGTACATTAGTTGTTGGAGTACCTTCTGTCCAAACTGCACTATTAGCCTCACATTGTTCTCTTGTTGTAGATGTACCATCAGAACAAGAACTTGTAGTTTCTGTTACCTCATCAAAAGATGTAAATCCTGCTAATTTATTGTCTCCTTCTTTGTCAAAATCAAACAGCATTGTCTGAGCATTAACATCTCCAAGACCACCTTCACCTTTACCTTCCTCTATTATATCATACTGAGTTTGTGTTGACTTATCATAATCTACAGTACCATCTTCATTGAAATAAGTATATGTACCATCTTCATTTTTTGTCTTTATACCAAATAAAGCATCTCCGGTCCAAACACCTCCGTTAGCTTCACAGTCAGCTCCGTTAGTATATTGAGGATCTGAACAACTTCCTTGATCAGGATTCCTATAATGCTCACTTCTTTTCTGACTAACTCTATAGTTAACACCATCAAACTTAGCTGTACCATCTTCATTACGGTCCATCCAATTCCATTTACCGTGTGTTAACTCATCAGGTGTCCACCATAAATCTGAATTCCTCATGTCTCCTGATTCTATAAGCCTCTTTCTTTCTTTATTACTCATTCCAAGATACTTGGCAAAATTTTCTCCGTGTAATAAAGCATTCTCATCTCTAGTGTTTGTTAAATTTACTCTACCGTATTTCAATGCACCATCAGCATCAAACTTGGAATACTTACCTCCTGGAGTATAGTTATCTTTATCAAAAGCTCCTACAACATTACCAAAAAGATCTCCTGCTCCTTTAAACATATTCGCCATTAATCCCATAGGACCTAATCCTCCTAAACTATTATACTTGTCTCTGTCTCCTTGATTACCTACATTATTTTTCCACTCTTCTCTTACTCCATCAAAAGTACGGTCATACTGGTATTTATTGGTTGGTTTGATTTTACGTACAACATCATTAATATTAACTTGACCCGTTTCTTCATATTCAGGTAAAGTACCTCCACCTTTCATAAAGTGTTGATAACCACCTAAATATGGATAAACGTTAAAAGTTTGTTCTTTTTTCTTTCTCTTCTTTCCTGCCATACTATTGATTCAGTTATAAAGTTACATTTATAATATACTAAAAATCAAGCATATTATCTAATTATTTAATGATTTCATATAATCAAGAACTGTCATTTTGCTAGCCTTAGCCTCATTATAATAGATGGTATTTAACCTATTATATATACTTTTTAGTTTGTTAAACTTTTTATCTTTATCTAAAATACCATTTACTCTAGTTTCATATAATAATATTTGGGAAGCTAATGATAAGCCATAATTATTACCATCTGTTTTATTAAACAAGTCTTTACTAACATTAATGTCACTTAAAGGCATACTTGCTCCACCATACTTCATAGGAGCAACTCTGTCTTTTACTTTTACTTCTGCTTTAGGTTTATTATCTAATAATCCAAAATTTTCCATTTCATTCTTTTCTGCTTGAGTTATAGTTTCACCTTTATTATATCTTGTTACTATATCTTTCATTCTTGAAAAGAATCTTTTCTGTTCCTGTTTTTGTTTAGTTATATCAACTATATCATTATTATCATAATAAATTTTATTATCTTCAATATTTTCTGTTTGAACATTATATTCTATATAAGGTAATTGTACGTCATCATCATATCCTTTTTTGATTTTATATTTACCTAACATCCCTTCTATACTTTTTTCTGATCCCATCTTAAACTTAGGTAAAAAAGCTCCGTTTTCTAACATGTCTCCTATAACCTCATCCTTTACATTAATGGAACCTCCAAACTTATAAGTAGGTATATTTTTAAAAGGTTCTCTTAGATCATGACTCTCCATAAAGAAAGGTGATTTACTTACATCTAAATCAGGATTTAAATACCTATTAACCCTTTCTGTATATCCTCCTACAGAAATATCACCTTTGACTGACTCTTTAGAAAACTCACCTTTAGATAACTGATCTCTCAGCTCAGGTTGACCTGCTCTATGTAATGCTGCTATTAATTGAAAATCTGAATATTGAGATGAAGCTTCTGGATAACTATGTCTAATTTGAAGAATCTCCTGTGGATATACATCTGTAATAAGATATTGCATTAACTTTCTTTGATCATCTTTATTGTTAAGATAATTAGCTTTCCAATCTTGCTCTTCTTTATATCCTAAAACATCTTTACCGTACTTATTTAAATGTTCTATCTTTATTCCAAATCTACCTAATGCATCAGCACTGCTGACATGTGAATAAGCATCATCCATACCACTTTCATACTGTCCTAGGAATGGGTGATTATCTAAATCATATTGTCCTCCTGGTATAGTATTTCCAAACTCATCTAAATCTTTTCCTGTAACATAAACTCTTCCTTCAGGTTTTTTATATTTAACTAGACTTCCTGTTTCAAGATGACCTATTGCTGATATTGTAGACCATAATTCATCTTCAGATATATTTTTAAAAGAATCTTTATACTTCTTTCTAGCCGTAGAGTATTCTACATGCTTATCAAAATCTGGACCACCTACTAATATTTGATCCCCTACCCACATTCTATTAATATTTTTTGCATAATTAGGTTGATCTTTAATATCAGAAAAATTACTATTTACAGAATTTAAAATACCTTGCTCATTCCACAAGTTATATTTTTCACTAATATCTGACTTAGTGTCACCAGATTTAACTTTATATCTGTAATATGTTTTACCATTAATGGTTACTTCTTCTGTATCAGAATAATCTACAGCTCCTCCATTTTCATAGGCTTTGATTTGTCCACCAAGCTGAAAAGCTTTTATTGGACCACTTCCTATTTTATAGTCATGTGGTATTTCAAATTCATACCAGATATTACCTTGGTCATCACGGATCTCTTTATAATTATACTCTTTACCAAAAGTACCCTTCATTAATTTATTAAACTCTTTTTCTGTATACTTCTTTAATATTGTTTGATAACTTTTACCGTATGAACTTATATCAAAAGGTTTTTTCTCATAAGGTTTTTCAATATGTTTAATTTCTCTTATATCATTTATATACTTCTTAGTATTAGGATCATTATGTTCTCCAATAAATTTCCAAGAACCATCGTCTTGTATATGATATGTACCAGCTTGTAAATTTTTTGCAGTCTCTACTGGTATTTCCAAATGCTCCATTGTTTCATCATCCCCAGTTCTAACACTAGAGCGTGTATTTATAGTATACCTACCATCATTATCAAGAGCTATGTGATTATTTTTCCAGTGACCTATGTTTGCCGTATAAGCATCTATTTCTGCATCACTCCATCCACTTTTATAAAGTGATTCTCTATATGATGCATCATCTGCATAAACATCCCTCCTAGGCTTTGTTGTCTTTTTTGGAGCCCAGCCTTTTTCTTCATGTGTTATTCTTGGACTGTTATCCAGAGAGTATACTGAATTAACTTCTTTAGGTATACTTACAAAAGGACCATGTCTTTTGGCTACTGTAGTATGACCATAAGTATTACCTGTATTCATACTATTTATTGCTTTTTCATATTCAGCAATATTTTCTAATGTCCATGGATTTTCAAGTCTATCTGCCAATGATGCCTGACCGCCACCAAATCCTTCAATAGTTGCTACAGTACTAGCATGTGGAAATCTTACAGTTTGATAATTATTATCTAATGCGTATCCAATAGTCTCTGAAAATAATCTTCTAGAATGATTTTTTTCTAAATTTTTTAATTGTGCAGTTTGAACATCACTTCTACTTTGTAGTAAGGCTTGAATTTTATCTCTATTAGATTCTGCATCTTTTAAACTACTTTTAAGATATTTTATTTCTTCTCTTGCTTGTGAAGTATAATTTTGCCATTGTTGGTTATCAGGCATTATACTATTTTGATCAGGTACAAAATTATCTATTTTATATTGTTTTGCATCTATTTTATTTTGAGCTTCAATAACATATTCATTAGATTTTTTAAGTTTAGCTAACAGAGGTCTTTGAAATTCATCTGATTGTATTTCCAGTATGTTAAAAGTTTTTCCATCTATAGAGAAAAATCTTGTATGTCCATAAGTTGGTCCAAGATCTTGTGTAGGAAAATGATTATCAGATACTGGATTACCTATTTTATCATTTTGCCAAAGTATTGTTTTGTTTTGAATACTATTATATGCAAGTTCTGCTGCATCATATTCTTCTTGTGAAGGAGCAAGAGTACCACTCAGTTCATTTCTTTTATCAAAACCTAATTCTTTCATTCCTACATCAGCATACTTATCTACTTGTTTAGGAGTAAACTGAATTAAATTATTTTGAACTTGTTCTTCAAAAACTTTATAAGGTATTTTATACTTGTTTACATCGTCTACATTAGCAGGCACTGTTGCTATTACATCATCTATTGATTTTTTTAATACTGCTTTATCTGCTAAATTATCTACGTTATTTGAGAATTGTATTAAAGTATTAATATTAACATTTCCACGCTTGTCAGTATTACGTAATATGCTGTTATCTCCCATTAAGGAGTTTATTTGTAATCCTCCTTTATTTTGTATACCATGTTTATTTATATACCAATCCCATTCTTCAAAAGTTTTTGGTCTAACGCTAAGATCTGGCACGTTAAAAAGGTTTGGTTTATCTAAAATAGATGGAGGAGGAGTTCCAAATATACTTGGAAATGTATTTTGTCCCCAATTTATAATTGGTCTTATTACATTTTTAGCATCTTTTACTTTTCTTACTTTATCAACTCCACCAAGCATTTGATACTTGGGTAAAGGTATCTCATATACATCATTACCTGGAAACTTATATTCACCACCTGGCATCATTATCTGTTGGTTACCTTCATCGTCTATACCCAAAACAGGATAATTAACTCCTTTCATAGTTATATTTCCATCTGCATCTGGAATTAAAGTATTTTTCCCAGGATGAGCCCACTGTCCATTTTTGTCTTTTATAAATGTCATTATCTACTTGATGCGTTTAGTTTTGTATTATTTAATCTTAATAACATCTTCTTATCTCCTGAAACTAATCTTCTTAGTACAACATGATTATAATAGTGTCTAAACTTCTTTCTTTCAAATGAAGATTTCAAAAGATTTATATTAGCCATATTTAAATCTCTTATATAACCATTTAATCTTGTTAGGTATATAGTATTTTCTACTCCTGTAAATTCTCCTCTATCATTAGTAACATCCCAGAATTGGTTGAATCTATATTTCTGTTCTTCCTTACTGTATAATATATTTATATCATTAGCATTGATTATAGGATAAGTAGTTATTAAAGGTGCATTATTTTTTGGAGATAAATCTAGTTTTAATAAACCGGATGTCTGTTCTGAATTATAAATCTCTGCTTCATCAAAGTTAAAATCTAATACATGGAATCTATCTCTACTGTCATTTTTATATACAAATGATTCTAATGAATATTCAACGCTTCTAAGAGTAGTTACTGTTTGACCTGAAGTTTCAAGTAAGTCAATTTCCCAAGGATAATCTACATCATAGAAATTAGCAAACTTATCTGTTCTTGCATTATGTCTCCATATTCCAGCTATATCATAATTAGGTGGTATACTATCTGAAAAGTCATAGTTGCATATTAAAGGATTACTTTGATCATTACATACTCCAGTTTCCCAATTCATGTTTGTACCATACCCTGGAGTACCTTCACAACTACATATTTGTCTTTCACAGGTAGGCCATAGGCCGGCACCACATGTACCAACTAATGAATAAGGAGGAGAAGCTGTTGGACATTCACAATCTCCCTTAATACATAGAGGTGTTTCAGTTTCACTACAATTACCAACTTTTTGATATGTATTATCAGGACATTCACATACTATTGGTGGAGTACATGATTGAGCTACTATTACATCAGCTATATCCTGTGCATCTTGAGGATCATCAAATGTAGCTTGATAAGTATTAACACCTTCACCATTACTTGGATTATAATTAGGTCCTGTACTGTCGTAATTTGCTCCATAATCTAACAGCTGTTGTGTAGTAGGACTACCGCTTGGATCTAAAATTACAGAATATACTTCTAAATCAGAGTAAGCAGGATTATTAAGAACATTATTTATAAACCACTGTTCATTAGATCCAATTGTCCAGGATCCTAAACCTCCTTCATTTAAGGTTACAGTTGGCGTTACTACATCTAGGTCTGCTGGAGTCCATCCAAATGGTAAATCAGTATTAGAATTAAAGGTTTGATCAAAACCAGGACCAGCACAGTGACCATCAGCACCATCAGCTGCAAGAAATAGTTTCTTAGGTACACCTGGTCTTGAATTTGGTCCATATAATATAGCTAATGCATGCCAAAGACCACCAACCGTATCTGTACCACAAGGTGTATCTGGTGTGTAACCAGGGTCATATGTATTTGCTCCAGTACCAATATGATAACCTGTTCCAGCAACAGTGCCATTACCTGGTGCATGAGGACCTGTATTATTTATACGGTCTGTCAACTCTTGTTCAACACTTGTTAAATCTTGAAGTTCGTTATCATTAAAACCAGTAAATGAACCTCCACCATTTTGTAGACCACCACCAAATCTTACAAATCCCATCCTGGTATTACCAAGAGCAAGTGAAGCTGAGAAACTGTTTACTATACCTGTACCAAAGGCTCTCATATTATCTACATTATCATTATTAGCCACACTGTTTGATGCATCTAAACATAGTACAGCATCAAATTCACATTGAACAGCACCGGTATAGCTATTACTTGCACTAATTGAAACAGAGGTATTAGTTGCTACTATTATATCATCAATAAGGTTTGCTGGTTGAGAACCTACAGCACTTATCTCACACATATCTGTAACTCCATTGTATGTATATCCTGGAGGACATATTGGTGTTGCTGATATACTTTTCTTAGTTGTTAAGAAATGATTTATACTATTAAATGCTAGTTCAGGATGCCAGTCATGGAATGAGATCCAAGCTTTAGCTTTAGGATCAAAACTAACTGTCCAAGAAATATCCTCAAAATAATCTGTGTCAGTTAAATCAACTGGTACCACAGTCCATCCATCATTATATTGAAACTGCCCATTTTGATAAGACATATCAGCAGCTTTACTTGCAAGTGGTTTATAATCTCTTTTTGAGAAATATACAATATCATTATTAGGATCATATATTGCTTGTACTCCTGCACCAATTACAGGATTGTCTACATATCTTGGATGTTCTTCTATTTCTGGAAAAGCTTTTAATAATTGAGATGGTAGATATTTATTGAACCACCACTTCATACCTAGATCAGATATAGCCTCTATACCTTTACCTGAATATTTAAATATTTTACCTTGAGCTTGTGATACAAAGAACATACCTGCTGGTGTTTGTACAACACTTCTTGAACTCTCACATGATCCATATTCATGAGATACATTAGAGTTTGATACTTGTTGGAAAGTTTGACTAAATAAACCACCATCACCAATAGTTAATTTATTACCTGACTTAGCCATTTCTATTTGATCTGTTCCTTGAAATAATTGTGGAGATAATGTAGGGAATAATATTAAAGCTCCTGTTTGATTAGTAGGTACTATTGTATTAACTGTAGATTTAAAGTCTCTAAAATTCTCTGGTAAGAATGTTCTCCAATGGTCTGATCTTTCATCATTCTTGAATTGTTTTAATGATTTTGTATGAACTCCTACTGAAGGTAATGAGTATAATAATCTTTTAGGGTATTTAGTAAAGCAAGTTTCTGAAACTATTGGATCATACCATCTAGGTTGTATATTACCAAATGATGCTGTCCAGAATCTACGTATATTAAGAGACTGATCATATTTATAGAAGTTATCTCCTGATATATGATCTTTATGGAATAGTTCATGATAATCTGTATATCCTAGATGATCATAATGTTTTTTTCTTTTTACATCTTCCCAATCTCTAAAGCTAAGATTCATATCTGATTCAACAAAGAAATCTTGTATACCACTATTATGTGTATACATATAACCTAAGTTCTCTATAAATAAACCTCCTGTTCTTTTAACTCCGTCATCTGGTCCACCTGGATCATTAACTGTGGCACTATAATTATCTCTATCTGAACCTATATCACTAGTTCTAGGGGGAGCCCCACCTTTAGTTAATAAATAATGATTAGTATTTCTATAACAACCATCTGGATCTAAACCATTAGCTCTATCTTCTGATCCTGGACGACAGAATTTATAACCACTACCAACACAATCTGTCCAACTACCAGGGTTACTGGTCCCATTAGCATCTGAACCACCACCATTTACATTAAGTGATCCTCTTTCAAAATCAACCCAACCTGCCCATCCTGACTCATTTACTGTATAGAATTCATTATAATATATAAAGTCTCTTGGATCATCTTCTGGCCAACAACTATCTACCCAACTTCCTCCACCTAAAGTACAACTTCTTTTATCTTTAATTGTATCACTTATAACTCCTGCTATAGTACATTCACCATTGTGGTTACATGATCCTCCAGGAAAACCTGGATATGCTGGAGTATTATAGGCAGGATTTCCAATAACTCCTGTATCAACACTATTAGCTACAGGATATAAAAATTCACCCGCATTCCAATCATATAAAGCTTTAAATGTTCTAACTACACCTGAAAAATCAAAAGTCTTTGGAATAGAAGGTTGATGCATATCACCTTCAGGACGTACTAAATCTAACCAGTGGTCACTAGTACTTGATATACAATCATCACCTTCCCAATTTATTAATGGAGTATCAAATTGATGACTTCTATGTCTAGCTTGTATACCAATTGCTACTTCTCTTTTTCTTGCAGGTTCAAGAGCTGATGAAGGTGCTGTATACCCTGCAGCAACATACCAAGCTGCAGTTTCTCCAGGATGACTAATCCATTGAGTTTTACCTACACCATTTATCTCCCATGATTTATCATCTAAATAATTAAAGACTGTTGCCATAATTTTACTTGATGAAGGAATCTTTACAACTTGTAAATGGAAGTTTGCCTCTTCAAAGTAGTTTGCAACTTCACCACCAGAATTGTCTCCAAAAGCATTATATCCCATAAGATCACAGTCAATGGCTGTTGGTTGATCTAAATGATACATGTCAGATGGAAACGCCTCATCAAACTTAAAACTTAAATTTGTTATTGGTCTAACAAACTCTTCCATGCGGTACTTCTCTGTATTCATCCAGTATCTAGGAAAAGGTATGTTAGAGTAATATCTATAATCAAAAGGCATTCCGTCAGGGCCTTCTTTCATAAAATCAAACCAGAATGGCATTGTAACTTTTTCTGTATATCTTGATATATAAGTATCTCCTCCAAATAATGGTCCTGTATTAAATCTAGTATTAGTAGTTATATCATTTGTCATATCCTTAAATCTGAAAGGTTGTGACATTGGTGTAAATAAGACACTGTCTAATTGACCATATTGATTATCATTATCTACTTTTAATCCTACATAATGTGCAGCAATATTAGATTTAACTAAACCTGTAGGAGTCCACCAACTTACTGTACTATTAGTTCCGTCTGCTGCACATTGTGCACCACCAATAACAAATTTTGAATCATCTAAGTTATTCCAGTTTCCTGGTGTATCTACACTGGTGTTAGTATTAATAACAACAGTAGAAGGTCTATGTAAATTATTTACAGCAACATCATCTATATATTGGATACCTTGTTTAATATACCTAGCTTTATTTATTTGATGTCTATATGTAGAAGTACATTCTCCTGGTAATAAACCTTGACCTCCTATACACGTTCCTGCAGCAAATGGTCCATAATCACTATAGAATCCATGTGAGTTATATTTAAAAGCATAGTCTTGATAATCCACCATTTTAAGAATAAGATCTATAATCTTATCTCCACCTATAGCAACATAATTTAAGAAAGTTAATACACCTGTAATCATTGAAAATAATGTAGGAGTACTTGTGAAATCACTCCCTACATATTCAATACTTTTATTAGGTCCAATATGACCAGCCATAAGTCCTGTAGTTCCTGTCTCAATCATTTGATAAATAGGAGTACCAATTTGTCTTGCTAATTTACCAGCACCAAATACAGAGGCTACATCTACAACAGTATTAAATGCTATATCTGCTATAGCTCCAACAACTACTCCTGGAATATTTAATAGTACGTTTACTGCTGCTGCTGCTGTACCAGTACCTGGCATAGGAGTCATACCTGATCCTACTGCCATTGTTTCCCCTGATGATTGAGATCTTGCTGTATTAATTTTTACATTTCTTTTACCTCTCATGTGGTTAAGTGCATAACCTACACCAATAATTGCTGCAATTAATACAGCTTTATTTTTAAGAAGTTTAGCTCCTGGGTGATCTTCTGACTTTTTAAAGTTTCCTTCTGCTCTACCTGTTAAAGTTTTATATACTACCATTTCAGATGGAGCAAGATACATCTGTGTAAAGTTAAGATCAGGAGAATGGAATGTATGATAATCTCTTGTAAATTCATTCAACGCTCTATTGTCATCTACCATATGAATTGTTGCATCATCCGTTGGTCCAAAAAGACTTCCTCTTCCTGTTATCCAATTACTTTCTACAGGATCACCACCAAATAAACTTGCCAACCAAGGGCTATCTGTAGTGCTAGCATCACCGTTTCCTCTATGTATTAAATATGGATCAAATGCTGTATCATTATATGGATAGTTTGCAAATAAACCCCATTTAATATCACTACCTGTAGCTAAACTTGTTGCATTTGCTAAAGCTTCTCTAGGACCTTCTGTATCATCTAATGCAGAATTTTCTCCTGCAGATTGACCTGGTTCTAAAAGACTTCTTGTATGTTCATATCTTTCATAGGTCATCATATTTCTTATAATACCTTTTGCTATGATAGATTTATTACCATCCCTGTTTCCTACAAGTATTTCATATCCTGCAATATTAGGTATTATAGTTCCGTCATTATATCTTGGTGCAGCAATGTTAGAAAATTGAGCACCTAATATATTTATGTGTGTTGCACAATTTTCAACACATGGTGTTGTTACAGTAGAGTTAGTTGCTAGTCTAGTTGATACATCTGTATTTTCATCAGGCATTTTATGATGTCTGATAGGTTTACCACATAGATCAGGAGCACCTACAGCAAAAGTATCATTATATCTTTCAGGATCTGTAGCAGGATATTTTTCACTAGCAGCTTCCCAATAACCCATATTACCATAAGCAGTTAATACTCCACCATCATCTAAAGTTCCTGTTAAAGCTCCTGTATATGATGCTGTATTTATTACTTTAAAGTTTTTAGCTACCCCATCCCAAGTATTAGTACCAACATAAGGGTCAGTTTCATTTCCTACTGGTGCTCTACCAGGTATGTGATATGCTTTAGATTTTTCTCCTGTATTATAAAAGAAACGTATAAAGAATGTATATACTTCATCTCTTAAGAAAGTTGGTTTGTTACCCCCATCTTTATAGTAATTTGAAGGATAGCTAGCAGAAACCCATTCCGTTATAATATCATTAGCTAATGGTTGATAATTAAAATCAAATTGCTCTGTAGGTTGAGATCTTATTAAGTAATCATTAACTTCATACATTCCTGATGATTTTTCATATGCAGGATTTCTCAATAATAATCTTGATGATTTAACTTTTTCTAAATCAGGATCTAAATAATCAATATTTAATGTTGTAGTTTCAGTGCTATAGTAACCTAGTATATATGATACGTAACCATTATGAACTCTTGTTCTTACAACAACCTGCATGAATTCAAACTCCTTATCAATACCTGAGAATTTAACATCTAATGATCCTCCATTATTTTCATGAGACCATAAGGATTGTAGATTAGACTGACCAAGGTAGTCTCCTATAATTTGATCATTAATAGAATATGCCACAAATACCTGATACATACCATTAGGTAATTGACCGCCTTCATTAGCTTTTGTTAACTTTATAGTAGGAGTATCCAACAGCGGTGCTAATCTTATCTTTTCACAATCTAACTGTAAAGGTTCAAAGTTTACGTAAATTGCACAATCCTCTCCAGGAGTTGAATTATATGTTAAATAAGGAATATCATTAAGATTAATTGTTCTTGAAGGATTATACCCATCATCCCAATATATTTGCCATGAGCAATCAAAGTTTTCTTTTGAAACTCCTATTATAAGATTATCTTTATGGAAATTTAAACAAGTATCATTTATGAGTGTTGTATATGTACATGTGCTGTCATCAAATTCACCTATCTCAGAAGCTTTATCATTTACAGGATTTCCATTAGCAGGATTTCTTTCTTCATTGTCTGTAGAAAATATAATCCACTTGTCTCCATAAAGATGTATCCCTCCTATAACAGTGTATGGAATTTCAGCACATAGTAGGTTTGCAGGCTCATTACCAATAACACCTGTATCACCGTCTATTGAGTTATTTATTGCATTTCTAGCATGTGACCAATTCTTCTTATCTAAATAAGTAGCGTGTGTATCTTTGATCATACCCTTCATTGGTAGATTAGTATCTACACTAGATGTTGAAGGATTTTTCTTAGCAGGTTGATTCTTTTTCTTTGCCATTTTTTACACGTTTGTAGGTGTGCTCTTAAACATATTATAATAATTATGATATTGAGCTTTTCTATTTTTTTCCCATAGTGTTTTTAATTGTGCAAAATCTGGAGTATTCACAAATGATAATGCATTATTTCTTGCAGCTCTAAGTTTATTCTGCATAAAAGATAATTGATTAACAACATTCTCACCAGCAAACATCATGTTTTCTAGGATTCTTTCTTTCAATGCATACTCATAATATTCATTACAATATGGATGATCTAATACTAACAGATCTCCATTTTCATCTTCCATTGCCCCTTGATAACTTATATATATTTTTCCTGATTTAAAGTTTGTTATAAGAAATCCATCTCTAATTTCAACATCATCTGCTCCTTGATATACAGGACATTCGTCACAACTGTCTCCCTGATTATCTTTAATGTTAATAGGAATCATGTAGTTATAAATTCTATATATATCAGGATTTACTTTTTGAACTAACATTAATTCATTACCATCACAATCTTTTTCAATAACACATACGTTATCACATTTTGCTGTAGGATCATCACATGGTCCTGTATAACCTGGTTCTAATTTATAAGTTGCTTTATTTACAGCCTCTGTATTTGTCCCACTTGGCATTACAGTTTTTGTCTTATATGTACCACAGAGAGATCCATAGTTCAATACGTTAAAATCAGAAGGTAGTTTACCCTTACTATTTTCTATATCAACTATAGCATTTTTTGTTCTTTGTATCTTAAGACCTAAATCATAATTGCATCTTACAGCAACTTTAATTAATTGTTGAGGTTCTATCATTCCTTCTAGAGCATATGTTCTAAAATCTACAGTAACATCTTCTAGTAGTTGATTAAAAGTTCTATATTTATGTGATACACTCATTATTGTCTATTTATATTTATTTTATTATGTGAATCCTCCGGTGTAACTTTTAGTGAATTAAACTGTACATTTAGTATTTGATTCTCTATTTCTGCAAATAAGAATTCAGGTACGTATAGTTTCTGTAAATATCTTGGAACACAGTCATCCTCTTCTGCACATGTCCAAGTTGATGTATCACCTTCAAAGACTCCTTCTAATTTAATACCGTCCCAGTCTATATTAGGAAAGTATAAATAACCATCAACAAACCAATAGTATTTAGTATTGTTATATTTGAACGTTGTAGTCTTTGCCATAGAAACATAAGATCCTGGACTTGTAGGTTGTATCTCAACACTACCGTCTAATGATGATACGGTTCTAACTAGTGGTCCCCAATAACCTTGCATAAAGGTTGGAAGCTTATGTTTACTTCTTTTTATAGTATGTCCTGAAGTTAAACCAGTACAACCAGCTTCTAGTTTATCAACCTCTATTAGCTCTACATGAGGTAATGTCTGCCAAATTGCGCTAAACTTCATTAGTTTATTGGCATGATCTTGCCTTCTCATTAACATCTGAGCATACTTTAGGATAAGACTATATAAGTATCTATCAGTAATAAAAGCGTCTTGTGACGTTGCTTTAAGGGATCCTCTGAGTCTTGATATTGCTTCTCCTATTGTTGTCATATTACTTCTTTTTGTTTTTATACATATCTGTAACTCTAATTTTTGTTCTCATAGTGACAAATTTTTTCCAATTCTTAGGATAAAATTTTGCTACAGCTCTTTTAAATTGCCTTACTGCTGTAAACTGCCATAACTCTCTAGTTTTAAACTTATACCTAGGAGAATAATTTGTATAAAATATTTTACCTACATGACCATCTGTATCCCAGTTCTTGTTTTGTATAAGCTTTCCATACTTTTTTGATAAGGCATAATCAACATTAACCTTTTTAGCAGCAGGACAGCTTCCTATAAACAAGTAACCTAGAAACTCTGGAAGTTCAACTCCATTTCTATTATTTAGAACCATGTCCCAGATTTTACCATTAAAGCTTGATATAACTTTTTTTAGTTTATTATTATCAACACTTGAATACATAGGATTCTTATCCTTAAATTTATCTAATGTATCAGAGTTTAACAAGTTCAAAACCTTTTCTTTATATCTGGGTTTATTTAAATCTGGTCCTTTATAATTACCTATCATATTTCATACATTATAATTTACAAAAAAAAGAGGAGTTATTCAAACTTATTCAGGAGAATATGATAACTCACAAATTTCCCCTTTTATAGGGCTATGCAAAGACAATACACCAGATCTTCTGGATCCTACAAATTTATTATGATAATGGTAATAATCTGTACGTGAAAGACTTGGTAGAATTTTTAACATAAAACCTGTCTTTTCATGTTCAGTTATATATTCTATTTTCTTTTTATGGTGATAATGTCCTGTATATAATGTTCTATATAAAGTTTTACCCCACTCTCTAGGATACTCCATGGAATATACCATTAATGAATTCTTAGTATTAACATCTCCATGTTCAAAAGCAAAGAAGTTATCTCCATATACAAACACTTTTCTTTCAAGATATACAACATCCCATATTATTTTTGGATCATCAAAACATTTAGATAATGCGTGTGCTAAATGAAATGAAGATAATCTATCATGATTACCAGGTATATAAACTACTTGTAATTCATCACAAAATTGTTTAATGTAATTAATACTCCATTGTATAGCATTAAAAGCTTGCATATATGCCTCTGTAGCTGTTTTACAGTTATCTAATGGTGTTCCACTAGTGGTACTACCATTCCATGTATCCATGTTGATTAAATCTCCTCCTACTACATAATATATTTTTTCTAGATGATGTGATCCAGATGCTCTTGCTACTAAATCTACTATTGTTTCTTCAAAATCTTTATCTATAGTTTCATTACCTTCTTTACCAAAATGTATATCTTGTAAAGACAAAACTCCAGCTGTTTTTATTTTACCTGGAGTTTCTAGTCTTTTTACTTCTTTATATTTTTTTGGTTTAAAACCTTTTAATAATTCAGCAACATTATCTACCTCATTATCTTTTAATTTAGTAACCATTGCTGATACACGCCAATGATCACCCATTTGTTTATTCCAATAACTTGATAACTTCCATTGAGTTGTATCTATATTTAATATATCAATTATTTCTTCAGGTGATTTAGGTTCTGAAGCACTCATTGTCTCCATTTTTGCTTCACCTTTTTCTAGATTATATTCATATGAGGTTGCTGTATTCTCTAGTAAATCCTGTGATTTTACATAATCTTTTAGTTTGTCATAATCTTCTACTGAAATTTCTAGTCTTTCTGCACAATATTCAGATGTTTTTTTCCACTTAAATGATGTTCTAATCTTGTCAAATAATGATTCCATTTATTTTATTTTGGTTAATAATTTACAAATATATAAAAAATATTTAAAAAAAAAGGTCCAGTGTTAACCCCGGACCTTTTCACAATTAAGTTTTGGAAAACCAATTAAACCATCACTTTCTTGTTTTATCTTTATAATGTTGAAGCATATATTATAACAGATGGACATAAAGCACTAGAAGAATATACTCTAAATTCATATGCTGTTCCAGTAGCAAGGCAAGTTATATCATAATTTGTTGCTGTTAAACCTGTTACTGCATCAGTCCAAATACTTGTACCAGCTTGTCTATATTGAACTGTATATGTTCCTGCTACTAATGCAGCACTCCATATAAGATTAATACTGGTAGTTGTTATACCTGAACTCATTAAACCTACTGGAGCTTTTGTAAAACAATCTCCTCCAGCTGTTGCAATTATCATTCTCTGTAATGTAGATAATAATCTTTCACCATTTTCTACAATAATATCATTAGAACCATTTATAGTATAACTAAATTTATCATAACAATGAGATAAACAGTTTGTACAAGTTAATGACTCACATCTTTCTATAGGTTTATTGCAATTTGATAACTCACACGTATGTGTATAAGCTGTTTGATCACAACCACAAGGTAATTTATTACATGGATCTGTTGTACAGTCGCTCATTATACTTCTAATTTAGTTGGGTTAGTATATTCTTTTTGAGGTGCTGGACAAGCAGAAGAAACATCTGTCCAAAAAGGAGCTGTTCTACTATACCTAGCAATTGTGTTACCGCCCTTTGAACCTGCTACTGCATACCAAGCTCCATTTAAGCATTCTGAAGAAGCTGAAGGTACCCCACTTGAAAAAGCTGGTAACGCTGGATCAAATAAAACTCCATTCTCATTCCAAAGATCTCTAGCACCATGTTGTGCTCCATCTGTAACAGAAGCATTTTTCAGCACTGTCTCACATTTATTACCGTGTAAAAAGAATGTATATATACCTCCCATTCTTGTAATAGTTAACTTATCTGCTGTTTCATCTAGTAAGATTCTAACTGTACTTCTAAGATCTCCAATTACAGCCCACATGTTTTTAACTGTGTCTGATAAAGTTTGTGTATTATGTTCAAGAGGTTGTGTATATTCTGTCAGTGGTTGATTAATATCTCCAATTTGTGCTGATATACCCTTTGCTATTTGTGATGTATTTCCTACAAGTTTACCTGTAGTTACTACTTCTTTTTCTGTAGCTCTTACAATTTTTTCTATTGGATGTAGTTTATTTTGTTCAACTGTTCCGCTTGAATAAAGTAAAGGATTTTTCTCTCCTTGTTCTCTTCTATTAGCTTCATCTAACTTTTTTTGTAAACCTTGTGCAACCTTCTTTTGAACTGATAGATCTTTATGTAGTATTGCTACACCATTTGTTAATGCTTCTATTAGATTAGGTAAAGTTACTTTATCACTTGTCGTATTAGCATACCTTTTAAAAGACTCTGATACACTGAATATCAGATCATTAACATCTATCTTACCATCATTATTTGAATCAGGTGTACCTGCTGGCACTTCCATTTTAGCAACATTATCAATTATAAGTTGTAAAAGTTGTTCATCTGTTGCCGCCCTTTCTCCTTTTAAACTATTTTGATTGATATTAGAAATATCAAGACGTATTGTACGTCCATTATTTAGACCTGATTTGTTTGAAGTTTCAAAAGCCATATTCTATTTTCTTTTCTTATATATTATAATATACAAATATTATGTGTTATATACAAATGATTCATCATTCTTTATACTACAGTAACTGTATTGTTAAATAAGTCAATTTCAACTGAAGTACCATCACCTGCTGATATTGCTTGTCCATTTGTTCCAATACCTACTTCTATGTGTGAACCTGGATTACTAGGATCTTCTCTAAATATTCTCATAATACTAGCATCTCCGTGAGCATTAGCAACCCATGTATTATCACCATCAAATTCTATTTGATCACCTACCTGATAATTCTCACCTGGTTGTTGTACAGTTGGTACTATTGAAGTATCTGTATGTGCAGAAAGTACATTTCCAGCTGATTTATCAGCTCTAATAAAAGCACCTGAACCTGAACCTGTAATAGCTTTTATATAATACGCAGTATTATTTTGAGAGCTATTATTAGTTATATAATTTGAACCACCTGCAGTAAAAGCACCTAATGTAATAATTCCACCATTAGCGTCAACTGATGCTACGGTTGCAAGAGCTCCTGAACCTGAACATTTATTCCATTGATCTCCAATTAGTCTTGCTGTTATTACACCATTTGCAGACTGAGAAGACAGGTCATTAATAATAGAATCTGTTAATTTAAATAATCCTGAATTTCTACCACTGTAACCCCAGGTATAACCTACTGGAAAATAACCCCAAATATTTTCATTTTGTGTCTGTCTTGCATCATTTATTATTCCAGAATCCGTTTGATCTGTGTCATTAGTGTGTATGGACCATGAGTTTGGGTAGTTCCTTGACCACGTTGGGTCAGTGTTAGAAGCTCTAGTCCAACCTGCTGGTGGGTCAAAACTTTCATTACTCCATCTTCTTGCATATACACTATTCCAGTTGTCTTGTTTATCGCTGCTGCTATTATTTGTATTTATTTTTCTAGATTTTCTATATATTGTTTCACCTGCTTGATTTACACAAGAAAGTTGTAACCTAAATCCACCATCAGCACAACCATGGGTATTGTTAGATTCTGCTACTAAAGGTATTGATACAGTAGAATTAGGAGCATACATTATATCTTCTTCTACAATTGTAAATTCCATAGGACCTGTAAAATTTAAATCGTTTGTAGCAAATGCTGCATTTAAAGTAGCAACATCAAATTCAATTGTTTGACCTACAGCTACATTGCCAGGATTAGAACAGGATTCTAAACTTGCTCCTATCTCATTACCTTTTCTAAAAAGCGTGAATGTAGTTCCTCCACCTAAACCTCCATATGTTCCACCTGATGCCGTTATTCCATTATAAGAATTATTAGTAGAACTACCTCCTATTGAAAATACGGGAAGTATACTTCTATTCCAAAGAGGAGGTCCGGGTAAAGTTAAACCAGCATGACTCTGAGGTGCTGTATATGTATTAAGGCCTGTTGTAGCAGGCATCGTATGTACTATACTATTTCCTGCAGTAGTTGTACCACCAGTATATCCTATTTGGAACTGCATGTTTTGTATTATTTGATAAGCAGCACTTACAGTAACTATTTGTTCAGCAAATAAAGCACCCGGATCTTCAACTCTTAATTTGAATAATGTTTGACCTGCTGCTACAGGTCCTGTAAGTGTAAATTGATTATTTCCTGCTGCTCCACCTGCAAGATCTTTTTGTAATGTCCATCCTGCTGGTAAACCTGGTGTATAGGTTGTACCACCATCTGTTGAATATTCAGATGTTAATGTTAATTGATCATAAGTATGATCTTCATCACAATAATGTCCATTATATATATATGTACCACCTACAGCTCCAGTAAAAGTAGGTGGAACTGAATCAGCACCACAAGTACCTTGACTTACATTTGTTTTAAATACGGGTGGTTCAGGATTAGGATATGTACAAGAACCATCATCTGCACAAGCAGTAGGGTCATAATTATTAGCAGTAGCATCTGTACAACCATCACCAGTAATAGTAAGATTTAATGTTTCAGTATGATTACAGCCTGAAGCGTTAGTAGTTACACTAGTGTAGGTTCCTGAAGTAGTATAAGTATTACCGTTTCCTTGAGGTCCTGACCATGTGTAAGTGAGACAACCTGTATCATTAAGAATGCCTGTAGTTGCCTGATCTATTGTTAGATTTAATGTTTCAGTATGATCACAAGTTCCACTTGAATCTATATCTGTATAAGTACCGCTAGCAGTATAAGTTTGTCCATTTACACTCCATGTATATGATCCACAATCTTGAGCTGTAGTACTATTTGATGTTGGGTAAGAGCATGAACCATCATCCACTGTAGCTGAAGGATTATAATTACATGCCAAATTATCTGTACAACCAGGATAAGTACAAGTACCATCGTCTACACATGCTGATGAATTATAGTTAGATGCGGCTGGATCCATACATCCAGCAGTCTCACAACAGCAAGAAGTATCACCATAAGTTCCTGCTGCTATATAGGCAGCTGAACCAGGTAAATTACCAGCACAATCAGCATTATAACAAGTACTATAACCATAAGTAGCGCTTGGATTCATACAACCTGGGTTCTTATCTATACAAGATCCATCATCACAATTTGCTAAACTATTATAATTAGAAGCCAAAGGGTCTGTACAACCTAATACAATATCCTGTAAAGTCCCATCAGCATTCTCTATTGGAATACAGTTGCAGTCTTCTGCTGCTTTTCTTTTGTCACAATCTATACAATCATCTATACTCATTATTAAAACATTTTTATATTACCACAATCATCACAGTCTAAACCATCTACTGTTATTGTTATTTTTTGTGAATTACAATTTCCTGTTGTTGTAAAACAGTGACAAAGATTAATTTTATGTTCAGTATCTTCTGCTGCATTAGGTATAGATAATCTTAATACTCCTAATGAATCTGTTTTACCAGCATATAAACCATCAAGTACTATTTCATAATCTGGTATTCTATCACCATCTTTATTTTCAACTATTATAACTATACACTCTGACCCATCACATGTTCTTTTTGTGGTTCCACAATCAGTTGCGTCTACCCAATCAGGTTTTGGTGTAGCTCCGTTTATATGTTTTATTTTAGTAAAAGTCTCTGCACCATAATCTGGTAATAATCTATCTACCCAATCAGATGAATATTTCTTAGAAGCACGTCCATCCATATTATATAAACATCCTGGATCTAAACCATATCTTTTATTCTTATAAAGATTATAGACATCAGTTGCAAAATTACATTCTGTATCAATTTTAAGTAACTCACATCTTGACATTGAATCTCTTGGATCTTCCTCAAGAGGGAACATGCAAGTACCATCATCTACTCCTGCTAACGGATTATAATTCCAAGATAAAGGATCAGTACATCCTAATATACAGTTTAGTTGTGATGTAATTTGTGCTTCACTTATTGTTATTGTTATTAATGATTGTATACAGGAACCAGCAGCTGTAAATGTATAACAGTCGTTTATTACTGCTGTACCTGCAGCCGATAATGTATGACTCACTGTACCGTTGGCATTTGTATTCCCAATAGCTATTCCATCAACTTTTATAGGATAATTCATTACAGGACTTCCATTAACATCTACAGCCTTTATTATAAGACATTGAGAACCATCACATATTGTTGTTGTTGATCCTGATCCTAAGAACACAGTAAGATCATTAACAAATGTCTGTGCTTGGAAAGGTACTTCAGCTATATTTACTCCCCAACCGTGTTGATCTAGACCTCCGTATGTAGGAACAGTACCTGTCCAATAAGGATTTGTAGTTTCTAAATCAGTAATAGTAACAAGAGAATTTGTAGGAATAGTTCCAACTTGCCAAGTACCATCAAGAGTACCAGTACCACCAGCTTCATCTTGATTACCGCTATGAATTGTTGCTAGAGCGTGCATAGGAAAAGCAGTATGGCTACTACCAGCACTTCCAGGTTTAGAAGGATAAAGAAATGCTTTAAAACTTTTTCCATTTGCGTTAATAAATGCAGTTCTTTGTGCAATATATTCAGAATGATCAGCTTGCCAATGTACAGTAGGTTGTCCTGATTGTATATTAGACCAATCTACACCACCCCCACTGTATGTTGAATCATTATCAAAAGAGTTACCCATACCATGGTATGAAAATGTTGCCTCATCTGCAAAACATATAACTAAAACATCATCAGTTGTAGAAGCAGCTGGAGCGGAACCAATAAATAGTTGATTCCCATTATTATTTCCAGCATTATCACCATCAGGCATAGGAGCTCCTGTTCTTCCAAGACCTGTACCATTTGGATCTACTTCAGAAGTATCATAAAATGTATCTATAGTCCATGTATGACCACCTGCCGTCCATGTTGCTGTATCATATGACCAGTTACATATTTTATGTGCTCTGGAAGCATGACTAGCAATCCCATAAGGACTAGGTCCATATAAATTTGTAGTTGGATCTCTTCTAGCGAAACAACTACTACCAGGGTTACACCATTCTGATTGTACACTAAAAACAGTACCACTATTAGCACCACCTCCAGTCCACTTATGATCTAAAGTAACTTGAGCATTATTATTATTAAACTTCCCTGTTATTGCAGATGTTGCCCAATCTAACCATCTTTCATTAGCAATAGCTGTATGAAATACATTTTGAGTGCTAGAACCATGAACTGTATCTACAGTAAAGTCAGGAAGATCTAATAACCATACCATAACAGCCTCATAAGCAGCTTTAACTTCATCTACCCCTAAAGATGTTCCATCATAATACAGGTATACTTTTGTTTCATTACCAACTAATTGTTCTGACTCACCACATACAGGAATTGCCCAGTTAGGTTCAGGTCCTTTATTTGCACGATCATAGTCCTCTTTTTGATAAGAGCATTCACCTACTACTTTTATTGTTTGACCTTCTGTTAATCCTGTTACAGGAATTGTTGCTGGAGGAGTAGCACATCCTGTTGATGTTCCATAAGGTGCACCGTCTACTGTTGTTATTATATTACTTAAACCTGCTCCTGTACTTAAATCTATATCTATAGTTGAAGTTCCGTCAGGTTGACAGACTTCAGTCCCAAATAAAATATCACATCCTCCTGAATTTTGACTTACTACAATACAACTACCATCATCACATGTAGCATTTGGATCATAGTTACCAGCTAACGGATCTGTACAGCCGTATGTGCAATAAGTACATGAACCATCATCATAAGTAGCTGTTGGGCTATAATTTGTTGCAGCAGGGTCAGTACATCCATAGGTATAAGTACAAGAACCATCATCTACCGTAGCATTAGGATCATAATTTGTTGCACTTGGATCTGTACATCCATTTACTGGAGGAGTTAAGCAGTCTGTACAAGGAGATGAACTACCATTAGGATATGTTATATATGCACCTATAGTTATAACATCTGTTCCAGCTTCAGCTGTCGCACTGTCTCCCATATACTCATAACACATATCAGCATTAGTTCCTGATGGATCCATGTTTATTACATCACCTTGATTAGGGCTACCTACACTCTGATAGAAAGCTACACTACTTGGACTGTCATCTGGTACACCAGGTCCAACTATATTTAGTACTGTAGAATTTGTACATTTTTTCCACTTATGAAAAAGTGTGTTAGCATTTGCAGCTTGACAACCTGCACAAGTACCATAAACTGCTGGGACAGCATCCCAAGGAACAGTGTTTGAATAAAAATACCATTGACCATAATCTAAAGCAGGGTCACCTATTGGATATTCACCCATATATTCCCAACACTGAACATTATATGAAGTTACAGTTCCAATAACAGTTGGAGATCCTAGACCTACATATACTGCATTATTAGAAGCTGTTGTTAAAGTGCTATCTATATCTCCATCTATAACATGACGTACATTGTTACCTGGATCAAAACAACCTCTAAAAGCATGATAATTTACTGTTGCTGGTATTTGTGAAACACATCCAGCACATGTAGTACCTGTAGGAGTTAATGATCCTGATGGTGAAGTTACACCCCATTCATATAATCCTGTATTTGATGGATCAGAACTATAGTCTATAAATTCCCAACATATACCGTTGTGTACTGTAAACTCTCCAGCACTAGGTTGCCCTAAATGACTCCAAAAATTCCAACTACCCTGTCTTTGATCAGAAATAGTATCACTTTGAGATGCTTCAGTTACTGATTTTTCAAACGGAGTTTGATCACAAGCTGTGTATTGTTTAAAGTGGTAAAAATGTTGATCGTTTAAATTTGGCATTATCTATACGTTTTGTTCTCTTGCTTTTCTATCTCTAATTATTGTATTGGCTTTATTAACACAGCTTTTATGTACTGTATTTCCATCATCATCTTTAGTTTTTTGACATCCACAAGAAAATCTCCCTTTGCAGTATGCGCAGTTTACTCCGTTTATTACTCCCATTTTTTTGGTTTTTAATTATTGGTTTATCTATTTATCTTAGTTAATCCGTCACATTGTTGACAAACTATTCTTTCTAATTTTTTCTTTGCATAGTTGAATAACTCCATACCTGCATCTGGTTGAGAGCAGTATTCAACTTTTGATTTAGCTCCATCTATTAACATTTTAATAGTATTCATTTCCATCAATAACTTCTTTCTAACAGAATCAGGCTCACATGCAGCCATATCTAAAGCACATAACTTCTCATAATACATTTTCATTAAACCTGTGGTTCTTAAGAAGTTATATTCTACATATGTTTTATCATGAGGAGATAATTGGTATCTTATAGTATATACTCCATCTGGTATATCTACTCTAATGCTATTACAGCTCATTAACTGAATGTTTAATGCGCAAGCTGTTATGTTTAAATCAAAGCCAGGTTTAACTTCAATTATAGATGTTTTTTTTGTGTTAGTTCCAGCTGGAGCTGGTGGAGTTATTAATAGTTCAGCACAATCTGTACCTAAACCATCTGCGTATTTGCTTGTATCTTTTATGGATAAGTATTTTGTATTAGAAACATTAAGAACTTCTAAACTTAGTATGTGTTTGGCAGCCATTTATGTAAGATTATATTTAAAATATTTAGTATCTATTAATAATATACAAAAAATCATAGAGATATAAAACAAAAAAGGGTGAGAACTTAATCCCACCCTTCTTAATAATTATTACTATCTATTACTAGAAAGTTTCTACACTAAGACCTGTTGCAGTTGATATAGCAGTAAGTATAGCAAGTGCAGCAGTATTATCAGCAGCTACATCTGACTTAGCAGCTAAACATATAACATATTGATCATTGTCAAATACTCCAGTTGGATTATTATAACGTGGAACACTATGTTGTATATAATACATAGAATATAAAGCAGATCTATCTACAGCAGCTAATAACTTGTCAGTTTTCTGAATCTCTCTGAATCTTGAAGAATCTCTATTTCCTTGATTCCATCCACCGTCTTGTCTGTATCTACCGTCCATAATAAGATCTCTAAGTACTGTCTCACCACTAGTATGACTTTGTACGTCAACAATTGTTATACCTTCAACAGGCATAGTATCAGTAGTATCAGCACCTAACAGTACACAACCAGTAGCACAAGCATCACCTTCAGAATCAACTTCAGTAATAGTCATTGTTAATGGTTGAGTGTTGTACCAGTCTCTTGTATCTAGTGAACAGTCACCAAACTCAGTCTCATTATCAGCTAACATCGTAATAGTAAGTTGTGCAGCACCAGCTTGAGAAGCTACAATAAATTGACTTAAGATAGGGTGCTCATTAATTGCTAGCATCCAAGCATCAGCAACTTCATCATTAGTAAGAGCTGTATTATCTGTACAACATTTGTTAGCATCAACTACATGATAGAAGTTTCTGTTTAAAGCTCTCATTACTCTTTCACCTTTTAGGTCAATACGTAATTGAGCGTGGTTATTACAAGTAAAACAAGAAGCTTTAATGTTAATTGTAGTAGATGGTGGAGTTTGTGCAACCGCAACATCTTTCCATAATCTTGTAACATAATTTTTCTTGATTAACTTTGATTTAACTGATGCAGCATAACCACCATGTAATTTATTACCACCAATGGTATCCATAGCGCTTGTTACTGAAGCTGCAGTTTTGTTGTAGTTTCCTTGAATAACAAGAAAATTACCATCAGATGGAACTGTTGCTGTACCTGTATAGCTATCTGCTGAAAAGATACCAATTTCACCTGCTGTCAATGCTGAAGCGTTACCGCTGGTAACTACAGTACCACCGCCACTCACAAGCATTGTTTTTTTGTAAGCATGATTAAAATAACTCATTTTTTTAGTGCCTAGTTTTGGCTAGGTCTTTTATTTATTAATAACACGAATGGCTTTACATCACCAGAATAAAGGAAGCCAAACCTGAACCCTTATCCTTGTATATCTATAATATAATAAATATTATCTTCTTTTAACAGCTTTTCTTCCTTTTTTTTTAACAGAACCACCTTTTTTATAGGTAGTTGTGTTTTTTGTCTTTTTTAAGGTTGCTTGTTTTTTCTTTGCGGGCATGATTTATAATTTTTATATTAGTTATTTTTTTCTGCAGACTGTGTACCTCTCATAGCTTGACTTACAGCTTCAATATCTCCTGCAATAATTGAAACAGCTTCATCTATAATTAATTCTACAACATCATCTTTAAACTCACATGTTACATCTGATCCAGATGTTTGCTGAGTATAAGGATCAACACAGTTTGCTATTTCTATCATCCTAGGTCTTCTATAATATGTAAGTGTTGGGCTAACAATATTAAAATCCCTATGATATACTCTAATTGTATTTTGTTGCATTGTACAAAAAGTTTCTCCCCATTCAAAATCAGGTCTCTTTAGAGGATCTCTCATTATCAAGTCTACATTAGCTTCTTCAGCTAAGTAAACTGTCATTGATCTTTCAGTTGTACAACAATCATTTGTAGCATTTATACTAACTCTCTTATATTCAAGATAGTCAACAGGAAAATTATTACCTTCAAAATGATCTGCATTATTTACTCCTGTTAATATCTGTCTTACTAGTAAAGGTTGGAGGTCATCTATTCTACGCTTAGATGCCTCATCCCCTTCCTTAAATACATTACTTCCATGCAATTGTCTTCTACACCATTCAATCTGAGCTTTATTAAAGGCTTCTATAATCTGCCAACATTCTATATTATCATAGTCATTGCTAGCTAGTTTATTTAACCTTTGCTTAAACTTTATCTGTAATGTAGTATTATTAATTGCCATTTTTTATTATGCATTATTCCATAATTCTTCCATCTCCTCTATATAACGTTGTAGTAACTCATCATTTTTAGGATCTTTTAAATGCTCTAAAACTTCTATAGGTCTAACGCCTAACTTAGCTCCAGAAAATTTATCATATATATAACCATCTGATTTAGTGGTCATTATGTTATATGTCATAGCATCTTTTATCATTGCTCTTATTTTAAGATCTTCCATTGATTCATTAGCTGCTTCTATAAACGCCTTAGCAGATTTCTTTATGTTTGTATCTAATCCTTTTCCATTTATATAAATATCCATGTTTTCATATAATACATCTACAGGTGTTGCTTTTGTATATTGAGTACTATTAGCGTCTACAATTTTACATACATAAAGTAGCTTTGTTGTATCTCCATCATACAGATTTTGTAATTGAGATAAAGCTTTATTTTTAATTTTAGATACATTAGTTCTTGTACTTGCTGTTTCTCTCACTTTATCTAAATAAAATTTAGCTTTAGTTGCTTTACAAGTCTCTAGACTGCTTGCCACCATTGAAAAACCTCCAGCTTCAATAGCATAGAGCTTTATAAGATCATAAGGATCTACGGCAGGATCTAAATATATAGGTTCATTACCTACTTTTAAATTTATTTTTTCCCAGAAATTATGATTATCTGGTCTCAAAACCTGAACTTTATTCCAGAAATCTTTATCTTCTGGATCAATAACATTAGCTGCTAATTCTTTTTCAAGTTGAACTACTGCTGTTCTAATTTCTTTTACTTTTGCTTTTCTTGCTTTTGGATCTAGTTGCTTTACCTCTGGAGCAAACTCATTTAATCCAGTAATATATCTAACTATTCCATTTCTTTCCATACATGCTATAGTTTCAGAATGATATACATTATCAAACAATGTCATGTTATATTTTTCTAGTCCCATATTCTCCTTACTATTATCAAAATAAGGTTTTATAGATATAGTTCTATTTTTAGTTTGTTGATACTTTTCAATAATTGTTATATTGTCCATTTTCAGTTTTTTTTTGGTTAATTTTTGTTTTTATTGGTTTAAGAAAATGGGAGGAGCTATTAACTCCTCCCTTCTTCCATGTTAATTAAATATTAGAATGATCCTAAAGTAATAGGATTCTTCATTACAATCTTAAGAACTTTAGTTGGATCTTCAACCCAAATAGCAGGCATTGTTTGAGTCATCATAACTCTATACCCGTTAAAGTGTCCTGAAGAAGCAAACCCTTGAGTTCTTCCCATATAATCCATAGTACCATTTTGGTAGAACCATTTTAATTGGTTATCCCAAGATAGTTTTAATAAATGGATGTTATCACTTCCTGAATCAGTTACATCAAAAATGATGAAGCTGAAAGAAGATAATGGATGACCATCTATTAATGGGTTCTCAATGTCATTAGTATGTAAGTTATCAAACGCTGGGTTTAATACAAACTTAACATTAGCTAAGAAAGGAATGATGAAACTAGTGTACGCAAATCCGTATCCTAAGTCCATTCCTTTTCCAGTAATTGCACCAATGTCAGAAAGACTAGTCTGTACACCTGCACCAGTAGCACCTCCTGCTTCATTAGCAATTGCTTTGTTGATCATTTGCATACCACCAATACCAGTTTGTACAACTAGTTGACGTTTTGGATCTGGACCATCAAACTCAACTTTACCAGCATAGAAGTTGTATAGTTCATTTTTGAACATATCCAAGTTAAATCCTGATTTGTTGTATACTCTTTTGAAAGAGTTGTCTAATTGCTTCCAAAGACCTACAGATAATCTTAAGTCATCCGGACCGTCTTGCTTAATTCTACCTCCATTACCCCACATTAAGTAAGTTTCAATGTCATTAGCAATTTTTGATAGGTGAGCTGCTTCCATAGAAGTTAAGAACGTTCTAGAAAGAGTTCCGTTATCAAATGCTTTTTTAACATATCCTTTACCCATTGCAGCAGCAATATCCTCAATAGAAGATAATGATGGATCAACTGACTTATCAAAGTTTCTCCAAATTTCAGTTACAGGTACAGAACCATCAGCATTCATACCACCTTTGATCATAAGATCAGCACGTGATGAAATAGAATAGTGTACGTGTGCCTCAGCTCCTCCAACAAAGTTGTAGAATTCTCTGAAGCCTGCTCCTGTAGTGATGTCAGAGAATCTTTCTCCGTATTCACCTCTTGCAGAACCTTTTCTGAAGTATTTAGTTCCAGCTGCTAAATATTTATCTGCTAAACCTTCTGCAGAATTTTTATTTACTAGTTCAACTGTATAAATCCATCCATCACCTACTTGTATAATATCATCAGCAGTGATGTAAAGTTCAAGACCATTATACTTGTCATAAGTAATAATGTCTCCGTGTCCAAACTCTCTTTTTGAAAGTTTAATTTTAAATGCCTGTCCGTCAATACCTCTTGCAGTACCAGCTGTATCTGAAGCGTCAATGTGACCTAAAGATACTGGTAATTCTTGAGCTACTGGCGTTTGCCATTTATACTCTCCCCTAGCGTTGTCCACCATAATTGTATTCTTTCCACCGAATGAAGCCATTTGGTATAAAGGCATTTCTACCTTCTGAGTCATAGCCCATAAGTCCACAGGACCCATGTCAGTTGGCTCAGCATTACCTAACATAGCAGTTAAGTGATAAGAATCAATATGAGAACTAGCTTTGTAATTAGTGTCTCTTAAAAAGAGACCGTTGTTTAAAACTGTTGTTGCCATAATTTCTGTTGTTGTTTTTGTTAATTAATAATTATTGTTGTTGTTCTATTTTTTTAAAATCTTTTAAATATATTGTTATCTCTTGATAAAGTTTTTCTTGGACTTCTCTTTTTACTAGTTGTATCTGATAATGAATTACTAGATGCATTTTTACTTGCTTGAGCTGTCTTTAGTTTTCTAACTGTTTGTTCTACTGCAGCATTAGTACCTTGATTTTTTAACTGATTTTTATATCCTGTTGGATCAGCCAATAACCATAATGCTTCTGATACTAAAGAATAATTTGGTTCAACAAATTGATACTTCTCTAGTAAGTGTCCTAACAAATTAGTATTTTCTCCAGATATAGAAGGATATGAAGGAGACACTAATCCGTTATATAACATTGATTGTGTTTTTTTATTAACCTTCATTTCTCCTAATTTACCATCTTTTAGAGTATGATATACATTTGCCATATAGTTTTCAGATGCTTTTTGTTGTTGTGCCTTCTTCATTTCTTGTTCTTTCAACTTCTTTGCAACAACTGCTTCTGACATTTTATCTAACTTTGGTTTAAACTTATTTGCTTGTTTTTCTAACTTGCCTAAGTCTTTCCAAATTTCTATTTCTTCATTTACTTCTTCTACAGTACCATATCCTGTAGCTGTTAAATATTCTCTTACAATGTGCTCCTGTCCTTTTTCACTAGACATATCTAAGTCTCTTGTCTCTTCAACTTGAGCTAGAGTTCCAAATAAACCTTTTAGGTCTTGTCCTCCATCTGCAACATACTTTGCTGCAATCTGTAATTCTTGAGGTAAACTATCAAAGAACTGTTTAGGTGTTTCTCTTCTTACTTTGTTTCCTCTTTCATCCATGTTAGCTTGGATAAGCTCTTTCCAATCTTTTGCAGTATAATCATCTAACTCTTTATCATCATCAAAAGGAATTATTTGCTCATCTGCAATCATCTTTTTAAATACATCAGCCATTCCTTCAATTCTTCTTCTCCCTTTAGCTGTAGATTTTTCTTCTTCTCCTTCTGCTACTTCTAATCCTTCATTAAGTATCTCGTCTATTTCATCTTTAGATACTTCAGATTCAACTTCCTTCTTTACTTCTTCTTTTACAGGTTCTTCTATTACAGTCTCTTTTTTAGCTTCTGTAGTTTCTTCTGTTTTAACTTCCTCTTTAGTTTCTTCAACTTCAGGAGTTGGTTCAGCATCTAAAAATGTTAAATCTACATTATCAGCTCTTGAAAACATATTTGGTTTTTTAGGAGTATCTTCCTCCTTTGGTAAAGTTATAGAGCTTGCACCTGGAGCTCCATTAAAGATCTCATCTAGGTTAACATCTACTTCCTCTACATTTGTTGTCTCATTCATTTTTTCTGACATAATATTTTGGTTTTTTGGTTAATTAAGTTATTGGTTTCTACTATTTACATATATAATATAAGAAATGTTTTAAGATCTTTTTAGAAATAAACCTAAAAAGTTATATAAGATTATGTTTTTTTTTGCAGTATATAGCTATAGTTACTTTTTCTTATCCTTTTTACTTGCTTTTACATCATATTTGTTTTTGTTTTCACGTGCTATTTGAAGATTTTTATTAGCAATTTCTCTTTGTGTTGATAATTTTTCTCTTTCAATATCCATTTTAGCACGCTTATTAGAGTTATCTAAAGAAGCCTGTTCCTTTTTAAAGTTCATTTGCTCTCTATATTCATCTCTTTTACGCATATCTTGCATAGCATCTTGGAAATCACTTTGCTGATTTTGATCAATATCAGTTTGTGCACCATAACCAGCAGCTCTAATTTCTGCAACAGTAATATCTTTTTGTCTTTCAGCTTCAGCTTGTGATGCTTCAAACTGCTGCTGAGCTTGTTGCTGTTCTTGCTGAGCTTGTATTTGTTGTTCTTGCATTTTTTGCTGTTGTTGCATTTCTTGCTCTTTTTGCTGTTGTGTTTTTGTTTCAGCTTCTTTAAGTATATTAGAAACTTCAGCAATAGAGTTAGATTTAATAACATTACCTAGATCATAAATAGATGCTCCGGTTGTATTATTTTGAAGAGCCATTTGTTTAAGTTGCTCTAAAGTCTCTCTATGATTTGTTTTTGTTGTTGCAAATACATTAAAATCTCTTAACAATAATTTCTTACCATTAATTGTAAAGTTAACATTTTCAGCTTCTGTTGTAATATAAGAAAGTCTAACTGAAGGTTTAGTACTATGATAATATTGTGCAAGGTCTGTTCTCATTTGATGTACTCTAGGCATAAGATGATCTGAATGCTGTGTAAAGTATTGTTCTGTTTGAGAATGTGATTGATTCATAGCTTGAGTGACTCCTGTAGCAGTTTGTTGTGCAATAGGTGTACCCATTCTTTGTTGATTAATACCTATAGACTCAAAAGCTTGTTGTTTAAAATGATTAGCTAATTGAATTCTAGACATTAATCTATTAGTTTGTTCTAGGTTTAATGTTTGATAATGATTAAAGTTTACAGCATTCTCAGTATTAGTAATAGATGTATCTAAAGGCATCATACCAAAATCCTTCATTGCTACATAAGCTTTTTCTAAATTGTTTTTACCCCAGTCTTCTCCCATTGAGTGACGTGGTAATGCATTTTGATCAAACATTATAACAGTACCTAGTTCATCTACTAGTATATCTGCTATTTGATTATTTACCATATTATATCCAATCTGATATGGTTTCATTAAATCAATTAATGAAGTTGATTTAGTATTTCTATCAGAGAATATTCTTCCCTCTATTGGAAGTTTACAATTGTATAAGGTATCTTCACCTTTAAATTGATATTTTAGTTTACCTGGCTTTTTACAATTAATACCTAAATACATTGGATCAACATCATTATCTTCTGTTCTCCAGTGTTGAGGTGCATTAGGTCCTATTTTAACTCCACCCCATACTTCATTAATCCAAAACCAATCAATATGTTCACCTTCAATAAGATTATCTCTTGTTTTATCTTTAAATAATCTGGTATTATAAACAGGTTTATCATTAACGTTATAACTCTCATCTATTATTTCTTGAACTAGTTCTCCTGTATGATCAATTCTTGTTAGATGTCCTATCTTTCTTTGAGTCTTCCAATATACTGTTGTAACACGCATCATATCAGCATCACCCCATTGAGCTATGTCATTACCTTCATTTAATATCCAATTTACAACATCATTTTCTGCTGCAGGGTTTGCACCATAATTACTCATTAACCTTCTGTAATCAATACCAGGAGGAGTTTCAGTATTCCATTTATGAGATCTACTTGCATCATAATAAGATCCATCATTCTGCATTCCGTTTAATAAATACTTTGAGTTTGTTGCAGGATGTATATTCTGCATTGATCTTAACTGATCTTCGTCCATAAGATAACCATATTTATCAATAACATCTGCAACAGTCATCATATCACATTTTCCTGCAAAATTAGAATCTGATATATATCTTGAATCAGGAGATTTTTGATAGAATGTTAATACAGGATTCCAAAGTTCAACATCATAGTCATCCTCATTCATCTTAAAGTGCCAGAATTCTCTATCACATATAAGCATATCTCTAAATGCTCTCTCTTCTAATTCGGCCATCTTAAATCTTTCCTCATCTACATTTAATTGATGACCTGCCCATTCTTCAATTAAACTCCTATAACTTTTACTAAAGAAGTTTTCTATTTCAGGAAGAGATTTTAAATTTTCAGTTGATAATTGTTGCTGAACTTCTTCTGATTCTGGATCAGCGCCTTGTTCAATCATCTTTATCATAAGTTTATTATGAGCGTCAGTTAAAAGATTTTCTTCTATCATTGCTCTTTTTTGTTCTAACATCTCATTATAAGATGTATCATCAACAGCTCTAAATTGTACTTTTGTATATCTTTTACTGAACTCACCAACTAAAACGTTAACTACATTTGGGATTATTGGATAAAATTTAAGTTCTAATGCAGACTCATCTTCTTTTGTAAGAACATCCATAAGGTCTGCATAATCATTATCTTCTTCAACAATGTAATCCGTTTTATCAATTATACCTTTTGCAAGTTTATAATTTTTAAGTAATCTTCTAGAGTTTTTTTTAAGTTGATCTAAACCTCTTAATTCTAACCAATCTAAGTTCCATGCCGCCCAATCATGATCTTTTTCTTTTGATGGTATAAATTGTAAAGGTTGTGTTAATGATGCATTAACAGGTCCCTTATCAACTTTTGCTCCTTTTTTTAGTTGTAATGCGTTATATACTTTCATAGTATTCTATATGTGTTATTTCTTTGCAGTCCTCTGTATAGATATATACAACATTAATAATACTAGGATCTGAGCATGTGAGTGTGTATTCAAACATTATCTTATATTTTTAAAAGGGTTTTTTCTTATTTTATTTACACCTATCTTTTTATTCCTTCCTATATTCCTAAAAGGGTTCTTATTTAATTTACCAAAATTCTGTGAAATATCCAAAGGTTCTAGTGATTTATCTCTTTCTTTACGTTTTACATAACCCCTATTTGCTTGCTGCATTTTAGCAAAGGCAACAAGAGCTGAAAATGCAACTAATCTATCCACGTTTAATCCAGGAAAATATTGTAACATCTCTGTTATTAACATTTTATCAGGTATTCTCTCTACCCCATGTGTTCTTTTATACACATTTCCTTCTTCATCAGTTTCCTCATCTATAACTTCTCTTATAAATTCAATTGCATATGATACCAAATGACTTTTGAATAATGTTCCTGTATTTTTCCAACCATATTCTTGAAAGACATTCCTATTAGATCCTAGGTCCTTTAAGAATACAATCTGTGACTTTGGAACTAAATACTTTTGTTTTCTTTCTGCAATCATATATTGAATAAACAAAGATATGTTATTTTCCACTAATGTCCACGCATTATACCATTCTATAATTAACTTTAAATGTTCATGGGTATCATTAATATCATCATATCTACCACACCAAGAAGCAACAATCTTATCTCCTTCAACAAAAGTTTCTAGACCTTCAGGAGTTTCTTTTGTAACTTCAACAGGATTTTTATAAACAAATATGCTGCACAATGAATCTGACGTAGTTGTTTTACCTTCTGACACAGGGTCAATAGATGCATAATAAGTTCCAAACGCAGGATCTTTAATTGGTCTCTCCCAAACAACTAACACTCCAGTTTTATCTTCTGCTTTCTTACTTAAAGGAAATGTACTTATTGGTAATTTTTTAGTTCTGCTTGCTTTTATCTTATTACCATCATATTCTAATTTCATTAGTTCATATGAATATTCTTTATCTTCTATCCTCTTCATTTGTTTAGATAAAAATCCTTGTGGAAATATTGACTCTTGCCTATATGCAAATGCCTCAGCAATATCAATAGGTTTCTGTGATACTCTTAACTGAAAAGCTTCTGCCTCAAGATCCCTTTTCCATTCTTCTCTTTCAGTTCTAATTGATATAAGAGCACCTTCAATATTAGAATTACCATATTGATCTATAAAAGGAGGCATTGACCATTGTTCTGGTATAAATAAACCAGCTATACCAATAGTACCTTTATCATCCATTAAGTCTGTTTGAACACCTTGGATACCATTAGCTTCAGGATTAAGTATAAATGTCTTTAATGGTTTACAGTGATCAAGATCACCAACAGATCCAGCAGCAATGAATTGACCTGTTGTCATCATTCCTGAAGACATTGCAGGACGTAAGTATTCATACGTTTGATCCATTTTAGGAGCAATACCTGCCTCCTCATGAAAGAAGTAAGTACATGGGCCCCCTACCCCTGCAGTAGCGTTTTTCTCAAAGGAGGCCCCTTGTATTTTAGATCTGAGACCTTTTTGTGTCTTTCTATTGTTTATTCTTACCTCAATCTTCTGTTCCCACAAAAGGACCTTGCCAGGATTAGATGGTCTGTACCATGCTGTATGCTCATTTAAAAAAGTTTGATATTCATCTAAAAACTTCCATGAACCTTTATCATTAATATAGTCTTTTAGTGCTGCACCTATTTTTAATACTGCTCCTTCTTCAAACCAGTACATGTTTATAAGTTTACCCATATGAAAATAAGAAGATGCTATCTGTCTTTTTTTAAGTATTGCAACATGCTTATAATTAATCTCAGCCATTATCTCATATAGAGCCATGTGATATTGAGCATCTCTTACTTTTGCAAAACCATACTTCTTTTCTTCTTTATCAAAGATTGGTAAAAAGTTTAACCACATATAATAATCTCTAGTGAGATACCAAGTTTTACCTTTATTTTTGTATATTACACCCTGTCTGCATTTATTCTTTTGATCTTCCCAATAAGTCATAAAGTCTTTTGACCTCATTGGTTTGTCACAATAAAAACCTTGGGTGTTAAATTTTGTAGCCTCCTCATTAAATATAAATGCTGTTTCATCAAATTCATATTTACCAGGCTCTATAAATATTTCATCTATAAATACTCTGAAGTCATCTATGGTTTGGAATTCTGTTTCTTCCCAAACGCCTTCATTCCATGTGGGTATTGTTTTATAGTTGGTCATAAGCTAATCCTTGACCTCCACGTACTGAACTTTTTTGTTCTTCCTTCATATCATTATATGCTCCTTTAAATGATTGTCTTATTGCGTCAAAGTTTTTAGCTGCACTAACTAATGAGTTTATGTTACCGTCTCTACCATGTTCAATTGATGTACTTTCCATATAATTTGCTAACTTATCAATCATAGACTTAATACCTTTATAAGCTCTAAACGTAGGGGTTTCATATAGTTCAGCACATTTATCTAGAGCATATCTTATTTTAGAACATTCTAAAGATTCTTCCATGTTTATTTCATCTAATATTATTTCTTCTTTATCTACTTCAGGTACATTAAAGAAAGGGTTTAGATCTGGATCAGGGCATGTCATATAAAATAAATACATGTAGACATCTAAATGTGTGTCAGGATATTTATCCATAATTGCCTTTAAAAATTTTAAAGTGTAACAGTGTTCTGTAGGAACTACTTTTCCGTTTGATATGTCAAATAATTTTACTAACATATTATTCTGGTACTTCTACTGCCATTATACCCATAAAGTCTTCTAAACTTTTTTGAATAGTATATGAACCTTTCTCTGTTACAACGTGAGTATATCCGCTCAAAACAGTTCCTGTAAGTTTATCAAATTGCGCTTCAAACTTCATTACTTTTTCTAAATCTATATGTACTACTTCACTTATTGAGAAGTCATTGTATCTATTACCAATCCAACTATATATTGTTGTAGGAGTACCTGATGTATTTAAAGCAACGCATGTAGCTTTATTATAGGTTGTCCATGTACCACCAGCTGCTGTACATGTGGATGAATCTTGATAAGCGGTACCTAATGAACAACCAACCTTCATTCCATCATCATCATAACAATTACCTAGTGTTGAGCTAGACTTAGATCTTACTTTTACTTGTGTAAACTGTTTAAACTTAGGCATAATTTATTTATTTTTTAACCACATTATTAATGATCTAACTTCTTCTTTCATATAAGATAGATCATACATTTTAATATCTTTTATTATAGGTTCTCCTTGATCATCATATTTTGTTATAGGATAACCGTGAGCATTTTCACCTTCCTTTTCAAAGGAAACATGTTGAATTATAAGTTTCCCAGGTTTTAATTTAGGGTTATGCTTCAATATAATATACATATAAATACTCAATTGTAAGTTATAATGATTAAGATTACAGTCATCTAAGTGTGATAAAGGTTTATACATCTTTGATGTTATACCTTCCCAATTAGTAAAACCTTTTGACTTTATTTCTTTATTAGTCTTATAATCTGTAATATTAACCTTACCATTAACAATAGTAACTAAATCAGCCTGACCACATATTGCAGCTGATTTTAAATATGCAAAATGTTCTGGATATACTCCATCTTGTAATTTTTGTTCTGGTGCTATCTTAATACCGTTAGCATCTACAATAGGTTTTATAATAGGTACTTCTACACCTTCACGTTCTATAGTATTACAATCAAGTATACGTTCTTCTATTTGATTATGATACCAATTACCTAACTTGATTGCTCTTTGTGTTTCTGAATCCCAGGCATCTAATATTTCTTTTTGAGTCATACCATACCATTTGGATCTTTTGTTCTTACAGGATTTCTTAGCCTGAGCCTTTGCATCAAACTTAGGTTTAAACTTTCCTATAAATGATGTAACGCTAGTCCAAGTAATATTATCTTTTTCTAGGTTCTCATCTATACTCTCATAGATATGGTCTTTTTCTTTAAATATAATTGCCATAATTTATATATTTGGTGGAGGATTATTTTCATCATGTAAACTCTGGTCACTTATTCCTCTAGCTTTTTCCTCATTTTTAACTATTTGTTCATGAAGCATGTCTTCTTCTTTTGCGCTCATTAATTCTTCCCATTTACCTTTAGGGCAAGATGAAGATAATGCTCTTGTTTTAAATGCTAAACTGCAACCACAATCAGCGCAACATGGTTGAGTTCCTGGTGCAGCACATTTATGACCTTTTGTATCAAGATGTTCACATTCTTTACATATTCTCCATCTATGATCTGCTATCTTCTCAACATATTCTCTTTTAAACATACTGTTTTTAACACCTTCATATACTTCACTGATATTTTTTACTCCGTTTAATAGTTTACTTATGTTCATTTTTCCAATCTTTTTTTATTTTTACTTCTTTACTTATTCTTTCAGCAGCCTTTTCCATTAATTGTAATTTTTCTTTTATAGGTAAGTGTTTATTATAACCTTTAAAGGTTCTCTTCTCAAGATTACCTAACATATCCTTATGTCTTTTAATTGCTCTGTCTAGTCTACCTTTTCTTGTTATAAACATTCCTAGATTTGGAAGTCTTATTCTTGTATGATCAAGATCTTCCATATGCTTTCTAATTTCACTATAGAAGAATCTAACAAACGTGTCTACAAGATTAGGGTGAACTTCACATTCTTCTGCAACTTCTTCAAAAAACTCTTTATAGCTTTTAGGATTTAAATGTATATCTTTAGTTTCTATATTCATTAATCTACTCCTAATATTTTAAAGTCTAGAAATATATCACCTGAAGTTTGCACTTTCATATCAGGATTTAGCTGTATAATCTTATTATTTTTTACTACTAGATTTTTTCTTTTTGCTTTTTGTATTGCATTTCTACACGATTGAGGACTTTTGAAAATCTTCATTTCAGATATACTTGAACAAAAAGCAGTTAAATCTATAGAACCTGCTTTAGCTAACTCCGTAAGACAATTTAAATCAGAAGGACTGATCTGAGTATTATTCATAAAACAATGAGTAATAATTTGATATTTTATTACATCATTTTTATTTACTTTAACTCTCTTTTCTACTTTATTTACTATAGCCATTGTATTTTTTTTAATAATTGTATAATCTCCTAGTGTATTTCTACACTAGAAGACTATATTAATTATATTATTACTCAACTGACTTTAGTTGACGTACTGGAGGTGCATTATCACTGCTTGCGTCCCAGTCAGATCCTGCTTTAGATGCAGGAGCTTTTGGAGCTGCTTTTGCTGTCTCATTTGCTTCTTGTTGCTGAGCCATTGCATTAGCTATAAACGACTGAGCTTGAATTCTTTCAGCTCTTGCAGCTTCAATATCCTTTAAAAGTACCTCATAATCTAATTGAACTTTAAGATGTTTAATGCTATCTTTGTAATAAGCTGTAATTTCAGCTCTTTTTGCTTCCATTTCAGTCTTAGAATTTTCTGCAGCAAGTTCTTCTGCAGTTTTAACGGTTTTCTTTGCCATTACATATTGGTTTTAATGATTAATATAATACAAAGATACAAAAAAAGTTTAAATAAAAAAAGTTTATAAGGTTTTTTTAATATCCTGTCAATAATTTAAGGACATCAGCTATAGCCTTATGTCTATGATTATCTTTCAGTACTATCTTACAGACATAGTTTGATTCTTTAATCTTTGCTACTTCATGAATAGCAGAATAATTCTCATCTTTTATGTCAATTTGTTGGTAGTCTCCACAAAATATCATCATAGATCCTTTACCTAAACGTCCTAAAGCCATGCTAAATTGAGACTTAGTGAGGTTTTGGAACTCATCTATGATAATTATGCTGTCATCAAAGGTACGCCCTCTAAAATGCGCCAGAGATACTAATTCTATCTCTTCTTCATCCTCCATCTTTTGTAATTTATCAGGTTTGTTGTAAACTTTTCTCATATTTGACTTAATAGGAACTAACCACGGTTCTAACTTTTCTTTTTCAGATCCCGGTAGAAACCCATTATCTTCCGTAGAAACAGTTGGTCTTGTAATAATGATTTTATTAAACTGACGTTTAAAAAATTGATCAAGAGCTACTTGAACTGCAAGTAAAGTCTTTCCAGATCCGGCTTTGCCAACCAAAAAAGTAAAAGGATGATCAAGAATCTTTGTTTTTGCTTGTTTTTGTTCCTCTGACAGACTTATTGAAAATTGCACTGAGTTCTTTGGCGGGGTCTTTCTTTTGTTTTCTTGCATTTTTGGCTTTTATTTTCTTTACTAAATCTCTAACTTCTGCACACTTCTCATAATCCTCTATTTCTATGAAATAATCCATCATATTTACTAGATCTTTTGGTGTAAGATCTTTATATGGATCATGAGACAAAAGTAATCCTCCACTTTCTTTAACTATATCTCTCATTGTCTTTCTTTTTGTAAGAATCTCAAATGAATTAAGAAATGCTCTGTTTAACAGTTCATATTCTAGTAGAGATTGTTGATGTTCACTTAGATCATCATAGTTTTCTAAAGGATCAGTCATATACTATCTTTTTGGTTACAAAGTTATAAACTTTTTTATTTAAGTTCCAAATTATTTTGGATTATATTTTAATAAAGTTTGTTCCATGCCTGTTTTTTTATTTAAGTCATGGTACTTTAATGTTGCTTTACTGAAGTCATCCATCCACTGTGCTTGAGTATAGTCATGAGGTTTAAATATTTTTGGGAATCTTTTACTTAAACCTGTTTTTGCATAAAGAGGATTTGTAATAAAAGAATGTGGTAAATTTCTAGCTTGGTTAAATAAATCTGCAGCACCAGGCTTAAATGGTATATAACCACCTGCAGTATTTATTCCTGTAGCACCTGTAAAATCCGGTACAGCTTTATAATTTGATTTAAATCTCATATAAGGAGCATAAGCATTCATTAATGTGAATCCTGTATTAAGTCCTCCCCATAAGTACTCCCCGTCTTGAAAATTCTTTACAGCAGCATCTCCTGATTCATAAGTAAAGTATGCATTAGCTATTGTATTTCCACTTGCTAAACCATATGTGCCAGGTATTGCTGGACTCATTATGTTTTTATTTATCCAAGATTTTTGATATGCGTTACTACCAGCTTTAAATGGTTGATAAGCTGTTGCACCTAAATTCTTAGTAAATTGCCATGCACCATCTTTAAATGTTCTAAAACCTCCAGCCGTTTTAAATGGATGACGAGCACCTGTCCAAAGATTTTTAACTGCGTTTCCTCCTCTAATGGCAGAACTACCTAAATAACCTTTAAGAGCTTTACCTCCCCAACCTATTAGCTTAGTACCAGTAACACTTGTAAAAACATTTTCTAAACTAATTATTGATTGTAAACCTTTTTGGGTAGGTAAAGAAGAGCTATAAAATGGATTTGTTACTTTTTTTCCATCTATTTTATACGTAGGTTGTCCTGTTCCATAGCTTCTACCTGGTGTATCATATCCATCTTGATGATAAGAACCAACAAATCCATCCTCAGCATGAGTCTTTACAGCGTCTTCAAAGTTACTTGAAGTTACTTTTTGATAATTTGGTTGATATGATGAATGATCTAAATTATTACGCCATTTTGTTTCTGCTTCTTCACTATTCCCATCAACCATAGGTAAGAACTCTACATATTTACCTCCTGTACCGGTATAACTAGTTTTCCAATTATACAGTTTACCGTTTGGATCAACTCTATTTAACCAACTTACAGCATCTTGATAATCCATCATCACTGGTCCAGTTCCATTTCCTCTAAGTTGAGAAAGATCTCCACCAATTGATGCTGTTTTGTTATGTAACTCTTGACTAGCATCTAAAGTAGAAGCTCTATGCCAGTTATTCTCCAACAGTTGTCCGTAAGCTGCCAAATTAGCATCAAAATAAGTCCCAGAAAGATCATTTGATTGATACCTTCCTTCAATAGAACCGGGATAATTATTAAAGTCCTGCATTAAGATGTTTTTACCATTTACTGTAACAAATCCACCTATATGATGAGCACCTTTATTATTTAAAAATTCTAAAGCATCTTCTTCATTATCAAAGTTAGCATCAACATACTTTAACATTTTAGGATTATTACGCTGTACATACGCTATAGTCTCATCACTAAGTTCAGATATATCCATACGATCATAGGCATACATATCATCATGATCATCATATCTATTTTCATTTAAATGTTGACTTTTAGACCATTTATTATATTGTTCTGAAGGATTAGTACTATGATAATCATACCACTTTTCTTGTGCTATTCTATCAGCTTCCTCTTGCTCCTCGTCCATTTTGGTCAGTTGGTCAGGGGTAAATCCGTGATAAGGTTCTCCGTCATAAAAGAAAAAAGGCATATCCATATCATGAGCTAAAGCAAATGCGTCTTTCATACTAGTAGGATACCACGAAGCATCAGAATCACCATTTTTAGATTTTTGAATCCACTCATTATGATCATCTTCATTATACTCATGATAAATTGGATAACCATCTATATCTAACATAGGAGCACCATCATCTTCAAATTTTACTCTTCTAAACTTCCCATAGTTTTGTCCTTGCCAAGTACTACCATCTGCATGGTTACTATGAGCTATTTGAGGAACTGCTAACTGAGTACTTATATACCATTGTATAATTTCTCGTGTTGATAAACCACGATGCTTACTTCTCCATTTATCTACTTCTGGATCAAGTTTTCCATTTTTTACCCATTCTGGTCTAAATTCTAACTTAGGAGAACCATCTTCATTTACAAATTGAAAAAAGTGATGTATAGTTAAATCTTTTAAAGGACCATCGTATACTTCCTTTTCCCCGTTAGAATCCGTTTCACCACCACGCTTATATTTATTCATATTTTTAGAATAACGCTTCTTATCAAATAAAGATAAGTCATAATTTGCAGCAGGATGATGATTACCCCCGTGTTTGTACTTTTCTGATCTCATATAACAAATATACGGAAAAACCAAAACATAGACAAGATAATTAATGTCTAATCCGGGGTACACCCTTTCATACATGGCCCCCACCCATGTCCGTAGGGGAAAAAGTTGTATGTATGGGGGTGTGGTTGGGTCCTACATTTAAACTCCCCAACAAAATTTTGGACTGGGGTTACCCCCCAAAGAAATGAATTATTAATTAAAAAGTAAAAAAATGTTAAAAAAAGAAATGTTTTTTATGGAGACTTATAAATCTCCTAAGTCTGGTAAGACTATGTTAGTCTTTTCTGACAACCAAGTGTCTCAAGAAGAGGTAGAGAGTGTAAAACAACACAATGAAACTGTTAGAAATGGTTCTATTGTAACCAAGTTTGGAGGTATTTCCGTGAACACTTACGGTTCATTCAAACAAGTTGAATCTGGTAATCAAGTTATTGTTCCACTAAACGGAGAATACAACTTCTCTCCTGAGAAACTAGACCAGATGAGACAAAGAACTCACAAGGTCATTCAGGGAGAACCTGTTACTTACTCAAGTGGTAACAAGTCAACGTTCCGTTACCTTGGTAAACTTGATGTGTAAGTCTTAAATGTGATAAGATTGGGTCTCTGACCCTTTCTTTCACTTTAATTCACTATCATCACGTATAGTTACCTATAATCACGGTAAAGTTTTGTTAATTGTGTGTGTTGAAGTGTGTGTAGGTGGTAACATCTACCACATTTCTCCACATATTACCACATGTAAGTTATTGTGGTATATATAAAGGATATAGCTATCATAAGAGTATCTGTGGCAGTTTCATGGTAGATCTGTCTCTATGGTACTCTTATGTATAGTCTATAGTGTAATTAGTATACTCTCTCTATGTAGAATGAGAGTATTAGTAACCCAAATCTTAAAAATAATCAGTTATGGCAAATGTATTAGAAGAAATCAAATCAGTATTAAATAACAATGGTCTACAGTTAGATGACATCAAGTGTTTCACCATTAGTTTTTGGGTTGGCACTGAGTTAGTTGATTATGGTCCATATTCTCATGAAGAGCCAAAGTATGAGACTATTAATCTTCCTACTTATGAAGGTGATGATAAGCCAGCTATGTATGATGAGTATCGTGAAGCTAAGCTTGAGGATATTGCAGAGATTGGTAGCATAGAAGGTTTTGGCACTGTTTGGTTAAACAATGGTGATTGGTTATATAGACCACAACCACAATTGGAAGAAGTTTATCCTTCTGGTTGGGGATATGAAACAGTTCCTGTAATTCCTAAGAGTTTAATCTTGGATAAGTTTGGTAATAAAATAGCAAAGTTAAATGGATAGGAACGTAACCTCATCCAGGCGGGTAGGGTTGATCTCCTACCTGTTCTTTGCATACTTAATAATAATAATCAGCAGCATAAATAAAATCCTGTGGATAATACAGGTACACACAGTATGGCAAGAAATATAAATCAGAATTATAAGTACAAGGATGTAATGAAACAGGATACATTTAGTTATTCTATTCAACCAAAGCATTCACAGTTCAGAGGTAACATGTCTGAGTTAGGACACAGAAGAGATGAGAAGGGTAATGAGTCTATCTATCTATTTAATAGTTATTACACAGGTTTCTCTCGTCAAGAATATAATATGCTTAATCATACTACTGAGACTACTCTCTACTATGGTATATTGTTACCAAAGTATCTTCAGTTGAAGATGGAAGAGATGGAGAAGTATATGTTAGAGAGAACAAGACAAAGAAAGAATAGAATAGATCAGTTTTATATAAAGTATAATGATCTAATGATAACTATGAATGGTCATGCATTTAATATTGAATCGTCATCTAAACGTTATGGTTTTAGATGGATGAACAATCAACATAGTATTCAAGAAATCAAAGGACTTCAAGAGTTAATGAAACAAGTAAAGAAAGTATTTAAGTATAATAGTTGTAAAGATATATTCAGAGCTTATGATAAGTCAGAGTATATGCATGAACACAATGAGAATAAAGTATACTTAGACTTTAAACAATTTTTTAAACTAAAACAAGAGAAATGACAGATTATAATGAAGACTTTCCTTTAATTGATGATCCTAAAACACCAAAGGTTATTAAACCTATGACTGTTTTACATGATAAATTAGTTAAAGGATACAGAGATGAGAGAGATCTCAGAGTAGATAAACTTATTGTTAATATGCAGAAAAGTATATCTAAACAAATATCAGAATTAGTAGAAATAGAAGACGTACATCGTCATAGCATGTTAGTTCTAGTTCAATGTTTACAGCATCTTCGTGATGTTGTTGATCATAAGAAGAGCACAAATGATACGCTTGAGTTTATTAATAAGCAGTGTGATGAACTAGTTAAACTATCAGGTAAGCAAACAAATGACGGTGGTATTGATTGGGATAACATAACCTTGGCAAGATCATGAGTGTCAAGGTTAGCATGAAGGTAGTTAGATCTATTATAGGTGGGCATATTAATGAATCAATTAATAAGCCTGCAATAATAGATTGTCTTGTTAAAACTTTTGATTCACATGCATTAGAGATGTTAGTAGACATATGTGTATCAGAAGAAGAGTATCAGCCATTTAATATCAATGATGTAGTTATGTTTCAGCATGTATGGAATATAAATCATCTTGATCATGGTTTGACTGATGGTATTGACAGCAGGTATGGTATTATTATAGGATCAGATAACTATGGTGATGAATTTAATCCTTATTATTATAAAATGAACATGCAAATGTTTGATTTGAATGAAGATAATGAGCTTATAATTACTCCAATAGACAAGTATTCTAATGAGATTACACGTGTTATACCTGAAAAAGCAAAGGATTTACTTCAAATGTATACATCTATAAAGCAAGCATAGCTATATATCTGCTATTTATTTTGACTCAGTTCAATTAATATTAAGAAATTAGCTATTAAATAAATATAATATTATTTAATTTTGTGGTTTAAACACACAGAATAATATGTTATATCAATTAGCTAGCGGAAGAACAATAGAAATATCTATGGAGCAGTATTTAGATATGACTGATGAAGAACTACAGGACTTAGAATGTCTTGGTAATGCTAACACAATGGAGATTAATAATCCATGGCATGGTAAGTATAGTAAAGGAGATCGTGTTCATTATAAAGAATTAAATGATGAACATAATCTAATAGATTTACCTACTGAAGTCAAGTTAGCAGACAAATACTTCCAGAATAATGATGATGAGTAGATAACTACTCACAATTTACTTAAGATAAGACTTACTTATAGAGATTAGGTTGTTATATACCTTTGCCACTCTATAGGTAGGTCTTATTATTTTATTAACCCTTTATTAAATAAGAAATGAATAAAGAAAACACTAAAGTTACAATTGTACCTAATAAGATGGGTGCTAAGATTAGAGTCTCAGCTAATAATGCTGAATATGCTCATGTGCTATTAAAGCAAGAAAAAACTATTATAAGTACAACAGGTTGGGTAAAGCCATCAAGAGTACATGCATTATTACATGGTAAACTAGAAGATATACAGAATATAGGCATTGCTGACACAGATACATTACCTGGACAAATAGTTGTTAAAGAATCATTAACTCCATTTAATACTAATAATCCTGAAAGAGATTATAAATATGCAGGTACTACTGGTATAGTATGTTGTAAGCATGGTGAACCAATATATAGACAATGCTTTTATGATCCTACAATGCTTGAGACAGATGAATTAATATCTCATACTAATGGTGATGATATTAGAATAGCTAATACATCTGATGAGGATACTAAGATGGCATTGAAAGCAGAGCAATCATTCCTTAAAGAATATTTTCCTGGTGATCAAGTAGACTTAGAAGATTCTATTGCTGAGGTTGAAGCTGAGGCTGAAGCTGAAGAGGATACTGTTGAGGATAATATAGATGCTTTACAAGATGCTCAAGATAAACAGCTTGAGGATTTAGATAATACTGAGGAAGAGGAAGATGAAACACCAAGAGAGTATGAGGAAGAGAATACTATAGGTGCTAGCAATCCTTTTGATGAAGTAGAGGATGAAGAGTTAGTTGAAGTAGAAGAAGAAGATGATACTACATTTGATTTATAATTAGATGTATATAAGTGGAGAGTGGTTGGCCGTCATAACCTGACCACTCTCCCACTTGTCGTTAAGAGTAATTAATTAAGTAATAAATAAATTAAAATTAAAAAGATGGAAATTACACACACACAGTTAAAGAAGTTAAAACAACAAAGAGAAATAAATAGATATAAATACTTAGGTATGTTATCTGATTATCAAACAGTTAAGAATAAACTAGTACAAGATATAGTTTATACACAATTAAACACACAACAAATATTCTTATTTAAAAGAGTATTACATGGATTAAATGCTTATAAATCTGATGAACTAGTAGGTATGCATTGGGATAAGAAGAGAAGAGTGAAGAAAGTATGGAGAAAAGCCCAAAGAGTTATAAATAGATTCAAGCAGACTATAGCTAACAAAAGATCTAATGAGATCTTATCAATGTTTGATCATAGTCCATTAGCAAAGAACATCATGAGTGTTCCTGTTGAGGAGGTAGATGATCAATTCATTAACAAAATGACTCTTAAAGAGTTAGGTATTAAGTATGAGGATCTAATCATAAAGTTTTATAGTGAAGGATTGTTGCCTAGAAATTATTTTCAATTAAAAGAAAATGTTTAATTTAGCAATTATAATACTATGGATCTTAGTGTTAGTAACATTAGGATGGTATAGATCAAAACAATAACATATGAAAGCTAAACGCAAACTGTGTGTTGGCTGTGGTAAAGAGCAGTTCATCTGGAAGAGTGAAGGTAGGTATAAGTATTGTAAGTCTTGTTGGCTAACTAAGGTCCCAACAAAACCACTCAAACGTACACCAATCAAACCATCTCAAAAACCAATGAAGAAGAAGTCATCTAAGATGTCTGCTCTTGACACAGTTTATACAGCACTAAGAAAAGTATACTTAGAGAAGTATCCATTGTGTAATGCTAAACTACCAGGTTGTTCACTATCATCAGCCGACATACACCATAAGAAAGGTCGTGGTAAATACCATAATGATCCAACTACATGGTTATCAGTATGCAGAACATGTCATACATGGATAGAAGAACATCCAAAAGAAGCTATAGAACTAGGATTTTCAGAAAAAAGAGATTAATATGAATAAAATAGTAAATACAGGTAAAGTATATAAGTTTGATGAAGAGGGTTATATAATAAATCAAGCTAAAGTGTCAAAAATACAAGATAAATGGTTAGACGCATTAAATAGTATAATTGATATATACAATAACCATGATTTCTTTACAGATAATATTCATAGTATATATGTTAGAGGTTCAGCAGCTGTTGGTCAAGCTTATGATAATATATCTGATTTAGATATAATAATTATTCTTAAAGGTCGTGTTAAAAGATCTAAAGGTCAATTAGATATACTATTACAAGCAAAAGCAATGGATTTTTTTGATTCATTAGAGAAGTATAGGAAGGATAATTATCCTTTTATAACTAAAATAGATAATGGACCTGCTATATATCTTAATAAACTTTTAAGTAGTGATGATCATTTATATGTTTTATATAGATTTTATATTAAATATACAGCTACACATGTTTATGGTGAAAATATACATGACTCTTTACCAGCAGTACCTAAACATAAAGTACCTATGTATCATCCTGCATTACCTTTACATTTAGGTCATATTGATGCTCAACCTGTTGATATAAGAATACATGGTAATCTTATGCAGTATACAGCAAGGAGAATAATAAGATCTTCATTTGAGTTAACATATAATAGATCAAATGTATGGACTAGATGTTTAGTTCCTTGTTATGATATATTTAGTGAATATTATCCTGATAAAAAAGAGGAAATGAGAAATGTATTAGAAATAGCAATCTTTGGTATGAAAGATAAGACTAGAGATGATTATAATAAAATGATGGAAGTGGGTAAATGGTTAATAAAACAAATAGAACAAGACTATGACAGAAAAGAATAAAGCATTAGAAATAGCTAGAAATTTAAATAGAACACTTAGTAATTTAATAGAAACAGTTGGTAGAGGAGACAGCGCATTAAGAGATAATGCTATATGGGCTCAAACTAAACCATCAAAAGCAATATTAAAAGAAAAGTTAAATAAAATATGTAAGAAGCATAATATTAAAGAAGAAGAATTATAATGGAAATACCTAAACACATATTAGATAAATTAAAGCTCCGTAAGGAGGAAGATATACAGACAGAAGCTGAAGAGTTAGAACAACTCAGAGCTGAAGAGAATACCAAGAAGTTCGTAACATCACTAGAAGTAGTAGATAAGATTGGTAAAGAGATAGGAGAAATGAGAAAATGGGAATCATATTGTAGTGATCCTAAGTTTTACAATCCTTTCCCTATAGATATATTGTCATGTAATAAAGAGCAGCTGTTACAATTGCTTATACATGCATATGGTACTGCTAAACATCTAAAAGATAAGTTAGATGGGAAGAAATGAAGTACAAGAGAAAGCATTAGAGATTGCTATTAGTAATAATAGATGTGGATTAGGTATATCAATGGGTGTTGGTAAAACCAGAGTAGGTTTACAACATATGATAAAGAACTATAATCCATTATCTAGTTACTTAGTAGTAGCACCTAAGAAATCTATATTTAATTCATGGAATCAGGAGATGGTTAAGACTGAGACTGAGGATATGCGTAAACATATTACGTATACTACCTATCTCAGCCTTAATAAGCATAATCCTAATGACTATGATATAGTATACTTAGATGAATGCCATAGTTTATTATTAAGTCATGAAGAATTCTTGGCTCCTTTTAAAGGTAAGATCCTTGGTTTAACAGGGACACCACCTAAAAGAAGAGGGTCAGATAAATACTTTATGGTTAATAAGTATTGTCCTATGAAATATAAGTTCAGTGTAGATGATGCCTCTGATAATAAGATACTTAATCAGTATCAGATTATTATACATCATTTACAGCTGTCTAAAGTATCCAATTTAAAGAAGAGTACTAAAGATGGTAGGACATGGTATACTAGTGAACAGAAAGATTATGAATATACATGTGGTAGAGTCAATGAGTCTGCTACACATAAACAAAGACAGTTCAATAGTATAATGAGAATGAGATCTATGATGGATTACACCACTAAAGAAGCCTATGCTAAAGGAATGCTTAAGCATATGGGTGAAAAGTGTATTATATTTGCTAACACACAGAAACAAGCAGATAGAATATGTAGTCATAGTTATCATTCAGGTAATAAAAACTCAGAAGATAACCTAGAGTTATTTAGTGATGGTAGAATTGATAAATTATCATGTGTATTACAATTGAGCGAAGGTGTTAGTATACCTGGACTTAAGCAAGGTATTATCTTGCATGCATATGGTAACAATAGAAAATCATCACAACGTATAGGTAGACTGCTACGCCTTAATCCAACAGAGACTGCAACATGTCATATCTTATGTTATAAAGATACTGTTGATGAAGGATGGGTCAAGTCAGCATTACAAGAGTTTGATCAAAATAAAATTAAATATTATAACCCTTTAGATAATTAAATATGGAAAATAAAAAGAAAATATTTTTTACAATAATATGTATATATCTTCTTGCTGTAACAACAGCAGTTGCATTCCTTGTATTCTTAGTTACAGGAGAATTCATGAGAGCAGCTGTAGTATTACTTATTGAGTTAGCTTTATTATATATAGGTAAAACATTAAGAAGACAATGGTTTTTATAACAATAATAACAGGAATATTAGCATGCTGGGCATCTATATATTCACATTCATATTCAAAAATAAAATATAATTATGGGAAAGATGAAAGAAATATACATGGAAATGTTACAAAAAGAAATGGACAATGTTCAACTTCACGTACCTCTTCAAAAAGAGCCTACGCAGATAGACATACTGTGTCCAAACTGCATGAAGAAAAAGCTAATGTTTCATACTATAACTGATATAAACTGCACTAATTGTGGACATGATTTTGTTCTTGTTGATGCTCAAACAGTTAGATTCAAATGAGCATAATAGCAAACATAGCAGTGCATGCTGCAGGATTAATTATATCAATTATTATTATATGTATAATACATGATGTATTTTATATAATAAAAAATAAAGATAAATGAAAAGGATTGCAATAGTTGGTGCTGGTAATGCTGGTTGTATAACCGCATTAGAATTATTACAGAAAGAAAAGTCTGAGATAATTATATATCATGATCCTAAAGAGCATCCTATAGAGAAGGTAGGACAGGGGACTTTTCCTCAGTTCCTACTAACTCTATTTAATACTCTTGATGTTAATTGGTATAATAATCCTATTGATATGACTGTAAAGGCTGGTATATTATATAAAGGTTGGGGTAAAAAAACAAATGAAACTTTTCATCCTTTTGATGGTAATATTGTAGCTGCTCATTTTGTTCCTCAAAAGTTATCAGATTTATTTTTAAACTCTGGATTTACACAAGTAATAGAAAAGAATATTAAGGACCCTGAAAAGGAGATAGATGCTGATTATATATTTGATTGTAGAGGTAGACATAATAGGAATAAAGATAACTATGATGAAATCATTAGTCCTATAAATGCTGTACTTCTTGCTAGCAATTTTAAATCTAGTAATAATGATGCAACATATACACAAGCAGTAGCTACACCAAATGGTTGGACATTTATTATACCTAATAAAAATACTATATCATATGGTTATCTTTATAACAGTGAAGTAACATCTGCTCAGCAGGCGGGAGAAGACTTTATAAAAAGATTTGATATATCTGAAATCACTGATGCAATTTCTTTTGACAATTATGTTGCTAAGGATATGTTTGTAGGAGAGAGAACTATACTACAAGGAAATGCATATGGATTTGTAGAACCATTAGAAGCAACAGCAATTGGTCTCTATCAGAACCTTGCTAATCAAGCTAGTAAAACTATATTTAATAATAAGGATAAGGTTAAGGTTAATAAAAAAATAAGAAAACTCATGAGTAATATTGAGACATTCTTACTTTGGCATTATCAATTTGGATCAAAGTATAATACACCTTTCTGGGAATATGCTAAGAGTTTACCATTTAATCCGGATCCTTTCTTTAAAGAATATGTAGCTAATGTAGATACTAACTCAAGAGGTTTAATCTATAGTCCCTGGACCAATGTAGGATTTAAGGTTTGGAAAGACTATGTAATATAAATAATATGAATAAAGAATATATAGGAGCTATAACATTTATAAGTATGACTATACTGTGGATTATTGTAATGGATCATTGTATGGAACCATTACCTCAACCTACTGAGGGCATACCACATAACTACTGGGTGCCTGATGCTGATACATCAGATGAATACAGAATGTGGATAGGTGGTGATGGAGACACAATATGGGAATGATCACTATCATCACGGCACTCACATAAACACATGACTATGGAATTTATAAAAAAATATGACAATTACTTATCACATGAAAATTGTGACTATATAGTTAATATGCTTAATACAAGAAAAGATTTACTATATGAAGGGATAACAACAGGTGGTAAAAGGAAAGACCTTAAAGTATCTAAAGATCTTAACCTTATAGATATAAAAGATGACCTTATTCTATCTAATAAAGTGTTACCGGCAATGAGAGCTGGTATAACAAAAGCATTATTGCTTTATAATAGACAGCATTCTTTTGTACCAAATCACATGAAACTCGTTGATATTGATGATTCTACATTAATGAAAGTATTACAACATCATACAATCATAGATGGTAACAGCGCTTTATGTCATGTTTGGGAAAAAGGAGAAGGATTTTATAATTGGCACATGGATCTTGGCCCTAGTGTAAGAGCATCAGCTAGAATATTAGTCTGTATGTTTTACTTAAATGATGTTGAAGAAGGTGGAGAAACCGCATTCTATCATCAAAATATGGAGAGTAAACCTACTAAAGGAAGCTTAGTAATATTTCCAGCAGATTGGACTCATTTGCATAGAGGTAATATGCCTATTAGTAATACTAAATACATATGTAACTTTTGGTTACTAAGAAAGAATCCATTAATAGAAAAATTAAGTATAAAAGAAAATTGGAAACAATATGAAGCAAACATATAATACAGTATTAGTAAAACGTAATGGTAAGTTAGAACATACAATACAAGCTAAGGAAGATATACTTAATCAAATAATTAAAGATCTTCCTGAAGGTACCAAGATAGAGGTATTTGCTAACACTGCAGGCAGTAAAGGTAGTAATGCTCAGCTTGCAAAGATTCATGCTATGATTAGACAGTTATCTGAAGATACAGGTAATGATGTAGTAGATATGAAGAAATATGTAAAACAACACGCAATGATTGATAAGTCATTTGCTGATTGTGACACAGGAGAATTAAGTAGTGTAATACAAGTAATATATAACTTAGGAGATAAAGTTGGATCTAATCTTAGAGATTAATCCTCACCTTTCTCTCTTTTTTGTTGTCTTAAAATTTTAGCTATCCTTCTTTCTTCTAATTCTTCAGCAGTTCTATTAACTTTATGTTTTGCACTAGTTTTCCTTACATTTCTTTGTTTTCTTCTATGACTTTTAGTACCAGGTATAGTAGTTTCATCATGATTTATGATTTTATCAGCACGTGGTGTTACTGGTTTATCATCATTAACTTTTGTTAAAGCTTCTTTATGATTAATTTGTCTTTCCTCTAATTCTTCTTGAGTTAAAGGAGTTAATGGTTCACTACCAGTAACGCCACCAAATATATGTGACATTATTTTGTCTCTATCATATATTTTAGTTTTATTTTGTACACCTGCATTTAAACTAAAGTTAGCTAGAAGATTACTAACTGCCCATAAAGCAAGTGCATGTTGACTTATATCTGCTGGTTTTAAACCATCAAAATTATTTGCAATCAGATTAGCTGATTTAATAACTTCAGCTTCTGGTTCACATTGATATAGATATTCTAAAACTTTATTAAGTACACGACTAAATTGTCCTGATACTTCTATTGTTACAATATCCTCATCAGGTACTGCAGCAAAAGTATTAAGAGGTAAAGCTTCTGATGCTTCTAATGCTGCTTTCATTTTTGCTGAATTTACTTCAGCTTCTGAATATTCTGACATAGTATTAATTTTTTATACTACAAAGATATATATTATCAGAGAAATATACAAGTTATTAGTAGGGAATTTATTATATTTGTAAAACCAAAAACAAGAATTATGACACTAGCAAAAGACGGGTTAACCGTTGATACTCAAGACTTTGTGAAAAAAGTTAAAGAGACATACAACCTAGATGTAAACGTTATACTAGGTGGTACAATTTTAGACCAAAAAACCGGTAATAAGATTGCATTAGATATACTTAGAGATGAAGCATTCCAAGCAATGTGCATGTATGATCCAAGTTTATCTAAATATTTATCAATGAAAAGTAAAGGAAGAAAGAGAGAATTTATAGTATGGTCTCAATGCTTTCAATACTTAGCATGGATGCATGGATATTCTAAACTTGATATAGCCAAAAATCTTATGAAGAATCATGCTACTGTTATAAGTAGTATTAAAAAAGTAAGTGATGCTATAGACGGTTACAACCCGGATCTTAAAGAGATCTATGATTATTTAAAAAATTATTATTTAACACATGTGGGAGATATTACAAAAAATATTAAAAGATAACATAACACCTAATCAACTCATGTTGTTATATGCATTTGACAAGAGTATAGGTGTACCTCACATTAATCCTGATTTAGAACTTAAAGGATTAATTAAGGCAGAATATATAACAAAGATAGATAATAGTTATGCTATAACATTAGCTGGTAAAAAGATAATGGTAAAGTATAATAATTATTTTGTGAAAGCAAAAACAAAGACTAGTATATCATTAATGGGTAAGAACTATACTGTAGCAGTACAGCAGTATAGAGAGATGTTTCCTAAGATGAAATTACCTAGTGGTAAGCCTGCAAGGGTTAACATTAAAACATTAATAGATTGTTTCAGATGGTTCTTTGAAAATTATAATTATACTTGGAATGAGATATATGCAGCAACACGTAAATATCTTAATGAGTATGAAGATAATGGTTACATGTATATGAAGACTAGTCAATACTTTATAGTTAAGACATTGCCTAATAAGAATAAATCATCTGACCTTGCTGATTATTGTGATATGATTAAAGAAGGAACTGATGATGACACTAACCATTTTAAAGAGAAAGTAGTATGAGTAAAAATGCATGGGGTGGACAATACACAGCCTTTAATGAGGCACTTAAATATATGTTAGATAGACAGGCCGGTAGAGAGAAATCTATACAAACACCATGGCCTAAGTTTAATGATGCTATTACTGACGGATTAGAATGGAATACTCTTACAGTTATAGGAGGTAGACCAGGTTCAGGTAAGACATTAATAAAAGATCAAATTATTAGAGAATCTTTTGTACATAATCCTACTGATAACTTCCGTGTTCTTGAATTTCAATTTGAAATGGTGGGCAGAACTTCAGCAATAAGAGAGTTTAGTTCTATTACAGGTAAGACATACAAAGAGTTATGTAGTGCAGGTACTGTTCTTGATCAATTGACCTTTGATAAATGTCATAACTATGCTAAGTCTAGGGTTAAGAATCCGGTGGATATTATATCTACACCTATGACTGTTAATCAAATGCGTGAGCAAGTTGATATGTATATGAATGAACACCAAGGTCAGAAGACTATTATAACTTTAGATCATACTATTCTTGTAAAGAGAGCACCATATCAGAACAATAGATTGGATATGTTATTTGAACTAGGGGAATTCTTTACGCAAGTTAAGCGTGAGTATCCCGTGATGTTTATAGCGCTGTCTCAATTGAATAGGAATATAGATAATCCTGAAAGAGCAGTAGATGGTAAGTATGGTAATTATGTACTTGAGTCAGATATATTTGGTTCAGATGCAATGTTACAACATGCTGATACTTTAATTGGTATTAACCGGCCAGCTAAGCAGAAGATTAGATTGTATGGTCCTGATAGATATATCATACAAGATGATAAAACACTAGTATTACATTTTCTTAAGGCAAGAAACGGGGATGCCCGTATGAGTTTCTTTAAAGCTGCCTTTGAGAGAATGGAAATCATGGAGATGGACACACCTCCTCAACAAGAAAGAAGATGACGCCACAAGAACGTAAAGCAAAAGTTAAAAAATTATTGGAAGAACACGCAGACTATTTCTCTAGTAATAATATAGAGAAGCCTGCATATATACCTAAGATGGCTTATAGGCCTACTGGTAAGGATGAATTACATGTTACATTCTTTCCAAGTGAATTAGAAAATAACATGGATATATATACAGAATTTGTTAGCATTGAATATGACTCTGAAGATCCTAAGAGAACACTATACTTACTTAAGTATAATCCTCATTGGAAAGAAGAGTATGAATTGATTACAAGTAACTCAGGATTCCAAAGACATATGGTACCTGTAGGTGAATTGAAAGCAATTAATGATGTTACACATAGGGGTCAAAGTAAAATAGAAAAGGAAGATCTAGCTGTAGCATCAGGTAAGTTTGATGCATTACCTAACCCAGAGACTGAAAGGGATATAGTTGATGTGCTCAAGGGAATAGAAAAAGCATTACTAAGTATTAATCAAAAATTGAAATAGAATGGCACAAAGCGTATTAGTCATAGCTGACTCAGGGACAGGTAAGTCCACATCAATTAGAACATTAAGTTCTAAAGAAACATTTATTATAAACATTGCAAATAAACCTCTACCTTTCAAGGGATGGAAAAAAGATTATGTAAATATATCTAAAGATAATCCTAAAGGTAACATGACATCAGCCGCTTCAGCTGCTGGTATTATAAAGGCAATGAAGCATGTTAATGATAAGATGCCACATATTAAAACGTTAGTCATAGATGACTGGCAGTATATGTCCAGCTTTGAATACTTTGATAGAGCTAATGAAAAAGGATATGATAAGTTTACTCAGATTGCAGCTAACTTGGCGCAGGTTGCTAAGATGCCTAAAGATATGAGAGAAGATTTAACTATATTCTTCTTAACTCACTCAGAAGATTCAACAGATATTAATGGACACCGTAGGGTTAAGGCAAAAACAATTGGTAAAATGATTGACAACACCTTGACACTAGAAGGGTTATTTTCTATAGTATTATTTGGTCGTGTAAAGAGAGATGAAGACGGCACATTACACTATGGATTTGACACTGTAACTAATGGAGAAAATACTTGTAAATCTCCAATAGATATGTTTGAAGAAACATTTATAAATAATGATCTACAGTTAGTTAAAGACTGTATAACAGAGTATGAACAATAATTAATTAATCAAAAAAAAAGAAAGTATGTTAAGTACAAAAGACATGTCCGTTGGGAGCGGCAAAGCAAGACCTTTAATGGGTCCAGGAAACACAGTAGTTAGAATAAATAGTATAAGCATGGACAAGACTCCATGGGATGCACAAGCATTTCAAGTATATTTACATATGGAAACTCAGCCTGTTGGAGGAGAGTTTGAAGGATTCCTACGTGATCAGAACAATGAATCATTAGGAAGATATGATGGTCAGATAGGTAGAGTTAGAATGTCCCCATTCCCATATAAAGATACTACGTTAGATAATGGTAGAGAGATTAGCAAAGATCAAGAGATTTTGAAAGCTATGATATTTGTTAGTGAAGTATTAGGTAAGAGAGATGCTTTAGATAACATTGAGGCAGCTACAATTGAAGACTTCATTGGTAAATGTAATGATTTATTTTCTACCAGCGGCTTCTTTAACGTATGCTTAGCTAGCAGAGAGTGGGAGAATAAAGATGGTTATATTAATAATGATCTATATTTACCTAAGCTATCTAAGGATGGTATACCTATGGAAGCATTAGATACAGAGAACAGTAGATTAATTAAATTTGATAAGTCTACACATGTTAGAGCTGTAAACAATGGTTCTACCAATGGTACTACAAGTGCTGCTAGCTTTGAGCCAGCTGCTGCTAATGGTGCTGGTACTTCTGACTTTGAGTTGTAATATTAAATAGAGGGGGTGGGAAACCATCCCCTTATTTATTATGATTAGTACAAAGAATTTTATCAGTGAACACAATGAGATCAAGAGTGGTTGGGTATTCCAATACTATCTGAGTCTTCCTGAACGGTTGATGGGACAAGATATACAAATCAAATCCATATTCAATCCTTCAGAGAGAACTCCTAGTATGTATATATACTTAGACCCTTCTTGTATGGAATATAAATTTAAGGATTTCTCTACGGGGAAACAAGGTAGTAAGATTGATATAGTTCAACATCTATTTAATTTGACATATAGTCAAGCTTTATTTAAAATCACAGAGGATTACAATTCATGGATCATGGATGGTGGTTTCCTTGAGGAGGACCCGGAGTATAAGCCTGTGTCCAGATATAAAGTTGATTATATTTCTAAAAGAGAATGGAGCACACAGGATGCTAAGTATTGGTTACAATACAATATAGGTACATCTATGCTTAAAGAGTATAATGTTTTTCCTATTGAGTATTATAACATGGTCAAAGATTCTGAGGAAGGAATAGATAAGTTAGTAATACGCAATCAGTTAATGTATGGTTATTATACTGCGGCTGGTAAGTGTTACAAGATATATCAACCCAAACAAAAGAGTTATAAATTTATAAAGATAGATAGTCACCTACAAGGGCTTGAACAGCTTAAGTATGATAAAGACTACCTAGTAATATGTTCCTCACTTAAGGATGCAATGTGTCTAAAGTCATTTAACTTTGGCGTAGATGTCATAGCACCAGACAGCGAGAACACTATCATCAAACCTTATATTATAAGTAATCTTAAGTCTAAATATAAAAAATTGTTATCTTTGTTGGATAATGATGAAGCAGGTCATGCTGGTATGGAGAAGTATAAAAAGACATATAACATAGATGGTATCTATCTCAAATCAGAGAAAGATATATCTGATGCTGTGGCTAAATACGGATTCAGTACAGTGCAACCTAAATTGTTTAGTTTAATTAAGAATTCTATATAATGGAAATAGGGACCTTTGATAGCTGGTTTATACCGGGTAACGTACCAAGCTCTAAAAATAGCAGGCAGTGGACAGGTAAATACTTTATAGTCAGTAAGACTGTAACTAAGTATAGACAGGCTACTAATGCTATATATATAGAGAAGAAAGATTCTTTTATTAAGAGTTTTGAAGAATTGGAGTTACCCGTGTATGTAACCTTTAAGTTTTTTAGGAATAGTAGACGTAAGTTTGATTATGTTAATCCTTTACAAACAGTACAGGATGATATGGTTAAACATGGTTGGATTCCTGATGATAACTGTGATTATATAATCCCGGTGTTTGAAGAATATGAATATAATAAAAACGGTTCAGGAGTTTTAATTAAATTAGATGACAAAAGAAACAAAAAAATCAGAATGTAAAACTTGCTTAACTATAAGTTTAAAAGTTTTTAATAATATAAAAGCAATGATTAAGTCCTCCAATGAAGAGGACTTTTTTATTGGCATGAAGATGTGGTTTGCAATGAATCCGCCTGATATGCTTACAGCTATACTTAGGAAACACGCATGGAAAGGTAGAGGTCATGACTTTGATGAATTTCAAAAATCAGAAAAGAAATGGTCCCTTGAATTTCAATCTCACAGGTTATCTTGGCCTGCTATCTTAGCACGTATTATGCATCTCTCTGATCCTACAGTAGTAGGACCGGATTATAAACAGTGGGAAGATATAATAAATCAAGAAGCTAATGCCTATATAAATCAGAAATTATATAATGAAGGAATAGGTGAACACATTGAACCAATTAAATTTAAATTAAAATGGCATATTTAGTGAGCCCTTGCTGTGGCTATGATTACAGCGACAAAGTAGATGAAGAAGGTTATGAAGTATATGTATGTGACCATCCAAAGTGTGGTGAAGAGTTTGATGAACCACTAGAAGATTATGAATATGAAGCCCGTGTGCGTGAAAGTCACGCAGAAATGATGGCTGATGAACGTAGAGATTTAGGATTATGAATACACAAGATCAAATAGCAAGGGCTGCAAAGACCCTTATGTTAATGGAGCCGTTCTATGGCTATTTTCTTATTGGACTAAATAAGAAGATTATAAAGACTATACCAACTGCTGGTGTTAGTAAGAAGGGTATAAACGTAGATCTATCAGTTAACCCTGAATTTTTTGATAAGTTACCTGAGAAGCATCGTATAGGTTTACTTAAGCATGAGTTATTACACATATCATTTGGACATTTAATAATGAGAGATCGTTATGAGGACCATAGATTGTTTAATATAGCTGCTGATCTAGAGATCAACCAGTATATTGATGATGACTACCTTCCTGAAGGTGGTATAAATATGGAAATGTTTGAGGATCTTAATCTAGATGCTAGAGCAGGTACTGATTATTACTATAAAAAGCTTGATGAAGCTAGAAAAGAAGGTAACTGCAGCGTTCTTGATGGTATACTTGCACAAATGGATGGTAACAGTATATATGATCATCCAACTTGGGAAGACTTTAATGAGTTATCAGAAGCTGATAAGAAGTTAGTTCAAAAACAAATTGAGCATCAACTTAAGGAGACTACTGATACTATACGTAAGAGACAGGGTACTATCCCTGGTGAATTAGCTGAAGTATTAGATAGATTATTCAAAGTAGAACCTCCAAGTTTTAATTGGAAAGCATACTTAAGAAGATTTGTTGGTAACTCATCTATTTCTTATACAAAGAAGCTTAGACGTAAATACAATAAAAGGTATACGGTTAATCCGGGCCTTAAGATTAAGTTTAAAAATCATATTCTTGTGGGTGTAGATACATCTGGCTCAGTATCAACTAGTGAGCTTAAGGAATTCATGAATGAACTTGTACATATGCATAAGACTGGGCATCAAATCACTGTAGCGCAATGTGATACTCAGATCAATAGCATAGAAGTATTCAACCCAAAGAAAGATTGGGACATAAAAGGAAGAGGTGGTACTGACTTTCAACCAGTTGTAGATCATTATAATGAAAAGAAAGATAGGTATACAGCTCTTATATATTTAACGGATGGAGAGGCATATACTCCAGAAAATTGTCCAAAGAATGCATTATGGGTACACAGCACACGGTGTAGCATCAATGAAGATTTACCAGGACAGAAAATTCAAATTAATTAACCAAATAAAAAAAAAAGAAATGGCAGAAGTAAATTTAAACATTGAGGAATTAGACTCATTTGTAGGTCACATTATTGAAAACAACAGATTTTTACAGAAAGATGGCAAGAAGCCAGTAGCAATTGAAGTAGTAGGTGAGTCAGGTATTGGTAAGACTACCTCTATTATGGATATGGCTAAGAAACATGAGTTAGATTTTGTTAAGTTAAACTTAGCACAGATAGAAGAGTTAGGTGATCTAGTAGGATTCCCTGTAAGACAGTTCCAAATGTTCAAGGAAAAAACAGTTAAGATGACTGAGAAAGAGATGTTAAATTACAACTCTAGAGCAGCTGCATCTGAAGATTTAGCTAAAATGCCTCAAACTATAACTAAGAAGATTGGTCAATGGGTTGATGAGTTAGCTGTATCTGACTATTTAAAGAGTGGTTACAAGATGACCGGTAAGAATAGAATGTCTTATTGTGCACCTGAATGGATTGCTGATAAAAAGAAAGGTGGTATACTATTATTAGATGACTGGAACCGTGCAGATGTTAGGTTTATCCAGGCATGTATGGAGTTGGTTGACCGTCAGACTTATATCTCATGGACATTACCTGAAGATTGGCATATTATACTAACAGCTAACCCGGATAATGGAGATTACATGGTAAACTCTGTTGATGCTGCTCAGAAGACTCGTTATATCACAGCAAATCTTAAGTTTGATATTGATGTATGGGCAAAATGGGCTGAGGCAGAAGGAATTGATACAAGATGTATTAACTTCTTACTGTTAAATCCAGAACTAGTTAGTCAAGAGACTAATGCTAGATCTATATCTACGTTCTTTAATGCTATCTCTGGTATAGAGAAGTTTGAAGAGCAACTACCATTAATCCAAATGATTGGTGAAGGTTCAGTAGGAGATGAATTCTCTTCTATGTTTACTATGTTTATTAACAACAAGTTAGACAAATTACCTACACCAAAGGACCTGTTAACTCACGACAATGAAGCACATGTTATTGGATTATTAACAGGAGCAATTGGTAAAGATGATGACTATCGTGCAGATATTGCATCAACATTAGCTACAAGATTAGCTAACTATTCAGTAGTATACTCAACTGAGAATACTATTAATCAGAAGATAACAGACAGATTGATAACATTATGTACTAAGAATCATTTTGCTAATGACCTTAAGTATTTAATTGTTAGAACTATCTTTAACGGTAATAAGAAGAAGTTTAATAAACTTATGCTTAACCCGGAGATAATCAAGATGACTGTTAAGTAATATTAATTTAAACCAGGGGAGCCCAGCGCTCCTCTGTGTTTATTAAAGAAATAAGAAATGGCAAAGAAAACAGTTTTTCAACCAATAGACATACAGAAATATGATGACATGGGTTATGATACCAGTGTTACTACACATATGGGTATACCTACTAATGCTTCATGTGATAATATAGAGACTATATTAGTTACTGAATCTAATTCAGATTACCATGAATTAGTTGGTACACTAGAAAATGAAACACCACGTACTCAGCAGGGATTAACAGGATTGACTAAAGCATTCCTTTTACCAGGTATATCAATTAGTGCGGATAGATTAAAGGCAGCTTTAAAAGAGCACAGTATAACGGTTACTAATGATTATACAAAAGCAGACTTTATAGTTACTGATGAAATGGTATCTGATGAACATGATTCTACTTTTAGATCTAATAAATTAATGCATCATAAAACTAATATGTATATGGTTTATGACGGGCCAGCTGATACTTACTATAATAGAACAGGTAATTTTATGATATGGTGTGATAAGGTATCTAAAGATTATAGATTGCATAATTGTAATTATGATTCTGCAGCCTATGATGTATATGGGATAACAGGATTAGCAATTGAGCTTGGATCTAAGATAAAGGCCGGAGAACTTCAAGTGGTAAATCAGGATACTGTGATAAATGCTTCTGCATCTATTCAAGATTTAACAGAGGAGTTAAAGGATCAGCTTATAGCAATGCTTAATGGTAATGAAGATGACAAGAATATGGCAGCGGGAATCCTTCCTACTATAAATTATACTAGTCAACCAGCTTTATTATACTTATTATTCAAAGCAGTAGGTAGTAGAATAAGTTGGGATTTTAGTAGAAATAAAGATTTAGATTGGTGGAAGGATAAAGCTAAGTTAGATACATTAGAACGTAAGAATGCTGAGCAGGCTATTCAATACTTTGAGCATCACGGGGTACTAGACTCTAGAAACTTTAAGATGTTAGAACCTTTATGCAGAGAAGAGATTAGTATATCTAACAGAGAGCTGTATTCATTTACAGTACAAGTTAAACCAGAATGGAGAAAATATTTAAAAAAACAAAAAAATGAAAGAAAAGGAAGCACTACAGATAAGAATTAATACATATGGGTTAGATGAAGACAGCCCAAACATAGACTTAAGTATAGTTAATATTAAACCTTGTATAATATTAGATTATGAAAACAATAGTTATCATCAGAACAGTCAATTTTTAAATAATTTATTTAGTAGAGTAACACATGACCAGAATTTTGATATTACAAAGTATGAGAAATTTTATAGGTATCCTAACCTAGATTTATCTAGAGATAAAATGGATGCTGTTAAAACTAAATATAATGTAAGAAAGGTTCTTGATATTGATAAAGCTGATTTTAGAATTATCAGTCAAACTACTGTTAAAAAATTAACATCATATACTTGGCGTAATTCACTATCATCAGCACAATGGTTCAAAGCCGCATTAGATAAATATCCAAATGCATTTAATGATGAAACAAAAGCAATGTTTATTACAGCAACAGACCATCTAGATGATGAACATGTAGTATTATTTGATACTGACCGTAGATATGGTTCAAAATATAAAAATAAGGATTTAGCAGGATTCTTAGATGCACTTGATAAAATGCAGCATACTGCTGTAACTATGGTTGAAGGTCAAAAAAATATGGATGTATTCAAAAGTCTATATGACCCTAATATCATATATGTTACAGACACCTATATGAATGAGCTATCTGGTGAGGATTCTATTACTCTAGACGCTGAGTCTTATAAAAGTATCCGTGCTATGTTAAAAACTGGAAATAAAGAGGATTTAACTGTAGGTATGACTATGATGGCTAATTGTAACGTAGCAAAGTCTAAAACATACCTAGGATTACTGTTCTTTCACTTTAGTGACACTCTGAGAGGAGGGCCCGTATGGAACCAAGTAGCTTTTAAGACACTTAAAAAGCAATTTGATAAATATGTACTGGAGAATAACCATTATCATTCTAATAGATATTCAGAATGCATTAAGTTATTAGCGGAAGATGATGCTTTAACACTTGAAGCAACTGAGCACCTTATTAACTTAGTATTTAAACATGTCATCAATGGTAACAGTGGTATCAATGAAAAACGTAGTGTATTCAGATTGAATAAAACGTCTATCAAACTGAGTGAAGAAGTTAGAGAGAAGATCAATAATGGGTCTTCTATGTCTAAAGAATATTTAATGCATCATACTGATGATTTACCATTTTAATTATGAGAAAAGATAAAAGTAAAGAACAACAATTTATTAAACAAGTAGACAAGGGGGAGTTTCAATTTAGTTACTCCTCCTTGAACAAGCTTATGTTCTCACCGTCTTTATTCTATAAGGATTATATTCTTAAGGATAGAGAAGTGAGGACTGATAAGCATTTGATTCAAGGTAAACTTGTCCACTTATTATTATTACAACCAGAAGAGTTTGACAATCAATTTGTATTGATGCCGTCTAAGCTTCCTTCTGATTCTTTAAGAAAAGTTCTAAATCAAATCAGTTTAAACACTGAAATGAAAGAATTAAGTCTAGTTGATGATGCAGCTATACTTAAGGCGCTTAAAGAAATTGGATTATATCAATCTCTGAAAGATGAGGCTAAGCGTGTAGCTAAGGTCCGTACCACGGAGTGTGAAGATTACTACGCATTCTCTCATCATAAGAATGTAGATGTTATTGATCAAGAGACCTTAACTAAATGTACTGAGTCAGTTCAATTAATAAAGGAAAATAAGTCTGTTATGTCATTGTTATCTGATGAACCAACAGACTTTGAGATGGACGGTCTTGAAGTATATAATGAAGCCCCTTTAAGTTGTGAACTAGATAAACATAAGTTTGGATTAAAAGGTATCATAGATAGATATGTAGTAGATCATGATAAAAAAGAGATCAAAATTATAGATGTTAAAACTACAGGAAAGACTATTGCAGACTTCCCTGAAACGGTAGAATTCTATAATTATTGGCTTCAAGCAGCTGTTTATGTCACTTTAGTATCAAAAAACATTACTAAAAAGGAGGAAAATTACAAAATTAACTTTACCTTTATAGTAATAGATAAGTATAACCAAATTTATGATTTCCCCGTATCTATTAATACTATGAATACTTGGGGAGATGGTTTTATGAATATTCTAGAAATGGCAGAGTTTCACATTAAAGAGAATAATTATGATCTACCTTATCAATTCTTACAGAAAAAGAAAGTTATATTATAATGGTCAAACTTTTTAAAACTTATTTTCAAAAAAGCAAAGTATTTTTATATCCTTTACTTGGCATAAGCAAAGGCACAAGTTTCGTACCTGAAGAAACTTATATGGCCTGGAAAGATGTTTATGACGTTAGGGATATGAAATTATTTTGTTTATATCATCATGAGTCTACTGAAAAGTATTTAAAATTTGAGAGAACTAAGTTATTAAAGCATGTTGATTTTTATGATTATAATAAGATAGGTAAAGATAGGCATCTATATATATTTGATCTAAGTAATTATCCTCAGACTTGGCTAGCTGTTGTAAGCGGATTATACTCTAAAACAAATGAAAGAGAAAAGAAAAGAATTTTGGATTTCTTTGGAGAAAAGGGTGTAATTGGAGAAACAGTAGAAAGCTACTTGTATCCTGAATATTATCATGAAGACTATGCACAACATTTAAATGTAGGAATAGATTTAATAAAAAATGTATGGGAAGTATGTGACAAACCTGATCTAGGAAAAGAAACTTTAAAAGAAAAAGGTAAACAACTATCCATTATTAAAAATAAATCTATATCTTTGTACAAACAATAAACCAATAAAAAACAAGAAATGGAAAAAAATATGATGTTGGTCTCTGGAAACTGGGGACCTTATGAAACTTTCAAACTAATACCTGTAAACACAGACTGCCCTTATGTAGAGGCTATATTTGATCCAAGTGGTAAAATACTTGCTGTTATATCAAAAAATATTAAAGCTGCTTATCACATGGTACCTAAACTAGATGATAACGGAGATCAGATGCCAATGAAAATGGGCAAAAGATCTAATGGTAAAAACTTTAAAGAACAAAGAATAATGATGGATACTTATCAGGAGTACTATGTTACTAAAGCTGATGAGATAACAGAATTAATTAAAGCATTTGCCATAAATGCAGATACATATGATTATAAAAAAATCATGGATACAGAAGTGCAAAGCTTAGAACCTGCAGCTAGTCCTTTGCCTGCTGAAAAAGCTACCAATCTTCAGATTGTAGAATAAATATGTTCATTTCTTCCAAGAGAGGGGAGCCTAGTGCTCCCTTTTTTTGGGTCCAATTTCTAATTTATGGTAACAAAAGTAAAAAGAAAAACATTTACTATAAGACCATCTGGGAGAAGTACTGATTTTATTTCTCCTAGCTTTGGTCACGGTTGTTTATACAATTGTAGTTATTGTTATATGAAGCGTCACAAACCTAAAGGTTTAAGTGTAGCTACAAATACTGGTGACATACTAACTGCTATAAATAACCATGCATATTTTACTCCTGTAGATAAACCTAATCAAACACATCCTGAGTTTACTACATATGATATAAGTTGTAATGAAGATTTTGCATTGCATGCTAAGTATCATGATTGGGAAAGGATATTTGAATTCTTTAAAGATCACCCTATTGCTATGGGTAGTTTTGCTACTAAGTATGTAAATCCGGATCTTACTACATTTGACCCTGAAGGAAAGATACGTGTAAGATTTAGTTTAATGCCACAACATATGGCAGACATTCATGAGCCAAAGACATCTAAAATTATAGATAGAATAAAAGCAATTGATGCATTTATAGATGCTGGTTATGATGTACATGTTAATTATAGTCCTGTTATAGTTTATGATGGATGGTTAGAAGATTATGAATTCTTATTTAACATGATGAATGATTATGTAGATTATAAGAAACAAGTATTAGCGGAAGTTATATTTCTTACACATAATTTTAAAAGACATGTTGTTAATTTAGAAAATCATCCTGAGACAGAGTTAACATTATGGACACCTGGTATACAAGAAACTAAAATTTCACAGTATGGCGGTAGTAATCTTAGGTATAAGCATACACTTAAGAGAGAATATATACAGCAGTTTAAAGAGCTGCACAATAGAAAGATACCTTGGAATAAGATAAGGTATATTTTTTAACTTTAAATAATATAATATGAATCACTGGGTTATGGATTATGAGACCCTTAAGAATTGTTTTGTTGGTGTATTTAAACATTATAAAAACAATACTTACAAGACTTTCGTAATTCACAAATTAAGAGATGACTCAGAAGAGTTCATCAAATTTCTAAAAAATAATATAGATAATAAAGAATGGCATATATCTTTTAATGGTCTGGGATTTGACGCACAAGTAACACATAAAATACTTAAGTATCATAAAGACTGGGAAGGTATGGATGCTGAGGGAAAGACAGAAGAGATATACGCCTTTGCACAAGATGCAATAAAGAGATCTAATAATAGAGAGTTTCAAGAATTTCCTGAATGGAATATGTCTATTAAACAAATAGATGTGTTTAAACTTAATCACTGGGATAATATGGCTAAGCGGTCTAGTCTTAAATGGATAGAGTATACTATGGATTGGGATAATATCCTTGATATGCCTATACATCATGAAGCTGATATAAACACACAAGAAGAATTAGATATTATTATTGAATACTGTGTTAATGATGTTGATGCTACTCATGAAATATATAACCGGTCAAAAGATTTAATAGCTTTAAGGTTAGATCTTACTGAACAGTATAATATTAACTTATTAAATGCATCTGAGCCACGTATATCTAAAGAATTATTTAGTTACTATTTAAGTAAAGAACTGAATATGGATAAAAGAACTCTTAAGGGCCTTAGAACATTTAGAAAAAGTATTAAGCTTGAAAAGATTATATTACCATATATAGACTTTGTTACTCCTGAATTTAATACTCTACTAGAGAGGTTTCAAAGCGTTGAACTAGATCCACAAAATATTAAAGGTTCTTTTAAACACTCTGTAGTTTATAATGGAGTAAAGACACACTTTGGTTTAGGCGGTGCACATGGCGCTAACCAACCAGGTGTATATGAATCAGATGAAGATAATATAATAATGTCTTCTGATGTTACTAGTTTTTATCCTAATTTAGCTATTAAGAATGGATGGTCTCCTGCACATCTTCCAAGTAAACAATTTTGTACGCTATATGAATGGTTCTTTACGGAGAGAAGAAAGATACCTAAGAGTAATCCTATGAACTATGTATATAAAATTATACTAAATAGTACATATGGTTTATCTAATGACAAGAATTCTTTTCTATATGATCCGGAGTTTACAATGAGGATTACTATTAATGGGCAGCTTACATTGATGATGCTATATGAAATGATTATGGAAGCTATACCTAATGCTATACCTTTATTACAGAATACAGATGGTATTGAGACAATCATACCTAGAGAATATAAAGATAAGTATATGGAAGTATGTAAGAAGTGGGAAGATATAACTAATTTTAATCTTGAACATGATGAATATAAGAAGCTTATACTAGCAGACGTTAACAATTACATTGCTATTAATAATGATGGCAAAGCTAAATGTAAAGGTCGTTTTGAATTTAAGAACTTAGCTCTTCATAAAAATAAATCTAAATTAGTTATACCTAAAGCTATCTATGAGTATTTCGTTAATGATGTACTACCTGAAGATTATATAGAGACTAATAAAAATATATTAGACTATTGTATTGGTTCTAAGACTAATAGCGGCTGGCAAGTTGTTGCAGATAGTCTTGAAGAAGGTGTTCTTAAGCAAGAAAATCTACAAAAAATCAATAGGTATTATATCTCAGACAGTGGTGTTAAGCTTATAAAAAGAAATAAGAATGACGGCAGAGAGATACAATTAGAAGCAGGAAAATGGATACAAACTGTATTCAATAAGATAAATGAACAAGATGATTGGGAAAATTATAATATTAATAAGAAGTATTATTTACAAGCTATAGAAAAAGAAATAAATAATATTTTAAATGTAAATTCTAATCAATTATCTTTGTTCTAGTTAATAATTTTTAATAAATTTGACAAAAAAATATGGGACACCCAAAAGCAAAAGAAACAACAAGAGCTTGGCTTGAGTCAGCTCCATTACCTAACCATGGTAAAACATATACTGTAGTATCACATAAAGAAGTGATAGATGGTTCTATAAAGAACTTGAATAAACTAGGATTTACTGTAACTAGAGAAATATATAGAGCTAATATGAATGCAAAAGTTGCGCAAGGTATTTATCACCTTGCACATTCATCAGCCCCATCAGATACAGAGATGGGTATGATGTTTGCTTGGACAAATTCATATGATAAAAGTATAAGATTCCAATGTGGTATAGGTGCACATGTATTTGTTTGTGCAAATGGTCTTATACACGGAGATCTATCATCATATAGCAGGAAACATACAGGTACTGCTAATGCAGACATAGCTTTATCTATAGCTACACAAATAGGCTTAGCTAATAATAAGTTTACTCAATTGGTAAAGGATAAAAATGATATGAAAGATTTCAAATTATCTATAACTGAACAATCAGAATTATTAGGCAGATTATTTATAGAAGAAAAACTCCTTGATTCACAACAACTTAGTATAGTTAAGAGTGAAATAGAAGATCCATCATTTAATTATGGTGTTGATCCTGATACTGCTTGGATGTTTTATAATAATGTAACACATGCTTTTAAGAAGACACATCCTCGTAATTGGATGGATCATCAAAGCAAGTTTCATTCTTTTATGTCAGGTGTGATGGTCAGTGCACATGCACCACAACCAAAGGATTCTGCTAACACAACACCTTCAGATGATATAGAAATGGTTGATGAAAATCAAGTATCTATGGATTCATTTGAAGGATTTATGGCAGACTTAGAAGCTCAAGATGAAGTGTTTGGAGAATTTAAAATATAAAAAATGAGTGAAGATCCAAAGAAAAAGCATAGTAAATATTATTATGATACTACACGTAATATGAGTCATACGGGTACACAGAGTGTAATGATGTCAGTGCCAGAGGGTATGGAATTTAATAAACCATACTCTCTTGATGACCTTAAACCTAATAGAAAGAATTTTCCTATATATACAGGAGTTGTTAAGTATTTCCCTGATGCACTAATGGAAGTATCTAACATCTCACGTATAGGTAATGAGCAACACCATCCAGGGGAGCCTTTACATTGGGATAAGAGTAAGAGCACTGATCATTTAGATGCTTTGATGAGACATCTGTTAGAAGCAGATGAGTATGATGATGATGGAGCTTTACATCTTGCCAAGGTTGCGTGGAGAGCCTTAGCCGCTTTACAATTTAAATTAGAAAATGGATAAGCATTGTTTTTTACATATTCCTAAGACAGCAGGTATATCAATTAAAAGATTCATTGAAAATAATAATCTTCCTATTCGTTATATGGGTCATACATATCCAGTAATAACAGATAATGAAATTGTTGTAATAAGGAATCCATATACTAGATTTATATCTGCTTATTATTATAATATTAAAAAACATAAAAGATATATTCATGAATCAGATTTAAAACGTTTTTCAACACCTAATAAATTAGCAGAATCATTAGAAAGTGAAACAGCTATAAAAATGATTACTTCACAAGGGCTTAGAAACCAACATATTACAGGTAAAGAGTGTAAATATAGACATATTTTTATGCCACAATCATCTTGGATAAATACTCCAAAATATATAATTAAGTATGAAAATCTAAATAAAGATTTTACAAACGTTCTTAAAGATATTGGTATTAATATAACAAAAACTCTTGGATATTATAATAAGGGTAATATTATTGATAATTATTTATCTATTGAAGCAAAAAAAAATATTAACAAATTTTACAAAAAAGATTTTGAACTATATGAATAAAGATATAAGACATATAATAGACCAGATGGTCAAAGAAAAAGAATATAAAAAGAATAATGGCCCTATAGAAGTAACTGCTGATCAGTTATGGAAGTATAGTGGAGAGGTTGAACCAACTAACCCTAACATTATAAAATATGAAAATGAAATTAAAAATATAAAAAGATTTAAAAATGGTAGAAACAACATTTAATATTGAAGCTAGAGAAGCTTTAAAGAAAGGTCTAGACATCTTAGCTGATGCAGTTAAAGTAACATTAGGACCTAAAGGAAGAAACGTAGTTATAAGAAATACATACGGTTATCCTCATATGACTAAAGATGGTGTAACAGTAGCAAAAGAAATCATACTAAAAGACCCTTTACAAAACATGGGAGCTCAAATGGTGAAAGAAGTTGCTAATAATACAGCAGAGACTGCTGGTGACGGGACAACTACTGCAACAGTACTTGCTCAAGCTATAGCAACACTTGGACTTAAGAACGTTGCTGCAGGCGCTAATCCAATAGACTTAAAGAAAGGTATAGATATTGCTGTATCAGCTTTAATTGATGAGCTAAAGAAAACATCCATCCCGGTTAATGAATCACTTGAACAAATAAAAAACGTTGCTGCTATCTCAGCTAACAATGATGATGAGATGGGTCAACTTATAGCAGATGCAATTGAGAAAGTAACTACTAAAGGTATAATTACTGTTGAAGAAGCTAGAGGTATAGATACTAAAATTGAAATTACTGAAGGCATGCAGCTTGATAGAGGATATATGTCTCCATATTTTACAACTAATGATAAAATGGAAGCTATATTAGAAGATTGTTTAATATGTATATCTAATGAAAGAGTGTTGAATGTACAACAAATCATACCTCTTCTTGAAAAGGTTGCTCAAGCAAATAAACCTTTATTAATTATAGTTGATAGCATGGATGACGCTGCATTAAATGGTTTATGTTTAAATAAACTTAAAGGAGTTCTTAAAGTATGTGCTATTAAGGGTCCAGGTTTTGGTGAAAGACGTAAAGAACTATTAGAAGACATTGCTATACTTACAGGCGGTACTGTTATTGATGCTGCTAATGATCTTACTATAGCTACTGCAGAACTAGATCATTTAGGTAAAGTAAAGAAAGCAACTATAACTAAAGAGGCTACTATGTTACTTCACGGTAATGGTGATAAAGAAGCTATTGCTTCTAGATTAAAAGTAATAAAGGACCTAGCTGATAATGCTGAGACTGATTTTCTTAAGCAAGGATTTCAAGAACGTTTTGGTAAATTAGGTGGGGGTATTGCTGTATTATATGTAGGCGCTCCTACTGAAGTTGAAATGAAACAGAAAAGAGATAGAGTAGATGACGCTCTTGCTGCAACTAAAGCTGCTATTGAAGAAGGTATATCTATTGGTGGCGGGTGTGCTATAATTAAATCTAGATATGTACTTAACCGTCTGTTAGAAGATACTTCAGGTGATACTAGAACAGGTGTTCAAATCATTTATGATGCAATTGAAGCTCCTATTAAACAGATTGTTTATAACGGTGGTGGTGAAGGGTCCGTAATAGTTAAGGAATTAACTAATGCTGATAATAACATTGGTTATAATGCTAAGACTGAGCAATGGGAAGACTTAGTAAAAGCCGGTATTATTGATCCAACTAAAGTTGTAGTTACAGCACTAACTAATGCTGCTTCAGTTGCAAGTATGCTTCTTACAACAGAATGTGTAATATCAGATGATGTTGATGCTCTTAAAGAGTTAATGCAAAAACCACCTATAGTATGACAGAATCAGAATTTGTAAATGAGTTTGATCAACTTATCAAACATGGCTGGTGGTTTAGTGTTACCCCTAAGAATAATAAATGGACTTGTGTAATATTCAAATTAAAACCTAGTGGTCGTTGGGAAGCACAAGAAAGTAAACAATTCAAAAGTATTCTTAAAGGAATGGTTTGGGTTGAGAATTATTTAACAAATAAAATAGAGAATGATTAAAGCTGCTTTAGTTATTGTTGGAGCTCTTTTATTTTTAAAATTCTATGGTAGACAAGATAATAGTGGGGGAAATTAATCCCTCACTATTTATATCTTAACTTGTTTATTCTACGTCTTCTTGGTCCATTATTACCATCCATCCATTTTCTTCTACTAGTAGTATCTAACTTTTCATTATTCTGATACTTATCTTTAAATGAAGTTCTGTTTGCTTTTAAACCATGACTACTTAAAGACTCATCATTAAATGGATCTTTCCAAGGGTATCTTTGATTAATAGTTCTAACCTTACCTTGCCTTGGTCCACATTTACATACCATCTTATAACAACCTCTACATACTTTACCGTCTAATTTTCCCATGTTATGATCTTTTTTTTCTAGTTGAACCTTTTACCCTTGACTTTTCTTTCTTACCTCTATTAGCGGATCTAGATAATACAATTGTCCTTTGGGAATTAAGACCGTTAGGATGATGCAAATCCTTCCCATCTCCTTTCTTAACCCTGCCAGACTTAGTAGCTTTCCTACGAGCCTTATTACGTTTAGCTCTATCCTGCTTCTGTTTTTTAGAAGCTTGGAACTTAGCATACTCTTTTTTATAATCTCTTTTCTTAGCCACAGTATAAAGATACGGATTATTTTTTAGTTTTCTCTAATGAACGGCCACCAAAATATGCACCTATTACTGTTATTAGTACTAATTGTAGTAAACTTTTCCATTCATCGTCTACAACAAACTTAATTGTACCAGCATCTATGAATATCATAAGTACTGTACATACTACTAAGAATGCTAATACTAATGGTCTAATGTTTTTAGATAACCATGAGTCAGAATTCATATCTGCACTCCATCTTGCAGTTATTTCTTTCTCCATTTGTGTTTCATAACTAGCTACCAGCTCTTTAATTTTTTGTTCAGCGGCAAGTCTTTCCTCATCAGATGTATGTAAATTATCTACAACTCCCCCTATACCTTTTACAAGTTCTGTTGCTCCACCTGAAAATATTTTTCCTATTATGCTCATAATTTTAATTTTTAATTTAAATATTTATTTTTATTTATAATTTCTTCATCAATCAAATAACCAAATGATAAAAGAATTCTAGGTGTCTCACCTTTAGTTTCTACTGTAGAATGTTCATACTTACCAGCAACACATATCCACGGTTCATTTTCTTCTCTTTTAATTACATGTCCTGCAATTATTGGTTCACCGCCTTCTTCTGGTTTACTGATCATTACATTTAATCTTGTATGAATCATATCACCTACATTCTTATCTTTATGTGGTCTACATATGTATCCTTCTTTTGAATACATAAGTATCCACCCCATTCTAGAAGTATTAGAACCTTTAGGTATATTATAAATATCCCTAAGTTCTTTATCTATACTAATCAGATTGTTATAAGGGAAGTTATAAGCTTTTAATTCTTCCTGAACCTTTTCAGAATCTAGATTTAATATACCAAAAGACTCACCAGAATGTCCATTAGGTCGTCCTACATATCTACCTCTTTCATCCTTACGGTTATTCATAAAGTCTGCATTATTAATTGCCCAGTCTACAATTGGTTTTGTATTTAGTTTATTTATTTTCATTATTCTAATTCTTCTATATATATCATATCGTTTATGTCTTCTTCCGTAACACCTGTTCCATCTCCTGTCCAACTAGAGTGATTTGTAAATGTATAGTTTGAACATGTTGTTATACTCTGAAATTTTCTTATTCTATCAGTTACTTCATCTGTTGTTGCTATTAATATTTGTGTTTGATCTATACTCTTAAGCATAAAAGATACATTGCTTTTATTAAGCGTGTCAAATACTTCATTAGTTACTATGTAATAATTCATTATAATAATACGTAATTAGAGTTACCATTAACAGTAAATGCAGGTGCTGAATTACCACTGCTATCATTACCATTATTTTCAAATTTATAATACCCTTTTAAATTACTAACAGCACTATGATTTGCAAGATTCATTCTGGAACCGCTATTATATATTTCATTAACCTCAGTTGCAGTTAGCTTTTTATCCCATATAGATAGATCATTAAACCTAGTCTCATTATTATTACCAGACTTAGAAAACCCGGTCCAAGATGTAGAACCTAGAGCTACTACTTTATCATTTGTATTAGTCAAATTAGCAGTACCACTATTACGTCCATTAGAATAATAACCATTTCCGCAACTAGTACCATTCCAATATAAGTTTACATTAGAATTAGCAGCTGAGTTAGTAGATCCCTTAGTAAATGTTATTAAAGAATAACCATTACTATCTGTATTAAAGGTGCTTAGCTGATCTTCTCTCCAATAACCACCACCAGAAGCTGAATAAGCTGCAGCGTAGTTACCATAATTAGCATGGAATAACCAAAAATTTTGCTTGTAATAACCATTAGAATCTCTCCATTCAATCCATATCCTATTGTGAGGCTCATAGTACCACATTCTAATAGTATTATTATTTGCATTTCCTGCCCCAACATCTGACATACTAAACAAATCTATTCTAGTATTTAAAGAAGAATTCCAACCAGGCCTTATCCAAACAGAATAAGAAAAAGCATCATCATCAGTGAATTTAAAATGTCCATCAGAATCTGAAATATATACTGTTTGTCCAGACCCTGTAGTTATACTCTTTGATACACCATAATCATCACTAAAACTAGGAGCAATTCCAGATGCAGGAAAACTTATGTATGGATTAATTATTATCCCCATTACAACTGGTATCCTATTAATGTTACCTTTAAACCTGTACCTGCCGTAGTACTTCCTATCTGATCTATATCAATCTCTATCTTTGCGTCATCTTGCATATCTATATATTGTACAGCACCACCACTTGATGCATCAGCAAATGTATAGTCTGTATTTGCTGTAGTACTAGTGGCCTCATTAGGATCTATTGTTAGTAAATTTCCTTCTTCTTCACCATTAGCAAAAATACTAGTACCAGCATAATTAATGTCAACATCTAATGTGGATCCTGCAGGAGCAGTATTTACACTAGCTCTTACATCTGTAAGCCTAAAACCATAAGGTAGTCTAAATGAAATTTTAGTACCGGTAGTTAAAGTTGAAGTTTCATCACTACATGCTAATATAAAATTTTCTTTTTTTTGTTGTAGACTTATTAAATTATTTTTTAAAGTCTGATTATCTGTTATAGTACTAAGGGTATAAGCTCCCATATTCTCATCAGTATCTGCTGATGCTCCTATTAGAGTAAACAAATGATCTAAATCAAAATCTGATTTAGTATATGTTGTGTCAGTCCATGGTACATTTACCATTAGATTACCACTAGCCATATTCTGTATATCGTAATTTCTACCTACAGTGGTTGTTATAGACTGCATTGCAGCACTTGCAGCAAGAGTACCACTAATATCTGCAAATCCAGCTGTACCTAGCTGTCTTTTCTCAAACGTACCATCAGATTTCACCATAACAGCATTAGTCTGAGTACCGGATGATAAGGAGGTCATTTTGGCGCCAGTAGCAGTGACTGAGCCGTCAATATCTATATTGGTTTTAAACTGCATAGCAATCTATTAATCTATTCTTTGTACTAATACTTTAATATCGTTAGTAGCTGGTGCACTATTAAATGTAACTTCAACGTTATCTGCATCTGTTCTAACAACTTGAGCTACAACAGTATCATAACTACTTACGTCATATAACTGAACTATAACATCTCTTGTATCTAAAGCATGGTTTACAGTATAAGAAGTGGCACTACCATCTCCAATTGCCACACTATAACTTCTCATTGATACTTGACTAGCCTGTATAATTACTCCTGTTGCAACTCCTGCTAGTGCTTGAGCATCAGTAGCATAACGAACACCTAAAGCTGTTCTAGCGTCTGCTGCGTTTGAAGAATTTGTACCACCATTAGATACAGCTAGTACACCTGTAACACCTATATCAAGTGCATCGGCAGTCCCATCAAGCCCAGCAGCACCACTTTCTGCTAAGTCAACTAGTAAATCTCTTTGTGTTGCCCACTTAGTAGCTGTAGCAGAATTTCCTGAACAAGCTTCTGCTGAAGCTGCTGTTCCTGTTGTGTCTTGATTTAACGTTGCTACTCTAGCAGCGGCAACAGTACCTGATGTTATCTCACTACCGTTTAAAGCAGTTAATGATGCTCCTGATCCATCAGTAAGTAATACTGTTCCTGTTGCATCAGGTAATGTTATTGTTCTATCAGCTGATACCGTACCAGCTTTTAGCATTATCTCATTGCTATTAGCAGCACTACCTTCAAACTGTACACCATTTGATGTTGATACAGTGTTTACATTATTTGTTGTTGTAGTACCGGTTACAGTTAAATCACCATCTAATGTTAAGTCATTAAAGGTGACATCATCACTTGTAGATAACCCTTGATTAATAGCTTTAACTGCAGCTAAATTTGTTAACTCTGTATCCATTAAAGCTCCGGCTGATGTAACATTAGCTGTATCAGTAACGTCTGCATTATTTTCTACTCCTGTTGCTGTTGAATAAGTTCCAAGGTCAGATATTTGTGACTCAGTAATACTTAAAGCTGCTTGATGACCTGTTACATCACTTTCAGTTACAGTATAACCTGTTATATATGTGTTTGTATCAACTGTATATTGGCCAGCGCCTGTTCTTTTCATGAGACCGTTGGAAGTAAAGTCACCGTCCATAACAGCTCCTGCAGATGCTACGTTTGAAGCGTCTGTCACATCAGCACTATTCTCTACATTTGTTGCAGTTGAGTATGTGCTTGTATCTAAAGTATAGTTTCCATCACTAGTTTTTTTGAGTAATCCACTAGTACCAGTGAAGTCACCATCCATTATGGCCCCTGCTGCAGCAACATTAGTAGCATCAGTTACATCAGCTTCTGCTTCTATGTCAGCTAATTTACTATTTAAAGTAGCAGTAAAGTTTACATCAGATGGTTTAGTGTTTGTAATAGTAACAGTTCCATCTGCCGTTGTTTCTGCAGTAATTCCTGTACCTGCTGCAAAAAATAAATCATCACCTTGTGTTATAGTAGTTGGAGTAGTATCAGTAGTTGCAGATACTGTGAACCCACTACCCATTGTATTAGTATTTTGCTGCATAATATCCACCCAACCGTCTGTTGAGTCTACATAAACATAAGCTACTTTAGCAGTAGTGTTATAATACGTTTGACCTGACACCGGTGTAGGTGTTGTAGGGTGAGCTGGAAGTTGTTGTAATCTTATATTCTCTAATTCATTTTGAAGTAGATCAATATTTACTAAGTATTTTAATGATGCCATCTTTTTTCTCTTTGTTTAGTTTAAATAAGCTTTTCCACCAAATGGGGCAGAAAATACTATTGTTAAATTATTCTTATCAACATATGTTACTTGTCCTATAACTACTGTACCACCAGTGTCAACTACCTCAACAGCGGGGTGTTTATTTAAGTTATGTTGTATGTTCCATGTAGCTGAAGACGTGCCCTGATCATGAATAAAGTGTTTATCTGCATCCGGCTTAGTTAGCGAAAGAGCATAATTTCCAAGATCTAAACCCATATGCCATTATATTTCAAATCCAAAGTTTAATACAATACACCTATGTTCTACCCCAGGATTACAATATAACTCTAATAAAGTTAATCTTCCTAACCTAATAGATATGTCATATATACTGTCCTTTTTGTTTCCTTGTCTCCAACTGTTGATCCAATTCATTTTATTTTTTCTTTTTACCACCCCAGTACTCAACGGCAAAGCCTTCTTGTACTAAGGTTTCATTAACATTTAAGTCTTCAACATGTAAAGTCCCAAGTACTCTTCCATATTTTCCAACTTCTTTACTTTCTAAAATAAATTCACCGCCCTCTAAGAGTTCAGCTAATCTATCCTTAGATGCAAGGCCCCGTGCCTTTTCTTCTAAATCTCTTGTTCTTGACTCAGGTGTATCTATACCTGCTAGTCTTATTCTTTTATGGATAGTTATATCAAACCCTAAGTTTATATGAGCATCTACTGTATCCCCATCTACTATCCTATCTAATTTTGCTTTATATGTATACATTAAAATATCACGTAATTAATTCCTACTTTAAAATCATACCACTCTTTATTCCAATACTTATTATAAATACCCTCTAAGAACATACCAAAATGCCTGTCAAATTTATAACCAACTATCAGGCCTCCTGAATAATCATACCATTGTTCACCTTCATTAAAATTGAAGTAAGAGTATTCACCTCCATCATTATAATGGTATGGCATAACATTTCCCCAACTGTGTAACCAAAAGCTTTTACTATAGTGATAATAATCATATCCTAAAACTAATGAATGATTCCATTGTGCGGGTAACTCATTTCTCTTCTTTTCCGTATAGTCTGCTAAGACCCCCGGTATTACTACTGCTTCCCATACTTCAGTGCTTGTGGCAACAACAGCACCTGACGGGTCATAGTATTCTCCTTTATATACATCTACATTATACCCTTCTTCTATGGCAAGGTAGGTATAATGCAAATTCCCATTACTCAATTTCCATTCATCTAAAGGATCATATCCATACGGCTCTGCAATCCTTTGTACTGCTCCTATATTAATTGACAGCTTTCTACTTATCTCGTGTCTATATCTCTGTGATAATTCAAAATACTTTATGTCAGCAAATCCATCTTCTAAGTATTCACCTTTGAATGAAAAATGTTTAGCACATAAAATTTTACCACAATTATCATGAGCAGCGTATCGTATGAAATGATGTTGATCTAAATACTCCATACCCTCTTGACGCTTTATATCAAATTGGAATTTGTATTCTAAACCTCTGATCTTACCTACTGTTGCTGCATCACTATAATTAGACTCTGTTCCATCGTAAAAGGTGTTAGCTTTATTCTCGTATCCAAATCTAGCTATCTTCCTTACACCAAATGAAACTGAATAGTCATAAGGAGTCTCTATCGTTGTAGTTTCTAAACCGTTATTAACGGAATATATATCCACATCTGATATAGACGTACCTCCATTTACTGCCCCATAGAACGTAGAAAATTTAAATACTTTTTTTAAATCTATGTCCTGTGAAAAAGTAAATAATGGTAGAAATAATAATAAATATATTATTAATTTCTTGTTCACTACTCTGTTGCTTTAGTCCAATATGCATATTCACACATAACACCTTCTGCTGTAGACGCACCTTGAGCAACTGCTTGTAAACCTTCACCTGCTTTTACAGGAAGCCAAGTAAACTCTCCAGGACGTAACATTACTGTGCTAGAACCGGATGCTGCTGTAACATTAGTAACAGTTGCATTTGCGGCAGCACTACCAGATGGAGTACATGTAGCAGCTATAGTATATGAATCACCAGGATTAGCTCCTACAACTGTGTACGTATGACTGGATCCTCCTGTTACTAAATCAACTGATAAAATAGATGGGTGATTTAATATTGCAGTTTTAACTAAGTCTGCTGTAGTTCCTTCATTTGTAGTAAAGACTATAGATTCTTGTGCTACACCATCAATGGTTAAATTAATTGTATCACCAGTTATAAACAGTAAGTTAAATGTTACTGTATCTTTTTGTGCTACCGGTGCTGCAGTAATCGTTGATAATGTTATGGTATTAGCGGAGGTTGTTACACCATCTGCTTTTGTACCTGTGTGTGATACAAAACAGTACTTAGTTCCAGCTGTTGCTGGTACTAGTGATACTGGAGTTATCACGCTTGCCACTGATCTAGATATACCTAGACTAGGGGAGCCTACAGTTAAAGTGTCTGATAAGGATAAGCTTATAGGACTACTAGAGACTGTTGAGCTACTAATTGATAAAGCTGTTGTAATTGTTGCCATAGTTTCTAATTTGTTATTTATTGTTGTTATTAATTATTATTATGCTGTTCCAAATATCATATATTCTGCTACATAGTTTGCTGCATGACCATATACTTTTAATGTACTAGCTCCTGTGATTGGCATAAATGCAAAATCATCTCCTGATAATTTTAATATTACGGTATCACCAGATGATGTATCATCATATAAATAGATGTACTCACCTTCTGTAGGTTGCATGTTTTTTATATATAAATATGCAGGTGTTGTAGCATATTGGTTTGCAGTAAATATAGTCTCACAACTTGCTCCTGCTGCGTTTTGACTTACTTTTACTTTTGCCATACCTGATGTTTGTTCTGCTGTTATGTCTTCTGATATACTAAGTGATACAGCTTGAGAAGATAATGCTCCTGCTGCACTTGATAAAGTAAGACCTGCTGTTACTGTTGCCATAGTTTTATTTTTTAATTATTTGTTTTATTATTACTTTATTTATTATAATAGTATACATTCCAGAGTTTAATTCTCCTATACTTAATATACTAATATTTTCTCTATTAATCAACCTTTCTCCCAGCATATTGTAGATTTCTACATCAACTTCTTTACTAAAGTTTAAAATACCATCAGTTGGATTTGGATATATATTTATTTCTTCTGTTATCATTCTTGCTGGTGGTGATGGTCCCGACCAACTATCTTGACAATAGTCATATGTTGCTTGGCATATTGTGTCCCATTCATTCTCACAACAATAATCATCTACTGAAATTACCCAAGCATAACACTGATCATTCAAAAAGAAAGGATTACCAGATCCATTTATACACCATTCTGCTGCATATAAACAACCTAAAGAATCATGCCCATGATTTACATTTGCTAGAGGATTGTAGTTCCACGCATTTTGGTCCATACACCCTTGAACCACAGGTATACACGAACCGTTGTCAGTATTAGCCAACGTATCAAAATTAAGGGCAGTACTGTCAGTACAACCATAAATGTAAGGAATACAGCTGAAATCCTCGGTGTTGGCTTGAGGATTGAAATTAATAGCAGAAGGGTCAGTACACCCAAAAATAAAAGGAACGCAAGAGTTATTATCAACATTGGCTAAAGGATTATAATTAAACATTGTACTATCTGTACATCCATATATAGGTAATATACAACTGAAGTCGTCAGTATTACAGGAATCACAGTAGTTAAGAGCTGTAGGGTTTGTACAACCAAGTATAACTGGTATACAACTCCCATTATCTACATTTGCATTTGGATCAAAATTAAAGGCTGTACTGTCCATGCACCCGTAGATAGGTAGAATACAGGAAAAATCATCCGTATTTGCAAGAGGATCATAATTCAACGCACTAGGATCAGTACAGCCGTAAATAAATGGAACACATGTTCCGTTATCAGTATTAGCAGTTGGATCATAATTAAATTGTGTTGAGTCAGTACATCCATACATAAACGGAATACATGAACCATTGTCTGTATTAGCTAATGGGTCATAATTATACATAGTTATATCAGTACATCCATATACAACACCTATACATGTAGAGTCATCTGTGTTTGCTAGCGGATCATAGTTTAGTGCAACCGGGTTTGTACAACCATAAACAAATGGTACACATGAACCGTTATTTGTATTTGCTGTAGAATCATAGTTGAATGCCAAAGCATCAGTACAACCAAAGACTACTGGTATACATGATCCGTCTGAAGTGTTGGCTGCAGCATTATAGTTAAACATGGTATCATCCATACAACCATAGATCACAGGTATGCATGATGATGAATCATTTGTATTAGCAGACGGATTAAAGTTAAATGCTGTTGTATCCATACACCCAATGATAATAGATACACAACTTGAATCATCAACGTTAGCTAAAGGATTATAGTTAAAGGCTAATGAGTTTGTACAACCAAGCACCACTTGTATACACGGCCCTGGCATATTTGCAGAGTCTGAATAGTTTAGTGCTGTAGAATCCATACAACCTACTATACCTGGTGTACATATATTACCACAGTAAGGTATGTTGCTGTATCTATAAGGGAATTGCAACATAGGATCTGTCCAAGGATTAGTTCCTCCTGATAAAGTAGTATCACCTTCTGGTCCTATTAAGAAGAATCCGCATTGACTTGCTGTTGTTGATGAGTTACCTGGAGCAAAGAACATTAACTCAACAGGGCTAAATGAATTTAAACTAATAGTAAATTCTTCAAAGTAACCGTCATTAGGGCCCATCATAAACGGTCCTAATATTGTACTGTCTTGAAGTATACCTACCCATGCTCCATACCATCCATCTTCAGCCTCATCAGTAATTACTAATGTATATTGGCATTGAGGAACTACTTGCATCGTATTTGCTATAGGATCATAGTCAGGTGATGTTGAATCAGTACAACCTAATATAACAGGTGTTGCACAAGATGAATCATCTACTGTAGCTTGAGGATTATATTCTGTAAATCCTGGTGTTGTACATCCATATATAACATTAGGCACACATGGAGCTACTGTATATACAATAGAAGTATCATCTCCAAAATTAGCATTTCCTGGTAATATAGCCATTATAGTATCACCACATAACGTTTGCACTACTGCCC